TTTGGATTTACTGGCTAGTAATGTGAAAATGTCAGTGGGTTCGTGTATAATTCCATACATAACAACAAACGAAAGAAGGTCTGCCAATGGCTACCAAACTATACACAATCGAAAGCCTACTTGTAGGAAAAAACTATCGCTCAAACTCTCGCCACTTTTCAGGCGAAATTGTTTCTGCTGAACACCGCCCAGAAATTTGGTATGGTGAAAAAACTGAAGCCTATCTAATCGAAATTCGTGCTGGTGGCTTGCGAAATAAATTTGCAACAATCGCAGTAAAGGTTGGTGAATAATAATGGGATACATCGAAATTTTCCGAATGGACAACGAGGGTGCTGGCTGGGTAGATTTATCCGAAGCAACACCCGATGAATTATTCAACATCGAATTAGGATTATTAGAGGAAGGTGCGTTCGAATGAACTTAGACGAATTCAAAAAACACGTGTTAGAAACACGTCAGGCAAGCAAGGCGGAAGCCTTGTCAGTGCTATCTGCTACAATTACAACTTCAACAAACGAAAGGGAAAACCTAAATGGCTAAAATGAAACAACTACTTGATGAAATTATAAATTGCGATTTATGTAATGGTAAAGGCTGGCAATTTTTTGGCAACGCTACTGAATACGATGTAGAGGCTTGCGAATGTAATCCTAATGAATTAGAGGTAAATTACTAATGAGCGAAATTGCTGGAATGTGGATTTGCGATAATTGCGATACTCTCGCCATTGTGTCAGTGGAAACTGATACAATACTTGTAACACAATGTAAATGCGTAACTAACGAAAGGGAAACTAATGTATAAAATAACTTGCGCCTATGATAGCAACGCTCCACACTGGTCTGCCGAATACGAAAACGAATTCGGTGCGTGGGAAAGTTTTTTCCGTTTTACCGATTGGGGAATGGCTAACGATTACTCAACTGTAAATATATCAACGCCAACTGGCAAAATGTATACAAAGGTTTTTTATCGTAGCGGAATGGTGGCAGTAAGATGATGACCCGTAAAGATTATGTTGCAACCGCAGAAATTCTAAAGTATGCAAGCAATAAAATTCACCCCGCTGTTTTTTCTAAAGTCGTAAATGATTTCGCTGAAATGTTTGCAATTGATAATGAAAGATTTGATGTAAAACGATTTCACGAAGCGAGTGGATATAATGTTCCTAACTTCACTTCAAGATAAAGTAAAACGCATTCAGGAATTGCGTCGCAGTAATGCGGCGCAACCTGTTCGCAATAAAAAAAAATACACACGCAAAATAAAACATAAAAATAAATTTGATCAATAAAATTAATTTGTCGACAAAGCCCGCAGAGCTACGGGGTCGGGCGTGTCGTTACGGGTGTGATCTAAAACACCCTGAAATCCTGCGTGTCAATTAGATAATGTCGGTCCATTCTGTTATACTTACAACCTTACCAACGAAAGGCCAACTAATGAAATTGAAACGCTCTAATGATAGAAAGGTGGCTAACCTTGTCACAAAAAATGGAAAGCAAGCCGCAATTGCGAACACGTTCGGCCTACCTGCAGGAAAAGACTTTTCTTGTCCTGGTGCAACGTCTATCTGTGAGACTGTTTGCTACGCAGGCAAATTGGAAAAACTATATAAGGCAGTAAAGGCTAATCTTTTACACAACTGGGAATTGTTACGCAATGCAGACAATGACACAATGGTGCGCCTATTAGATGAGATGATTGTTGATTTTGTTGCTGATTGTGATAAGAAGAATGCGCCTAAGTTATTCCGTATCCACTGGGACGGAGATTTCTTCAATGATACTTATACTTATGCCTGGAAGACTGTTATCGAAAATCATTCCGATATTCAATTTTGGGTTTATACACGTGTAAAGTCTGCAGCGCTTATTCTAAAGGATGTATCTAATCTATCTCTTTACTATTCCACCGACGATGAGAATAAAGAAATCGGTCACGAACTAAAAGTAAACGAAGGTATTCGCCTTGCTTACTTAGGCAAAACATTCGCCGTAACCGAAAGCACAATGAAAGAATTGACGGGCAAGCCTGGTGCAAAATGTCCTGAGAATATGAAATCAATTCCACTAATTAGCAATGCAGGTTCTGCTTGTGTATCTTGTGGCTTGTGTGTTTATGGTAAAGCAGACATTCGATTTAGCGCAACTAAAAAATAAGGAGAAATAAAAATGGCCGAATTAAAATATTTAAATGCGTTGCTAGCATCTGTTGTTGGTACTCCTGATCAAGCAAAAGCTGCAAAAGAATATTTAGCAGAAGTAGATCCCGACATATGGGGCCAGGAGGAGTAAAAGGCCCGCAGTACTGCGGGGTCGGGCGTGTCGTTAAGGATGTGATAATAATCACCCTGGAATTTTGGGCGGGTTGCCTAAAATGTCAGTAGGATGTGTTATACTTCCATTATCCAACAACGAAAGGCTACAAATGTCTAATCAAATTAAAGTTCCACACTCCGTAGTATTCGAGGCCATTATTGACCTTGATAAAATACCTGCTAACTTACTTCCTGCATTACTAAAACTAAATGAAACAGATTTACTTACTATGTGTAAGGAAGCAACACTACACGCTCTTACTCAATCTAATTTATTGCAAACCGCTAATGAGTTTAATACTTGGGCTGAAGTAACTATCAAGGAAGGGGAATAATAATGGGAAGCATAACTGCATTAGGTATTCAAGATAGCGTGTTAGATTTAGAAACACAATTAGCCTATCACTTACAGGGTAATCATTACCCACCCGTTCCACTTTCTATGGTGCAACCTTGCATAGATGCTATTGACGCATACTATGATGAGGATTTTGATCGACAGATAAAGATGCCTGAAGGCGTATCTTATAAAGGATTAGATACAGCACCTGCCTCCGCAATTATTGACCAACACCACCTAGAGTTTTGGCTACCTGAGTGTGATTAGTATCACACAATAACTTTCTCAAATAATGAGATACGGATACTAAATGTCGGTGGTATCCGCTATAATACTACTACCAACCAAACGAAAGGAAACAAATGACAAACGCAACACTAGAGGTAGGCAAGTCCTACACAACCACTCAAAGTGGTATCACAGGAATAATCAAGTCGGTAGATACTCTGCCTAACGGCACAAGTCGTATCCTGCTTGATGTAGAAGGCAAGGAACGCTGGACAAGCGCAACTGCCAACTAAGGAGGCACACACCACTAATCGGGTGCTAAGCCACGAAACAGGGACAGTTTTGAGAGTGTTCTAGTCCAATGTCGTAAGTAAGAACTCTCCACCTTCGGGTGGAAATGTCAGACCCCCCTGCTATACTATCCATAACAACAACCAACGAAAGGTAATAAATAAATGAGCAGACAAATCACAGTAAAGGTCGCAACGACCAAAGTAATCAAGGCACTAGAAACTCGTCTAGCAACGCTAGAAAAAGACTATGCTTCACAAGAAGCAAAAGAAGCAAAGTTTCAGAAATCAGTAGAAGCGTGGCGCAAGGAAATTGGTAAGTGGGCTATTGCCAACTTCTCAAAGGCTGAGAACCTTCGCACAAACTATCGTGCTTGGAACAACACTCTCAATGTTGATTTTGACATTATCACAAAGGAAGGCAACTTCCCTACTGAACCTCAAAAAGATTTTGAGCAAATCCATCAGCACAGTTATCGTGAGATGAAAGAGGACATTACAAATGCTCTCACAATTCTCAAAATGACAGATGAGGAATTAGTCAATGCTTCTACAATGAAGCAGATTGCTAAGTATCTCTAAATAGGTTTTGGGGGGTTAGCACACAAAGTCTAGACACCTAAACCCAAACAACCTGAGTAAGTTGCCAAACTGCTCACCCTTTGGGGCTAGACAAACTCTAACTCCAAATGCTATAATTAAAATCCCTACTAACAAAGGAACAAAATGAAAAATCGTTATCGTGTAGAAATTTATGACGAAAACAAGTTAAATGATTTAACTATCTATTCTGAGCAAGGTGTCGATAAGGAATACTTAACTGAATTAGTATTTTCTAATCTCCGCCGTTTTAACGGAACAATTCGTGCTTACGTTTATGATAATCTAAAGAAAAAGAAAATCACAGCGCTATTTTTACCAGAAGAATTTATTCCCAAGAAAACAAACTTAACTAATCTAGTTGGCTAAAAAGTTGCAGCGATCTTCTCTTTCGCTGCAGCTGGCCCGCAGAGCTGCGGGGTTATCCACAGGGTTACGAGAGTTATCCACAATCCCTGGAAATTTGTGATAATGATCACATCACCCAATTCGGACATATTGTATCTAATCCTAGACAATGTCAGTGGCAGATGTTATACTGAATCTAACAACCAATCGAAAGGAATAAAATGGCTCATAATCTAGAAATGGAAAACGGCGAAGTTGCTTTTGCTCTTCGTGGTGCTCCTGCTTGGCACAATCTAGCAAATCGCATCTTTACAAAAGATGAGGAAGTTACAACTAGTCTAATGCTTGAAGAGGCAAAATTGGCTAATTGGAATGTTCGCTTATCACCATTGACTGACCACATTTCAGAATCTTGGAATGATGTATCTCAGGCATCTCTCGTCATTCGTGACAACCCATTCAACAAGGGAATCGATGTTCTCGCAACTGTCGGCAAGCGTTACAAGCCTGTTCAGAATGAAGAATTGTTTGCATTCGCTGATGCAATTCACGATGCCAATGCTGATTGCCGTTGGGAATCTGCTGGCTCACTAAAAAAGGGTAAAGTTGTTTTCGGAACTGTGGACATTCCCCGCACAATGGTTCTTGACCCACAAGGCGCTAACGATGAGACAAAACTTTATCTTATCGTATGGACATCACACGATGGTTCTGTTGCTGTTCAAGCAGCCGTTACACCTGTTCGTGTAGTATGCCAAAACACGCTAAACCTTGCAATGAAGAATGCTAAGCAATCTTTCAAGATTCGCCACACGCAATCTGTTGAAGGTCGCATTCAAGTTGCTCGTGAAACTCTTGGGCTTGCTCTTGGATACTTTGATGAATTCGAAGTTCAAGCAAAAGCGCTTTACTCACAAGCAATCACCGATGCTGAATTCTCTAAGTTGATTCAGACAATCTATCCTAAGCCAGATAAAGATGCAGCAAAAGTTGCTCTTACTAAGTGGGAGAATAAGGTTGTTCTAATTGATGACCTTTATCATAACTCACCAACTAACGCTACAATCAAGGGAACTAAGTGGGGTGCGTTCAATGCACTAACTGAGCGCCTTGATTATTATCGTTCAGGTCGTGGCAATTCTGAAACACTAATGGCTGGTGCTTCAGGCTTTGACCCAATTCTCACCGCAGAAAAAAATAAGTTGTATCGAATGGTTGCAACTTTCTAAATAATAAAAATCCTAGGCACGATTTAAAACTGCCCGCAAGATCTCTTAGCTCAGTTGGTTAGAGCGCTACCCTGTCACGGTAGAGGTCACGGGTTCAAGTCCCGTAGGGGTCGCATCTCAAGATATGAGACGCCCGCAGACCTGAAGGCCAAATGTCCGTTTTACGGCTTTTATAAAAAAACCCCTGAAAGCTATTGTATATGTCAGTGGGGCCTGGTACAATTCTCTTTATGACCAACGAACTAGTATCAACTAAATATACATTTGCCTGTGACCCAGACGAATGCGATGTACTAATAGAACTAACATCATCTGACGGATTCGGATTCCCGTCGGGTGTGACTGAAATCACTTGTCCGTGTGGCCGTAAGCCAGTCTTATTGTCAGTGGTCAATGCTACAATTGCTTCAACAACCCAAACGAAAGAGGAAAAAATGGAAGAGACAACAACACCTGCAGTAACAGTTCCTGATACATATAACCCTAATCTATTGGTAACTTACAAAGTTATCCGTGGTTACTCAGATGCTGAATATGCAACTGACAAGGTCACATCAATTGAATGGGACCTACACAATGCACGTCAAGCACAGAAGCACAATAGTGTTTACCAAGGCAAGATTGACACAGTCAAAGATATTATCACTGAAGCATATGCTGATTCAGATGACCAAGAAACACTTCGTGCAATTGCTGAAGCGCTTTCAATTGAACTAATCAGAGAATTTGAATTTACCGCATCTATCGAGGTTAGCGGAACATATTCATATAACATTCTTGAAAATGATTATGACTTAGACCTTGAGTCAGAAGTTACAGATGCCCTCTTTGCTGATTCACAGAACGGTAACATTGAAATTACCGACCAAGAAGTATGCAACGTTAGTGAGCGCTAATGTACTTTGAGTTGACTGCTCCCGATAGGCTATCTATGGAGATGGCTTATTGGGATGCACAAATGATTGGGCTGGACCCAACTGCATTATCACCGTTGACATTCAACATCGGAACTGGTAGTATTGAGAAGGTGAGTCGCATTCGTGATAAGTATAACTTAATTGAAAGTTATACATCAGACTACGAGCCAACAGGATACACAAGGAGATAAGATGTCAGATTACAAAGATGGTTTTGATGACGGGTATAAATTTGCTCGTGAAGAGATTATGGAAAAGTTATCAGAGATTGATATCGCAGACATAGACTCTTGGATCTTAGACCGTCTTTCAGAAATGATCGAAGGTGGGAAACTATGATGGCTGAATGGCTTAAGTGTGATCAATGTGCAGCTCAGGCTATGTGGGAAGCTAAAAAGGATACAGCATCCCTTTATTTCTGTGGCCACCACAAAAATAAACAGGGCGAGCCACTTGTGGACTGGGCCCAAGAAATGATACAATTGCTTAACTACGAGCAAGAACAACAACTAGAAAAGGCGGAAAAGTAATGGGAGATAGAGCAAACTTCGTATTCGTGCAGCCAAACGGTCAATCGATTGTTTTGTACGGACACTGGGCTGGACATCAAATGCTACAACGTTTAGCAGAATCAGCAGTTAAGGCACAGGGCCGTTGGTCGGACCCTTCATATGCAACACGCATTACAATCAGCAATATGATTGGCGAAGGCTGGGCAATGGAGACAGGCTGGGGATTATCTGTAAATGAAATTGCAGACAACGAGCACAAGATTCCTGTAATTGATTTTCAGCAACAGACATTTAGTCTTCACGAAGAGGCGCCGTATTCAGATGAATCTAATAAGATTCGTGGGATGAAGAATGAGGCAATCTTTACACAGGACCTAAGTAACTTCTGTGAGAAGTACTCAGACCAATTGGTTCGAGTATAACTAATTAATCTAAAGGTGCCTCTATAGTCTTCGCAGGCCAGGGGTTAACTAAAGCATCGGATTTTACTTTCGTTGGTTACCGATAGCAGCCTTAGTAAAGAACCCTGGATCATTAACGTGTCCAGGGCTTTTTGCTGCCCGCAACAGCTGAGGGGAATAAAGTCTATTTACGGATAACATATATAAATCCTGGAAATTGGACATATTGGACATATATCTATCTGATCATAGCTTTTGTGGTGTGAATCACACGATATTGCATAGACAAATGTCAGTGGTCCATTATATAATTAGAACCTATCAACGAAAGGATATAAAATGCCAAATTGGTGTTACAACACATTAACTATCCAAGGACCTAAGTCTGAGGTAGATATGATTAAAGATAGATTGAATGCTCCATTTACATTAGCACAAGAGACATATGGTATGGGTGATATTAGTCTTTCAGGATTCCCCACCAAAATTGAACAGGTAAGTTATTCTAATCCTGTCTTTGCTTTCTTTAATATCCACTCATATAAAGATGAGGGAATTACTGATGAGGAATATGCCTGCCAGCCTTCTCGTGGTAACTATGATATACAAAATGACCCTGATTGGTTCCGCAAGTCTGTTGAGTTCGCTAAGACTCAGAAGGATTGGTATTCTTGGAATAATTCTAATTGGGGAACTAAATGGGATGTAGCCGTCCGTGACGGTGATGAATATCCTGAAACAGAATTGCTTGAATATAAATCAGAAGGTGATGACAACTGGGTTATCTATAAGTATGAGACTGCTTGGTCACCTGCTGTAACTATCTTAACTAAACTATCTAATCTTGTTCCTAACTGCCTGCTTACTTTAGAGTTTGAGGAAGAGACAGGTTGGGGTGGGGAATATGAGATTGTTCGTGGTGAAGTAAAAGAACTAGTTGAATATGAAAATCGTTGTAATGAATGTGATTCATATGACACATTGTCTTATTGTGAGAATGACTGCGGTGAATTCTGTTCTGAATGCGAGCACGGCTCTTGGAGAGACGAAGAGGCTATGAAAGAATGTCAGACCCATATGCTAACATTACCTATTAAGACCTACACACAGGAAGAGGCACTAAATGGCTAGTTTCTTAGAAGATGTAAATCAAATGGTAATTGACGCTTGCTATCAAGATATAGCAGAACAATTACTTGAAGATTGGATTAATAATAATCTTGACGAAGGGCAATATTATGCAGATAAGCAATTTGCTGAAATGTCAGGAGATAAGTTTGTTCAATCTGAATTTAATAAGTTCTATGAACTTAAAGAGGGAGATGAGGGTTACATTGACATACTATAACTTTGTAATTAGATTACACGGTGCAGTTGGCGCTAATAGCGAACAAGAAGCAATTGAGAAAATCAATGGACACTTAGATGACCTAGGTGATGTTGAAAGTATTATTAAGTATGACTTAGGTTGGCCTGAGACATCTTGGGAATTGGAGGAAGCATAATGTTAGGATATACGGAATCTGATCTAAATAGGATGATTAATGCTATACACGATTCAAAGCTTTTTTATCTTAGGACCCCGTCAGATTTAATGGACAAGGAGCCTTTGAGGAAAGACTTGGAAGACGCTGTTAGTTTCTTGCAAGGTTTGTGGGCGGAGGGTTACTTTGACTACACAAACTAAATCTAGTAAGTTCATAGAGTATATGAAGATACATCTAATTAGTCTTAACCAGGACTTAGAGGGTGATTATAATGTTCAATCTAAGATTAATATCCAGGGACAAATTATGGCAACCGAACATTTATTGTCAGTGGCGACTGATATAATGAATGAAAACGAAAGGGTCTAATATGGAAACTCTATATAAGGATGATGAACTTCCTTTGCACCTCCAGCGTTTAGTTGACGCAGGTGTTAATGGATTAGATATAATGCACGGCGAACTAAAGAATCTAATGTTGATTGCCGAAGAGCAATTGGCTTGGGCTCAGGCAATTGAAGATGAGACCGAAGAGGCAATGGATTCAATGGCACGTACAGAGGCGGAAGGACGACTAGATACTCTAGTTGAACTATATAAACTAACATATGCTTTATCATTTGCGATTGGAGCACGTAATGAAGCCTGAAGATAAAGATAAACTAAACGAATGTTTGGCTATTCTAGATAAGACGGACCTAGGTCTATCCTTAGTTTGGCTATGGACTTGGTCTACCATTAACAACATATTTGAGGATGAGACGTACAGGCAGAACTGCACCATAGATGAGATGTGGGACCACCTCTGTGAGGCTGTAGAGGCGGGCCAGGGCTTCTCTCTGGAGTACGGGGCAGAACAGCACAATGATGACGTCCTTGACTGGATGTTAAGCCGTGACTACATTGTTGACTCAATGTTTGAAGAAGAGGAAGAGGAGGAAGAAGATGAAGATGAGTGACACCTACATCAATGATCAGTTAAGTAAGGCCCAAGCTTTGTTATGGTCTGGATCTCTACACGAGGTAGACGAAGCACATAACATTGTATCTAATCTAATACAAGATAGGTTGGGCAATGAGTAAATATAAAGTAAAGATAGAGATAGTAGGGGGAGTCCCATATGTTCTTGAATGCCCACCTGAAGTAGATGTTGAGATTAAACAGGTTAATCATTGGCAGAGGTGGCGTGAACAACAAAAACTAATTAAAGATAAGTTGGTAAAGGAAGGAGGGCAAAAATGACTCATTATGAGCCGAGCTTAGAAATCCTGGAAGTTGAGTATTCTTGTAGTCCAGGAGGAATTGATCTATTTGAAGTCTATGATAAATCTGATATACCTTTATCTGTCCCAATATATGAGACAGAGAACTTGACCGATGCGGTCCTATTCTGTTACAATTTAGGTAAAGACTTTACTGTCAGGACATTAGCGGAATGGAATGAAAGGGAGTTGGAGTATGCCTCTATATAGAGTGTTTGGTACCAAGTATAAAAACTACTACACAATTGTTTCGGCTGCCGACGAATATCAAGCAGCGGAGATTGCAAACCTGCGTCCAGAAACTGATTGGGACGCAATTGTTACGGATGACGTCATTGAGGCGACAGACGTATTCTTAGATGAAGATACCGAGATAGATTTAAATCTCAACATATAGGCGGAAAGCTATTTACAATTTCGTAAATAGTTGATATAATAAATATAAACATCTCTTGAAAGGGGATCTAAAATGGCAACAAAGCGTGAATATCTAAAGTCACAAGGAATTACAGTTGGCCTACGTGGGCGCTTCTCAGCTGCAGCAGTAAAAGCTCTATCAGATGCACAGACCAAGGGCATCACATTCGAGGCGGAAACAAAGTCAGCAAAGAAGTAACTAATCTATTGTACGATCACGAGGGGCTGGCTAAATGTCAGTCCTTCGTGCTATAATCAAAGGTCATAGAGAAGAGGCGGAATATGAAAACCAAAGAAGAGCAAATCGGAGAACTTCTAGCAAATTCAGTAGAAGACCATTTCTTCAACCCTGCCGCTTTAGGCAGGTATCTAGCAGACCAACCGACATACACCTTAGACCGTGTTATGGAGGTAGTAGCGTGGGTTATAGAGAAGCAGGCAAGACGATATGACCGAGAACTGGAAACGGGTGGGGCGATATCAGAAGGTCTTGCTATTGCTTCTAAGTTAGACTTAGTTATAGATAAGATAAGTCGGGAGAATGAACTAAAGAATGTCAAATTGCCTATGACTCCAAATCAAAGGCGGGCGTTCATAAAGAGTCTCCCTAAAGAACAAGAACAATCATATAGATACTCTTGGCTACACGAAACAAATAATCAATCTAATACATTTGTAAACCAGGGAATGTAAATCTAAATAGATCTAATATAGCCCAGAATTATCCACAGGTTTATCCACAGCCTGTGGATTTTTTTGTGAAAAAAATGTGGGCCGAATTTTCCATTTACGACACATGAAAAAAAGTCCCTGAAATTGTGGGCCATATATTCCATTTACGACGAGCTATAAAAAATCCCTCAAATTCTAGGAAAAAGTATATCTAATCTAATATAATGTATATGGAATCATAGAGAACATATAATGAATCTGGCATAATATACCCAGAATTGGTCAAAATTTTTCTATAGAAATCTATTGACAATGTGGGCCAAATATGCTATTTACGAGGCTATTGACAGGATCCCTGAAATATGATAGGCATATGGGGTCTATGTGGAGCAAAATGGATTAAAATGGGGGCTTATGGAGCCCTGCCCAATTACACATATAACTAAATAGATATAATATAATAGTAATTGCTATAGAATTAGTAGTAATTATTCTGGTAGATCATCTCTAGAATATGCCAAATAAGGCTCTAGGAGGCTATATGAGAGGTGTTTAAATGCGGGGGGGATATAGGAGTGCTCTACTTGCAGATACTGCAATTCCTTGAGCGATATAGCTCCACTAGTGAGGATACTATGGCAATGGCTGATATACCTAACATTAGATAGATCCAGTATACGTACCAGATAGCCATTATTTACACAACATACAGTAGAAAGGATTTCTCATATGATCTTTATGGATCACAAGGGTCTGAGCACATTTAGAGCATACAGCATCTATATAATCTGTCTCTCTTTTGGGTATATTGACCTTTGGGTTTCTTGTATAGTATAGCTTGGTTATATACCATGTAATGGCTATTAGTAGTAGTTCTATCATCGGTTCCCGCCCTTATCTATTTGGTCCCATAAATGGGGTTATTCTACTTTTACGACTACCCTTATAGCCGTCATCAAAATCTTTTAGTTCATCATACCCATATCCTGCATTATTTAGATCTGGTTGGGGATTGGGCATATCATCGCCCATAGCACCACAATTAAAGCATGTAATTTGACCATCAAGGTCTAGTTGATAGTCACATCCATATTTAGTACAAATGGCATCGCTCATTTAATACCCTCCCATACATTCATTACGAGTATGATATAGCCTGATCTTATTCATAATCTTCTTACTAGGAGCATATAGCTCTTCCCCACAGCAAGCAGTTTTTAGATGCCATTCTCTGGCAAAGAAGTCATACTTCATGCCCTTGAATTTGGCATACTTGATTGCTACAAATGTAGCAAATGGATCAGGTATCTCTAGGTTCTGAATCATATAGTAATTATACTATATCTGTCAGGTACTGACAAGGGGGTTCTTACCGCCGCACTTTTTCACTATTCGGGCCTATATAGTACTATTTAACTACTTAAATCTTGAATATAGTGGCATTGGCATACCCCTATGACTGCGTAGCCTTGTTTAGCTATTTCAGCCACATCTGTATACTTGGCCTTATTTGTGCAGTAATGGCATTTCTCGTCCTTTGGATCAATATCCATATAGGCTTCAAGGTTGTCTAGTATTCCCATTATCGTTCCCCTTTATTACATTAGATATCTATTGTAGCATTTATTTATTCGTGGAGATCTGGACTCATCCATAGATCACCTATGATAATGGTATATCTTAATTTCAGTTGAGTAGAACTACATTTAAGACATTTAGGTATGTAGCTTATTTCGTGTGATAATTCTAAATACAACTCGGCTTTACATTTACATATAAAGGAATAAGTATAGTCTCCTGCTACCATAGCTCATCTGGATTGAATTCGGATCTATCCTTTACCCGCTTCCATTTACCATAAAGATTAGGTTCTTCTGATCCTATATACTCCTGACCCGTCTCTAAATCAATTAGAAGCCATTTACTTGGAGCCTTGGTATGTATTGTTAGGTCTACTGCTTTATCGGTTTCTGGAACTTCTGTTCCGTTTAAAAGCTTTCTCACACTGCTGGTTGCCTTGGTATGGTAACTAAACAATAAAGGCATACATCATAGTCTGAGCCAGTATAAGGGCAAGACCCTATGTGCTTTAGTCTATGGCCCTTAAATCGGCATACAATAGATTTAAGTCTATTAATCACTCAAAGTCCCTTTGGTTTTCCAATAGTTTATTTATGTCTAACTTTTTATCGTTAGACCAATGTATGTAAGATCTAATATAGACTATGGCATAGGCTATAGCTGAGAATATGAATCCATATTGATCAGTAATTAAAGCATATGCAATCCATAATACTTCATTGAATAGAAGCACAAACCATCCCCATATTGTCTTTCGACCAACAAAGTATATGCCTGCTACGCCAATAACGGCTAATACATATGACCACATCATTTAGGTTCAGCCTCTTCTCTTGCCCACTGGTCTTCCCATAATCCCATCAATGATTCGTTTCCAATATCGTCAAAGTAATAACGCTTGGCGTTACTGTTGTATGTCCAGCCATACCATCTATCGCCTTCCGCCCAAGTTAGATTAGTTGGTCCTTCTTCTTCGTGTTGTTTAAGGATGCGTAGCAATTCATCATTGTCATGAACAACCGCCTCAATTGCATCTCTGAGGCGCTTAGGACGCATAAGGTATTTTTCTACAAAATTAACTAACATTTTCTATCTTCCCGCCGCACTTTTCTATTCACTATTCTAGGTCAATATCTTCTTCTATATCGAATAAATTATAATCGATATTCCTTAATTGATTAAAGCTAATATATGCTAGATATCCCACAATAGCAATACCTGCTGCAAATGCCAAAAGGCTAATTGTTTTGTTATTCATTGTGACAGTCTTCTTCCTGTAGTATTCTATTATATAACACTGTCTAGGACATTGTCAATAGCATCGTCTATTGTTTTGTCGTGCTCTTTTGAGCAATTACCGCATTCTTTACACATAAAACTCCAATAAAGATCCCCACCAGCCCTGCGTTTGCAGGGCAGTGGGGAATACTTAATTAAACTTTCTTCGGCCTACCAGATTTCTTTTGACCAAGTACGGTTTCTCTTCTGATACCGTGCTTATTTGTATCAACCTTGGTTGGTGGTCTTGGACCAGAAAACCCAGATTTAAATTTACCCTGTGTAGGCTTTTTTCTTTCTACTTCTTGAGATGTTACTGCGCCAGATGGTTGATTATTTGGCGGAGTAGCCATACCTGTGCCGTTTTCACTCATTAATGAATTGTCTTGTCTGCTCAGGTGTTGAAGTCATGTTTAATGTTAAACCTGATTCACCATCTCTTGAAACATCATTGATAGTTACTGGAACAATACCAGTTTCGCTACCCAATGCTTCGCAACCACATTCAACGCACACTATTACTTACCGTTGTTTCCAAGTCCTGCGCCATCTTGTGATGACTTGTCTGTTGCTGGGAAAGCTGATGCTGGTGCCTGTCCTGTTGGATTTAGATCCAAGTTGTTTGTCGCTCCTGGCTTTGTTTCGTTAAAGCCTGTTAAGTTAATTCCGTCTGACATGTTATTCTCCTATAGGTTTATTATTTAGATGGGTCTAGAAATCCATCTATATGACTATTATAGCATTTATTTTTTAATAGACTAAGTCCTAATTGAGTAGAATGTTATTAGATTTATTCTATTGCCAGAGGTAATTTCTGTTACCTGATGGGGTAGGGTATCGTCTCCCACAAAACAGATAAAAGTACCCTTTTTAGGCTTTATTGAAATGTTGTGTTGTGGGAACTCTAGGAGCCCGCCTTCATATTCATCGCTTAAATACAAAAGCCCAGAATGGTCATTAGCCTGATCTTCTAGCCAATTGTCGTGGTGCAAAGCATTGGCTGCCCCAGTTTCCATAAAACAATACATCATATGCTTCATATATATATTTTTTTTAAATATATCAGACACTGCTTTTTCTTGTAAAAGCGCTACGCCAGTCAAGAGATCTTTTGCCAGATCATTATCTCCATCATAAGGTAGTATTTTATTATTTGCGGAAAGCTCTTCTTTCCGATAAGAATGTGCGTATGCTGGCCCCGCAGACATTCCTTTTTTCCAAAAATCTTTACTAGATCCAGCTCCATAGTCGCCATTTCCTTCTTCCCAGCTAGGACTATTTACTAAGTTTTTAGAAAAACTTTCTGCTAAAAAATCACATGTTTGTTCTGATAAAAAATTTTCTAAAACAAAAACTTTATCAGATAGTATTTGCATTTATCCGATTACAGACAATCTTATTCTAGTTGGCCAAAAAAATCCAACAAAGGCATTTCTGCTGCCAGACTTAACAACTTTTACTTCGTGCATCAATGATTCTTCTCCTCTAAAAAATATAAAGGTTCCCTTTTTAGGCTTTATCAATAAATCTTGATCTGGAAAATTAAGCTCTCCGCCTTCATATTCTTCGTTAATATAAAACAAGCTTGACACATCTTCTTGCCCATTTTCAATATAGTTGTCCCAATGCAATGGGTTTACTGCTCCAGGAACCATTACGCTATGAAATAATGTTTTAAGCTCCATTGGCTCCCCATAGTGATCCGATATCTCTTTGCCCATTCGTTTAACAATTTGCAAGAGGAGTGTATCCTTTTCATAAAACTCTTTAATTTCTTTTTCAGATATCCCGAATCCAGTTTTTACAAAAGGGTCTGCTGCGTCCCATATTTTCTTGTTGTAATGGTCAAAAAGATCATCACACTCTTGGGTAGATACAAAATTTTCTAAGACATTTATCATTTTCTATACTTTTCATGCCAACAATCTTCACAGATCATAATGTATTTACTTTCTGTGTTTGTTATTCGGGATGCAGTGTTGCTGCACCCCGCTATCTCACAAATTTGTTCTTTAGACATTACTTCTTTTTAGTAGTATTTTTGACTGCAGTTTTCTTTGCTGTAGCCTTTTTCTTTACTGGGGCTTTCTTCTTGGCTGGCGCCTTCTTAGGCTCTTCTCCAAGCATTGCCTTTACTTGTTGCTCTAGCAACCATAATCTTAGCTTATTAAACATTTAATCCCTATCTATTTTGTAAGTAATATAGTCTATTACTTGTTTTGGTGTCCAGTCATCTGGAAACTCAAAGTTATTTATTTGATCTACTATTGATTTAGTATATTTTTTTTGAAAATATTCTTCTAGTTTGTAGGTCTCATTTTCTGCCATATCTTATTTTAGCATTTATACGTTAAAGGGGCAAGACCCTTGGGCCCCGCCCCTTTAATTAAGTTATTTACTTCTTTAGTGCAACCTTTAGCTTAGGGAACTTCTTGTTCCACTTTGTTGCCAAGGCATTGTATTCCGCCTTGTATGTAGCCTTAGCAAGATCTGCTGCTGCTTTTGCTGTTACTGCATCGGCTGCTGCTTTTGATGTTGCTGTAGCAGAATCTAATGCACGTCCAGCTTTTTCTGCTGCTAGAGCATCTTGTGCTGCTTTGAGTGCTGCATTAGCTGTTGCTAATTCTGCATTCTTTGCTGCTAGTTCTGCTAGAACATCACGCACTACAATTGTAGCACTTACAGAACCGACTGGCGCTGCTAAACCTGTTACGGCTGTTGCTACTGTTGCATACGCAACTACTGTTACTGAACCAGTTGCAGGTACTGTTACTGTCTGCTCTTTTGTTCCAACAGTTGCTACTGCTGTGTCAGTTGTTAGCGCTGTTGCCAGTGCTGCTCCAGAACTTGAAACCAAAGTATTAATTGTGGCTCCACCCTTTGCATTACCGAACACGTCAAATCCAGATACCTTAAGCACCTGTGATGTACCTGCTGCTGCTGATGCAGGAGCGGTTAGTGTAATTGAGTTCAAAGCACCTGCGGTACCTTGTACATAATAAACTGTTGTAGTTCCAGCACGAGTAATCGATACTGATCCTACTGCTGTACTTTTAGTATATACATAAAAGTCTGCTGATGTTCCAGTTCCTGTTGCAATTGATAGCGTTGAGGTTCCAGATGATGCTGTTACTGCTGCACCAGTTGCTGCTAGAGCAGGAACAAGTGTTGCATTTACTGCAACTGCTGTTACTGCTGTTCCAGTGTCTACGCCTGTTACGGCAATCTTCAATGCATCTGCTGCATCTACACTGTTATCTGCTGGTACTGGTAGTGATACAGGAGTTGTTACTACTGTTCCACCTGTTGCTGCAGTTCCCGCCACCGTTAGGGTGACAGTTCCAGCATTAGCCTGAGCTGCTGGCGATACAAGCATTGTGCTAGTCAGGGCTGCAGCGATGATTAGCGATACTTTCTTAAATGAGTTCATTTAATTTGTTCTCCTTCTTACTCTAATTCTTTCTGAATTAGAATTCTAGTTTATGTATGAGTTCCGCCATTGTGACGGAGAGTGATACTCTTCTATTTCTTTTTTCATTTCAATGCCATCATACATTCGAACAACGTGGATACATGGATCTTGACCTTCGTTAAATTCCGTATCTTCTTGCTCTGACATTGGTAGTCCATCGTGTGTGGTGCATACAGGAGGTCCGCACCAACCTTTATTAACCCCGTATGACATCCATTCATCAAACTCTAGTTCAGCCATTCTTCAAACTCCTTTAAAAGTTTATGCTTGGGCATTGCGCCTTGCACTTTGTGGACTGGCTTTCCATTCTTAAATAGTACCATAGTTGGAATTGATTGTACAGAGTATTCCTGTGTTTTTTCAGGATTCTCATCAACATTTAACTTTCCGACCCATAGACCACGCTCACTCGATATCTCGTCTAAGATTGGCGATACCATTTTGCATGGACCACACCATTCAGCCCAAAAATCAATAAGAACTAGCTTATGATTTTGTAGTACAGAATCAAAGGATTCATCTGTTACTATCAATTTTTGTCCTTAAGGTCATCTGCTGCTTCGTTGAACTTATCCATAAACATTTTAACTACAAAATAAGAAGTTTCTGTAGCATTTTTATTTAGGTTAGCAATGCTTTCTTCCGACTGCTGATCTTGAGGCATAGCGTTAAACCACTTCTGGAATAACGCTGTGCCTACGTCCTGAATAATTGATTCAAGGACTGTCATTCTCTTATCCATTAATCGCCTTTGTTAAATCAAACAAGTTTCCAAAGGAAGCTGGAAACTTTTTACCTCTATTAATTTTTGTAGATGTTGAGTGTATTAAATCAGTTAACTGTTTAACTGTATATCCTGGCTTAGACTGCTTCAACGCAATCCATTGGGATGCAGCAATTTGAGCAGATACAGAAGTTCCAGCAGCATTTTTAATTACATTGCCTGGATATATAGCTTTAGTGTTGCCTAAAGAATAAAAATCTGTTAACAATTGATCAGAGTTACTGATTAAGTCTATGCCATTCTTAGAACCAGACCCAATTGCAAATGATTCTGGGATACAAGAAGGCCAATCAATTCTATTGTAATTACGACCATTTCCTGTTGGGAAAAAAGATGGAATGCCAGAAGACAGCAGGTTATTAATTGATTTTTGTGTATTTGGGGTAGATGGGCAGTAATGTCCTGCACCTGAAATATTGCTGTCGCCTAAAGACATAGAAACTGCTTGGATATTGAATCTATCCTTGTTGGCATAAACCCAATCTAAAGCAGAGTATACTGTTTTTTCACCAGTAATTTGTCGATCAAGATTGATGTTCTGTCCGATAACTCTAACAAAAACAATATTCATGTTAGGGTTTGCAGCAATTGCTACTGAAGCCATTTGAGTTCCGTGATCAAATCCATTTTTTGTAATAGATGCCAGTGGAAGCGTTGAGGATCCTGGACCTTCCATAAAAGATTGTCCGTTTGGGCAAGTTGTCCACTCTAATATACAAACTTCGTATATGAGTTTTTCTTTAATAGATGGGATAGATGTATCCAAAGCTGTGTCAAGAATTGCAAGAGTAGGGGTTGTAACAGTCCTATTCTTTATGTTAGCGTGTGATGTTGCTGGTACGGTTAATGCTAGGGCTAATATGCCCACTACTATTTTTTTATTCATATGTACATAATACTAAATATGTTAAATCCTGTCAAGGGGTCTACTTGTCTTTATTTAGTTTAGAGTTGTACCATTTACCAGCGTCCATATCTGGGCCAGCCAGATTATTTTTATCTAATAATAATCCAATTGCTGCGTTTAAGTATTCAATCTGGAATTGCATTCTAAGCATTTCCATTTCAAGGAGCCTGATTCTTTCAGATTTTCTCATTCTTCCATTCCATTTATATCTATAGGGGTAGGGGCTGTTGCTAAACTACCGCAGTTTGCACATTCCATATCTAAAAAATAAGTTGCAATCTCTCCGTCTTTAAAAATTGCTTTTAGGTCCCAAACAATACTTCCGCAAGGACACACGTGGGTTGGTGTGCCACGAAGATCCATTGCATTATGATAATCGTTAGGTCTTAAACTATTTATATCTTTAGGGCCGTTTTCTTCACAATCTTCATCGTGTTCATCTTCATCGTTAACAACAAGGATTCTGTTTCTTTCAAGCAAATCTTTGATTACTCCTAAAGTAAGTAATCCAAACATGAGGGCAGAGAAGCGGGAAAACCATTTCATAAATCTATTATACACTAAACTTGAATATATGTATAGGGAGCAGACACGCTCATATTGAACTCAGTTGCTGCTTCTAATGCAGCTTTAAGTCTAAGTCTAGGGTTTCTTTGCTTCTTTGTTGCATGCAGTGCTCCTAGCGCTAGCATTCCACCACTGCCTTCCGCCATATAGTTAACTATGTTTTCTCCAACATGAAAGTCTTCGTCTACTGTAAAAAGCCTACCGCACACTCCAACAATAAAAATTCCACCTGTATCTTCTTCTGATGCCGAACCAACGCTTCCATAACCATGATCTTTAAATGCAACCTTGACAGAATCAATAAACTTGGTTCTCATAAACTTATCTAAGCCAGAGTTTGTTTTAGTTGGTGTATATTTTGGAGGAGTCCACATGTATTGAAGGATTTGTCCCATACGGAATGAGTCTGTAAATGCAATTCCGTATTGACCATTCTTAAACACCTTGGGTTCTTTTCTTGCAAGAATCCAGCCAGTCTTGTCATCCGAAGCGGCATGGTCGGACCCCATATAAACGACACCATTCTGGGCTATTGCTACTATACAGGTCATGCCTCTAGTATACTAAATTTAAAATTCCGTGTCCAGTTCGTCTAAATGATGCTCTGCATGGCTTACTCTAATTAAAGCATCTTCAAGCTCAGCCTTTACGGATATAAGCTCCTGAATGGTATTATAATATTTATCTTTCCATTCAGTCAATTCTTTTTCAATTTTATACAATTCAATTTTAAGGTCTTTTAAATCTAATTTAAGGTGATCCTGCTCACGCTCATGACGCCTATTTTTTTCTTTAACATTATCCCTGATTCCAGCAATAAAGGAGGTTGCTGCACCGCTTAATATAGCAGCAGAAATAGCAATAATAGCGGTAGTATAATCCATAATAAACTAATTATACCCTAAAATTAATTTTAAACTAATAGCTCTGATGCAGATATTTCATTGCCAATATATCGGCGTTTAATAATAAATTCCTTAACATAATCTGACCCATTAGATCTCCCAGCCAATATAACTACCCATCTAGGCTCAAGCTTAGACGATATGCAGGTTTCGCATATCAATAGATTAATTGGTAGTAAGGCCGACTTCTTTGCCTCTAGTTTATTCTTGGATTTATTACAGCTATAACACAATATCTTTTCCATTAGTTTGAGTCCTCAATATGCGTAAATACTATTTCATCTACAATTGTAAAATCTTCATTTTCCATAAGTTCGTTATACTCTATTCCGTTTTTGTTATAATTAACAATTGATGCGTATGCACCAAGTTTCTCAACTGTTCCATGAAGATCTTCTGCGTGAATAAAAACAACATGGGTGATATCATAGTACTCTTTCACTAGGCTTGCCCTCCAGCTCGCATCTTACTCCATATGACTCAAGCAGTCGCTTGACCTTTGTTACATAATCAATAACCATTTCTTTCTTGGTTCCCTCAAACTGTAAAAAATTGTCTTCATATAGTCGTAGTGCTAAAAACTGTGGATACATTACTATGTCCATTAAGAGCATAGAAGGCTTCTTTATTTGATGAACAGCCTTTTTCATCTCTGGGGTATAGAATACTGGCTTATTTGGTTCGCCAGTCCATTCGTTGACTCCGTATTTAAAATGCTCTTTTAGCCTGTCCTGGCTCTTATCAATAAACATTTTTCTTCTTTAACTTCTTCCATAGGTCTTGATCTTTATGCAGATTCTTAGACTTATCAATTGATCCAGATGTCAAGTATACACCACCCCATACACCGTATTCATTTCCTTCAACTCCAGATTCATAGCACATGCTAATCACTGGACAACTTAAACACATCTCGTCTATGTTCTTTGCTATGTTAGAATCGGATTCATACTTCTCATAAAACAAATCAGTATTCATTCCTCTGCATATAGCAAGATGAAACCAATCTAAAGAATCTTGATCTATTCCTAAACTACTTAAAATGTCTGACATACTTTGTGGGCAGCTTCCATATTCCATTGTTGGCAACTGCAATTCGTTCTGCTGTTCCCCAGGTGTTCTCTTTGAACATTCCTCTTATGCTGGTAAACCCGCCACTATCTTTCTTCCAAATGATAAGATCGTAATTGTCCCAGTACGGGGTTACACTCTTAGCCTTTTTAATAAAGACTTCGACACCTAGTTCTGTTAGATTTAACATTGTCCCTCAAACATAAACCGCAGCATCCCACTGATATATATTATACAGTAGAAACTGCGGCTCTGTCAATGACTATTTAAGAAAAGCTCCACCCCATATGGACTTATTTACTTCTTTTTCTGCTTCGTTAATTGGATCTTCATCTGCAGACTTTTTAATAGGAACACAGTTAGGGACTTTGCGTCCACCCTTGTCTTTCATTCCTTGCTGCTCATATCCTGACCAACAAGCTTTTTCCATATTATTCCATTTGTCTTCGTCTTCATTATCTGACTCATAGGACTTGCTCATTTCTTCTGAGCATTTAGGGCAATCTTCGCATTTTGTTCCGTTTGCTTTGCATTCTTCACAGTCACAGTCTTCAGATTTTTCCATTTCATCTTCTGGCTTAGGATCTATTGATTTTGCTAAATCATCCTCTGTAATTTCAACCACTGCCTCTATTGGATTTACTACATCTTCTAAGATGCCTTTAATTTCTTCTACCATTTCCTGCATTTCTAAATTCTTTTTCATGTTTTTCTCCCTTGTTACTATTTTTCTAGACCATGAGAACCCTGCGTCCCCACCCCAAGCCAACCACATAATTTTGCCATTAGATGGGTTTTCTGCATTATTAAAGTCTTTTCCTTTTTTATCTACCTCATGGCGTGAAAAAAAAGAATACATTCTTTTAACTGTTGATAAACTTAAAGTCTCTCCTCTTGCTAGCTGTCCTGCACGAGTCCAGCCTACTGCCGTTCCCGCACCCTTAGCCTTGCCTTCTTCTTTTAATTTAATTGCACGGCGGGCTGCAGATTGCATTCCTGAAGTTGGTTTGTATCCTTCAGTTGCCATTATTTCTCCTTAACGCTAACTACTTTAACGTTTTTAATTTCATCGTCTACGCCAAATATATCATTAGCATAATCTAGAGCATCGCTTTCATCAAAGGCTTCTACTTCTGCCGTTACTTCAAGCTTAACTTTGTATGTGTTCATTTACTTACCGCAGGTTGGGCATACTTTTGTTTTAGCTTTAGCAGGCTTTTGTTCTGCAATTGGTGCTGCTGCTTTAAACTTTGGACGACCAAATCCAACAATAGATATTAAAACTCCTGCTTTGTTTTTCTTGTAGGCACGGAGTTGTTTGCAAACTTCTCCGCCATTTCTTTGGCTCCCAGACTTCTTTGAAGATGTGTTTCCTTCAATACACCAAACGGTTCCGTCTTCATTGTCTTTAACAACAATACCTACGTGAGAAACCCTATCGACGCCATCTGAAGGGAAATCAAAATAGGCTATATCTCCTGGTTCTGGATCTGCAATATCTCCATCAATCCATGCGTTAGCTTTTTTAAATGCTGTTACTCCTGCTGGAGTATAAACTGTATTAGGAATCTTTACGCCAGATTCGTTCCCGCACCAATTTACGAAACTTCCGCACCATGGTTGGAAATTAGCTTTAGTGTAAGCACCATACTTTGTTTCGTTATCCTTTGGACCTTCAATAGTCCCAATCTCTGCTGTAGCAACTTCGATTAAACGTGCTGCTGTGCCTTGGTCTGCCATTATTCTTTGTCCCAATCTGTATCAACTGGTTGTTCTGCTGGCATCTCTCCGTCTGGCTTTGCCGCTAAACGTGCTGCAGTTGCATCAATTTCTGCTTCAAGCTTCTTGTCTGCCTGTGTATTCTTTGCATCTACTTCTTTATTTTGTATTTGGGCCGCCATAATATCCTTGGCACCTGAATTGCCAATCAAAATTCCTGCAAGTGTGCCTGTAATAAATGTTGCAATACTACCTAGAACATTAAAGAACATCTTGTCATTTTCTGACTGAGCTCCTATGGGCTGTGTTACAAACAATAGTCCGTAAATAATTCCGACTGCTGTTAGAAACAGGATGCTTCCAAGAGTTATTCCTAGAATAAACTTTAAACGAGCATCTAAGTCTGCTGGGGTTAGCTTTTGTTTAGCCATTTGTTATTTCCTGTTCTGGTGTTGTAGGTGTAATTTTTATTACATCATTTGTGCAAGTCTGTGAAGCTTCACATACTGGAGGATTACATTCTGCAATTTCCCAATTTTTAGGATCTTGACATGGGTATCTATAGAATCCACTATAGCCACATGAACTCAATGATACCATTAATAGTCCAGCTAAAGCAATAGCAGTTATTTTCTTCATACTACTATTATACCCTATTCTGAGTTTCTATTTCTGATAGGACTAGTTACTATCCATAGAGCAGTAGTAGCTATAATGCCATAACCGACTATATCTTTAGCACTTCCGTCCAAAACAACCCAAGCAATAAACATACCAAGAAGGGTCCATGCTTGGTCTACCATATCTTTTAGGATATTCTTTATTATTCTTACCATTTTCTTCTTCCTCCTCGACCTGGTGAATTAGCTCCTGAGCCTCCACCAGAATTTCCTCCGCCTCCTGTGCTACCCCCTGTGGCTCCTCCTGTTGCAACTGCTGCTGCGTTAATTGCTGCACCTGCTGCTACAACTGTTGCTACAACCATTTCAGTTGCCTCTTCTCTTTCGCCTTCTGTCATATCTGCACCTATGCTTCCCAAGGCCTGTAGGGCTGCTCCTGGGTCATTAAATAACTCTTGTGCAAATGCCGCTGGGTCAGATATTAATTCTACTTGTACTGCAACTTCTGCAGTAATTACAACCGAGTCACCATTTTCAGATGTTCTAACATCAACTGGTGTGCTTGCTGGCAAATCTGATAACTTAATTCCAGCTTCCGCTACCTGTTCTTTAGTAAGATTTTCACCTTCTGGAACAGATTGAATTAATGCATCGGCAACAATATCTTTTTCTGCTTCAGATAATTTACCATCTGAGTTAGCTAATTCAACAATGGCTGCAACATCCTCTTTTGAAACTTCGCCGTCTGACGCAAGTGCTTCCAGAACTGCTTCTTGATCTGCTACAGAAACTTTTCCATCTTCTGCCAATGCTTCAATTAACTGATTAGTTTCTTCTGCATCAATTTCACCATCTGCAGACATAGCTTCTGCAATTGCTTCAACTTCTGTACTATCAATTTTACCATCTTCCAATGCATCATCAACTGTATTTGTTACATCTTCTTCTGATCCCGTCACAGGCTCTGTATCAACTGGTTCTGTTTCCACAGGTGTGGTATCAACTGGTTCTGTTTCCACAGGCTCTGTGTCTACTGGTTCTGTTTCCACAGGTGTGGTATCAACTGGTTCTGTTTCCACAGGTGTGGTATCAACTGGTTCTGTTTCCACAGGCTCTGTGTCTACTGGTTCTGTTTCCACAGGCTCTGTGTCTACTGGTTCTGTTTCCACAGGCTCTGTGTCTACTGGTTCTGTTTCCACAGGTGTGGTATCAACTGGTGTGGTAGTTACTGGTGTAGTGTCTACAGGTGGCACGACTACGGGTGTAGTGTCTACAGGTGGCACGACTACGGGTGTAGTGTCTACAGGTGGCACGACTACGGGTGTAGTGTCTACAGGTGGCACGACTACGGGTGGTTCAACTGGTGCAGGTGGAGCAGGGGCTGGCAAGGGCGCTGGTGCAGGAACTGCATCAATTACTGTTTGAGCTGCTGCCACTATTGTAGGTGCTGTAGTTACTTTTTCTACGGCTGTAGAAACAATTGCAAGGTCTGCCACCTTTTCAGTCAATGTTGTGCTTGCTGTTGATAATGCCGTTACAGTATTTTGTGAAACAGTTGCAATTGGTGCAATAACTGTATTTGTATTTGCTGTATTTGTTGCAACAATAGCAGTAACTGCTGAGTTTAATGTAGCAATTTGTGCATTTGCTGTATCAATTGCTGCCAAGACTGTTGAATTGTCTGGATCAGGGGTGGGAGTAAATGCAGCGCCTTGACTAATTGTTCCAGTAAATCCCGTAGTAGTGCTTGTATTACTAATATTTGTTACGGGACCATTTGTAGTTTCTCTTACGTTAAATCTAGCACCATTTGGGATTGGTCCAGTCACGCTTACATCTGCCTGCCAGGCACCATCTGAAGGATTAACATCCGCATTAAATCTAACTTGAGTCATTTGTGTTTCTGCTGTTTGCAAAGGATAAACTCTAAGATCCCAAGCAACGCTAAGTGTATTGGTAGTTGTTGAGTATGTAATTCCAGATCCATTACTCCAAGTAGTCCAGTCATACCCTGCTATAGAAATGGAAGGTGCATTAGGTGTAGAATAATAATTTGCACCCTCATTTACTCCAAAGGTGATTGTCGCATTAGATCCTACAAAAACATTATTATATGTGACTCCGCCCATCTGTAAATTAAATGGAAGATTCATGCGAACACCAGCATCATCTACATTAGATAAAACATTTGTGGTTGTACCAATAGTTGCAGCAAGGGCATTGACTGCATCTTGAGCATTATTAATTGCTACGTTTGCTTGAGTTAATTGTGTTTGAGCCTCTGTCCGTGCAGGAGTTACTGCTGCTACAGCCGTAGTTGCTGTTGCTACTGTGGCCGTTGCGGTATCTATTGCCGCCTGAGCTACCTGTATTGCAGTAGAAGCTGTTGCAGCCTGTGCTACTTCTGTTGTAATTGCGGTTGCTACTTGAGTAACTGTAGTGGGGGTTTCAGGCATTAAAGGGGATGCTGTTGCTATAACCGTTGCAGTTGCAGATTCAATAACGGGAACCGCTGCTGTAACAGCTACTTGTGCTGTAGCAACTTCTGGTGTTTGAGTTGTAGCACTTACTGGAATTGCTGCTACCGCTTGTGTAACGGATGCTACCGTTGAAGTAATTGTTTGAACAACCGCTGTCGCTGTTTCTACGGCTGTGGACACATTAGACACTTCCGCCACTGCTGTAGTTGCTGCAGTCACAGCCGTTGTTGCGGCAGTTACTGCGGCATTAGATGCTGTTACTGCCTGTACAGCTGTTGCTGTTGTGACAGTGGACGTATCTGATGCTGCTATGGCCTGTGCAACTTCTGTAGTTGCGGTTGCAATGGCTGTATTTACTGCCTGCTGTGCAGGGCTTACAACAACTTGCTCTGAGGGGGCTGGTGGCTCATTAGCATTAGCAAAGTTAGGACTAAAAAGGAAAAGCCAGCCGATTATAAAAAGGCTGGTTAAAAAATACTTTAACTTTCTAGTCAACTAGGTATCTCCTAAGTAATGCAATATCTTTGCTTACTTAGTTAATTATACCATGTTGTTATTTAATATTATCTGTTTTGTAGAAGCCATTGCCTTTAAACTGTATACCAAAAGAACCGTAATGTCTCTGCATTTTTTTACCACATAGGTTACACAAGTAGTTTGGCTCAACAGAATTTATAGATCTTTCTTTTGATACAATATCTTCTGGAGAACATTCGCATTTGTATTCATAGATTGGCATCTATTCCCGCACCTCTTTATATCTGAATGCTATAGCTGCTCTTGAAACATGTGGGTTTAATCCATGGAATACTCCCCTGGGAACAACGATTATATCTCCTGGTTCCACTGTTACTGTCTGTATTGGTTCTATCCCTCTACCCTGATCATCTTTGTTTAAAAATACTTGCCAAATTGTTGATCCTTGACATTGCCAAAACACGCTGTCTACATCATCTACATGCGTTGGAACCATCATGCCGTTGCCAACTATATTCAAGAATGTTCCACCTCCGTTAGTTTTTTCGTCATACACTTCGTTGAAAAAATTAACCACATCTTTACATTCTGGGAAAAAAGTAAACTCACCCTTTGATGTTGCTTCTCTGACATGGAAATAATAACCAGTTTTAGCAACAGTCCCATTATGTATTGTGTGCCATTCATCAGACTCTTCTTGAGGGCCTTCTGGCGTAGTGTTAAAATGATAATCTAAATGATTAATGAATTGATCCCACTTTGGCACATTAATAAACATCGATTTTATCTGCAGGATCTTCTTGTCAGACCTGGCCTGCTCAATCATTTGACTTACTTCATCTTTAGATATCATTTATTTTTTTTACCATTCTGTGTATTCGATAGTGCTCATCATCCATCTGAGCTCTGCTTGCTAAAATATCCGTTATTCCTTCTTTTCCCATATTTTTTATCTGTTCTATTATCTCATTTTCTGTACCAAAAAGGCAAGACCCTTTAATCATATTGTTTGGCAATTGATTATATATATCCTCTGCCTCTTCTTTAGTATCACGTATTATTATTGGCCCAGAGACTATTTTTTTGTTTGTTTTAATTAAATCTTTTAACCCATCTTTATAGCTAGAGTACATAGATAGGTGTGCATCGGCATAATTATTGGCATTTACAATAGTTTCTTTAGATGTTCCGCTTATAACTATTTCTGGTTTATTTTTTAGCAAGGTCAGGTTTGTAAATTTTTCTAACCACTCAGAAGTATATTTTACCCTATCCTCATGCGTTGTTAAAAGATTTGATATTGCAACAACATCAGATACGCTAGTTTCGTCAGACTGTATATCTCCAGCAGCAATATTTAATATCAGCCTGTTGGGGGACAGCTCATTAAACGCTTCACACATCATTGCACAGTATTCTGGGCTTATTGCATATGTTCTCATTGCAATCATATACTTTAATTTATGGTCTGGATTAATTATATTGGCTATCTTGATCCAATAGTCAGGAATTTGTGAGTGATATACGGTTAAAGTAGAGTAATATCCAGCAAACTCTAGTACGTTAGATAAAGTTTTGAGTTCTTCTGGGCTACCCCCATCAAACCTCTGCATCCAATGAATATTTGGCTTGCCATTTACAGCCATCACTTACCGCTCTTTTTTCTCTTCTCTGCTAAGGCTACAAAATCTTTAACCTTAGTTTCGCCCATGTATCCCCAAGCGTATCCATCTTCAATCATCTGTTCGTTAATAGACTTTGTGTTGCCGTCTATGTAAATCCAGCCAAGTATGCGACCATACTTTTCTGTGCTGTCTGGCTTTTCTGTTTTTACAACAATAACATTTGCGTCTTTAAACTTAGACTTAAGATATTCTTTTGATTCGAGACCTAATGTCTTTTCAAGTTTATCGGTAGTTCTAGACTCTGGGGTATCAATTCCTGCCAGTCTAAGTCTTTGAGCATATGAAATGCTAAATCCTAAATCTATGTCGACATCTACTGTGTCTCCATCTACAATTTTTGTTACTTGCTTAATTCTGTACTCAAACATTATTCTCCTAAAATATTAAAGAGCAGTTTGCGGACGTGCTCAGGTCCATCTTTCGGGTAGCGACCCGAATAGTCTGCGACTCCCCAGTGACGGGGTGCAGATCTCCATTATACTATTATTTAATTTTTATGGTCTTTGGCTTCTTGTCTTCTGGGACTAAGCGGCTAATACTGATATTAAGCATGCCGTCCTTTAGAGAAGCGCTAGATACTTCCATGTACTCTCCGAGGGCAAAAGACCTTGTAAATTTACGTGCAGCAATTCCTTTATGTAAAACTTCTGCATCTGTAACTTCAGTAATTTCTCCAGAAATAACTAATGTACCGTTATCTACAGATAGATTAATGTCTTCTTTTGTGAATCCTGCCACTGCAAGAGATACTAAGAATGTATCCTCATCTAGCTTTAATACATCGTATGGTGGATATGACTGACGAGATGCAGCACTGTGCACGTTAGACATTCTTTCAAGTTCACGATTAAAGCCAATAAAAAAAGGATCCTTGAAAAGATCCCATGTATATGTTGTTACCATTTTATTCCTCCTTCAAGCGAATAAGTTAATTTATAGGCCCCTATTGGCGACCTAGTGTAATTATACCATATTCTAGTCGTTTGGAATATCTTTATTAAATTCCATTTCGATTAAACCTTTTTCTTTAGCTATTTTTTGACCTTCTGGACTAATATGAAAAGTTGCCTCTAGGTTCTCATCGTATTCAACTTCAACCAAGCCCTGCTCATACAGTTCAATCAAAGACCTATCTACATATTCAGTATGAGATTGCCACAATTCTGGAGCTAAAGTCTCTGCGTCTTCGCTAATAGAATAAATAAGCTCTCCGCTTTCATCTACGCCCTCTAAACTAACGGCACCTATTTCTATATAATACGCCAGTCTATCTGAGTCATGCTGATCTTCTTCTTCTGTCATATTGCCTCCCCTGTGCAACAAGTAGGACTTGAACCTACGATTACCGAATTATGAGTTCGGGGCTTTAACCAACTAAGCTATTGTTGCCTAGTTTTATTATAACTGAACGTTTTCAGTTTTGTCAATAGTGTTCTCTACTACTTGCTGAACATAATCAGAAAAATGTTTTCTTATGCTTCCGCTTGGTCGGCCACCAATAGATTTCCAAATTCTTTTATATTCAAGAACATTTGCAAAGCTTGTTGGGCACAAAATAACCCCCTGATACTCTTTTAATGTGGTTGGTAGAGGAACGTGCTTACCACAGCACTTACACTCTTTAGCTTGCTCTTGATATATACTCATATTATTTCCATTCCTTCTAGTGCATTTGATAAGTTTTGAGGCATTCTTGGTGCTCTTATCATATTTAAAACAGTTGTGTCGTCTTCATCCTGCCTATCCCATTTCAAGGAACTGTAGGTGTGAATATCTATTTCTTCATTGTTGTCGGGCCTACTTCTTTTAATTGCATTAAATATAGATCCGCATACAGCGTCAGCTAAGTCTTTAGATCCTTTTCTAGGGTGATCAACTCTATCTCTCATAATTTTAAGTTGAAGCAATTCATCTATAAGCAGAGGAATGTGTGGGCCATCCAGCCTATCTTCTGCCACAACCATTGCCATATCGTCGTAATGTTTTTTGGCAACAGATAGCGTTTCTGTATTAATTCCATACTGCTTTAGTTGCTGCATCATATCGTGTGAGTTCCACCTGTCAAATGTACAAACTTTTACCTTAAACCCTTTAGACCTTAAAGACAATATGTAATCTTTTACTTCTGTAAAATCTACAGACTTATCTGGAGTTGGTGTCCAATATCTTACAACGTCTACTTCAACAATAGGTGCTGGCTGAGAATATGTATCTGTCACCTTAACATTAACCCACTTTTTTACGTGTGACATTGCTACTGCACAATGGTCATGCTTTTGTGCAAGGTCGACGTGTATAAAATATTCTTTATCTGGGTCTGGTGCAAACCAGTCTTCAAATCTTCCAAAGTTATCCACAGCTAAGGCTGTGTTCTTAAATGCATTCTCAATTTTTTCTCTGGATTTAAAAAATGCATCTACTGCATCTGTTGGCATGCAGGCAAATCTTCCCAAGGCATCTGGTGCATTCTTGTAGAACGCAACCTTAAAGTCTTCAATCTTTCTTACTGGATTTACTTCCCATGTGGGTCTTTTAAGCGCATACATTTTAGGATACTTGTACGAGATGATGTGGTCTTCTTCCCACTCAATATCAAATTCGTTACCTTCTGTTCCATCTGGAAGATCATCGTCTAGCTTAAAATGATGAGTTCTAGTTACAACTTCTTTTTCCGCCACAACATCATTATATCTTTGCTGAATATAATCATTTTTATATCTAGGAAATGACAGAAGAATAACTTTACCAAAGTCTGGAAAACGTGAGTCTACCGATGCTCTATACATATCATATATAGCTCCACCAGTTTTAGCTTGCTCATGACCAGTTGTATTCTCTGTAGCAAAGCCTGAAATTTCATCGAGAATGATTACGATAACGTTATAACCTTCCCACGCTTCACGCTCTGAGTGTCCTGAGTGTACTGTTATGGCCTTATCAAACTTCATTTCAGAAGCTTTTGCTTCGTATTTTCCAGTAAACCATGGAGACTTATCTATTCGTGTTTTAAATCCCTTAAAGAAAACATTGTTTGCTTGCTGAGAGTTAATAGCAATATTAATAATATCAATTGAGTCCCCAGGAGGCTTGCCATAATAGGTTGCTGGATCTTTAAGGCACAACAGTAAATATACTATATACGCTACTGATATTGTAGAGCAGTAATCTTTTCCAGAACCCTTGCCAAGCTGGGCAACAACTTCGTTAGCTGTTTGCTTAAACATTCTGACGCCTTCATCTTCACCAAAAAGCTTAATCAGTGTAGACTCTTTATAAATCTGTGAACTTTTTTCAATGAGGGTATGCTGATATTCAGACAATGGTGGGAGACCTAAATATTCTGGACTCTGCACAAAAGTTCTTAGGTCTACTGGTCTTTCTTCAAACTCTTCTCCATCTAATATATCAATTAGATTGCTAAAATCAAATTCCATGGTACTCCAATACATACTTTGTCATAGCCTCAGATACACTTCCATCAATAATTTCTGGTAACAATACATTATCAACTTCTATTCCATTGTTTGTTAAAATAACATTATAGTAGCTTAGAAGATCATTTTCTTTTTTAGTTGCCAGGACTGTTACCTTTGTATTTGGTTTACCATAATACAGATTAACTATAGATGATCCTACATGACAGGCTATATCAGTGCACTCCCTGACAAGCTTTATTTGTTCTATCGGATTCATATCTTCCATGCATACCGACTGATAACCTTTAGACAAAAAATGACTTTCTATTTCTTTTTCATTAGGGTGAACCCTTGAGTAATTTTTTCTAGATATGTATATTTTTTTGTCAGCATCAGAAACTATGGACTTTGACTCTACCTGTTTAGTTATATACGGACGCACCCAGTCAACTGTTTTCCCGTCTATATCTGAACTGCCTCTATCTAAAGTAATTGAAACAAAATATTCTTTCCCGTCCACCTGCACGGGCGAGCCATTAAGCATTACTGAATCATATGCATCGCTACCACTTCTCTGTTTCATAAAGGAATTTTCGTAAAAAACATATGCGTATTCAAAATCTAAATTCATAGATTCTAAATCTTTTAAATTAAAGCACACATAGTCAATCTCTAGTAAATCAAGCCAAAATTTAAATGAAGATCCATCTTCTTCCCTGCCGTGCTCTGCATTTCCCTTTAACCCTAAAAATATTCCATCTGTATCTTTATCTTCGTTAGAAAAAAGAAGTAACTTAAAGTTTGGGTCTTTTTCTTTTAAGAAAAATATTTTAGGCAGATGCTCTAGCATGAAATGAAAAAATCTAGGAGTATAAGCAATTAAATATACTGATCTTCCATCAAAAGATTTTTTAGGATTGTCGTGTATTTTGTCGACAATTGGATTGATCATGGGGGAAGTTGGGCAAAGTGGATCTTTAATACTTTCAGGCAAACTCATTGCTTTATTTGCTTTGTCCCACCTGGTAGGAGAATTAGGCCTCCTGTGCATTAATTCATAAAACTTAAACGACGGGTTTTTATACTTTAAACAAACTTCGTCGTCATTCATTTTGTATACGTCAACTACGCCCTTAAGGTTCACATTCATTTTATTCCTGCAACAATTTCGATAAAGTTGGGTTAGTATGCCTGTACTCCATATCTGCAGGAATATTTAATAATTTAATCTTTATGTGATCTCCAAACTGTCTACTTTCCGATGTAATCAGATCTGAATAGTGGTTATACATTTGTTCAACAAATCCTGCTTGGTTAGGATCATCTAAAGCTAATACTGTAATGTTAACTTCACGATCATCTAGTGGGTCCAAATAATACAAATTAACCATTCCTGATCCTACATAACAAACTATGTCTGATGCTGATCTGCAGATATTTATCTGTTCTTCTGGAGTAAAATCTTCCATGCATATAGCCTCAAAACCCTTCCTGCGATAAAAATTTTCAATAGCTACTTCGCTAGGGTGTACTCTTTCGTAGTTTTTCCTAGAGAAATATATTTTTTTTCTTATATTTTTTTTATTTTTAAAAAATAACTCTATTTCATTTCTTGTATAAGTTATTGCATCTATTTCAGGTGCGCCAGTGCTTCTATGATAAATCCAAGTAGGAATATATTCTATTGAATTTAATTTAATGCTGGGGTTTAACCATTTTTCACAATATGCTTTTTTAGAATCTAGAATTGTTTTGTCTAGTTCTAAAGTCGGAGCTACTGTTTCCATTTTTTCATAGAACACATATGACTTTTCAAATGTTAAATTGGTTCCTGCAAAACTTTTCTTGTCAAGGCATTCAAATTCTATGTCTAAAGCATCAAGCCAGAACTTTAAAGAGGCACACTCTTCTTCTCTGCTTGGAAGTATATTTAAATTTTTAAGGTCCATCCCAATAAAATTTTTATTTTTGTCAAGTTTGTGGTCTCCTAAAAGAATTACTTTAAAATCAGGGTCTATTTTTTTTAAGAAAAATAGTTTTGGAAGAACTTCTAAGTATATGTGATAAAATCTTGTAGTATAAACTATTAAAAAAACAGATTTTTCATTTTCTTTTTTAACGTAATCGTTGTCTATTGAAGTGATTACTGGGTTAAAAGAAGGATGCCTGTAGCCTTTTATTAAATTTAAGGCGTTGACAAATTTGCCCTCTTCATCCTGATCAAAAACTTCGTATTTAGCATTTTTGTAAGATATACAAATTTCTGAAGGAGTCATCCTAAATATATTTTCAACATAGGAGTCATTGTTTTTTGGCAAATTATCTGAGTTGTTAAAAAAATATTTATTTTTATCTTCAGGTTTAAATGATGGAAGGCTGCCCAGGACAAACTTTTCTAGATCCTCTGGGGTTCCAAGGCCACGCATCTCTTTTACCCTTGAATAAGATATAATCTTACCATCTCCTATTGCTTGGTTATAAACTGGAGCTACATAAAATTCATTATTAGTTTTTATTCCTTTTTCAATCATCATTTCAGCGTACTTTACAAAATCAGATCCAGACTTCCAGTAATATATGCCGCAAGTTGCTTCTTGGCCAACTACTATTTTTTCATGAACCTGCTTAACAAAATAATCTTTTATTTCTGCATATGACCATTTATTTTCATTAGATAAAAAGGTTAGTACGGATCCATCTATCCCTGATTGAATCCAGGAGTCCAATTCTTTTTTAGAATTCCATCTAACATACTGATCTGAATTAGCAATTATTAAATGGGAATCATTATTAATAAGATCTTTTGCCAAAAGAGATGATAGTGCAGCTCCATCCAACTTGTTATCCTGTGGAATAATAGTAAAATCTTTACAGAATTCGCTTATATGTTTTTGTAAATTAAATTCTTCTATATGCTCTGATTTTGCAATAAAAATATAATGGGCGTCTAAATCTATAGAGTCGTAAACTAAATTAATCATTGATTTCCCATGAATTTCAATCAAGGGCTTCGGTATAGCATATCCCGCTTCAGTAAATCTAGAGCCTTCACCAGCCATTGGGATAAGAACATTTATTTTTTTTCTTTTTGGGTTTAAATATTCTAAAACAAGTTTAGATGTCAAATCAATTCTGCTGTTAATACTTGCTAATGTAGCACCACTTGCTAAGGCTGCAGTGCGCCCAATCAAGCTGTCCTCAAAAATAACAGTGCTCCATTTATCACTACCTAATTCATCCATACACCTCAAATATATTTCTGGACTAGGCTTTGGGTAAGCAACATCTTGATTTCCTAAATAAAAATTTACTTCATTGTAAATGCCTAAAGATTTAAGGCAGGTCTCAACCGTGTCTCTAATACAGTTACTTGCTACGGCAATATCTACACCGTAGGATTTAATCATTTTAAATATTTGAATTAGTTCATCGTCTTCAGGCAAATCTTGAAAAAACTGAATTGATTTTTTTTGTTTTAGACCCCATATTTTTTCATGATCTTCTTCTGGTAGACCACGAGTTTCGCTTAATATTTTTAGTTTTTGATTTGTACTTAATCCTTCAAAAATTTGTGCATGATCTTCTTCTGATATAACATATTTTTCATCTATCTCTTTTAGGGCAAGGTTTAATGAATCAAAATGTATTTGTTTGCTGTCTACAAGAACGCCATCTAAATCAAATACGAAAAGCCTGTTGCTCATGACACTTCCGTTTCTATGACATCCGCCTCTATAAATACTGGCTCTACTATGCCAGTAACCTGAGACAATCTTTTTGCTACATCCATTTTACATTTTGAGCAGCTTGCGGTAACCTCTTTTAGTATTTTGACAAGTATGTCTTGCTTTCTTTCTGTCTCTGCAATCTGGTTAGCTAGCTCAGCGTTATCCAGCAATCCTATTTCTTGCAGCATGCCGATTCTTTTTCCTTCAATATCTGCAATAAGCTTTAATGCTGTTGATTTAACATTTAGTTGTCCTTGTGCGTCTGCATCTTCTACTGTTTTCCAGGCTTCTTTAATAAGCATTGCGTAATGACGGTCTGCCCCAGAGATAGCCTCTTTTGCCCTGTCACGGGCCGCTGTGTCGTTGTGGACAACACTCTTCCACTCTTCTACTAGCTCAACTACTTCGGCTCTTTTAAAGCCTGTAATGGTTGCTATTTGGGTGGGGTTGTTTCCTTTAAGTAATTCTGATACAACGGTATTCATACGGTCAAAATGATTAGTTAACTCTATCTCAGACATATACTAGAGTATACTCTCAGTCGACTGAAAGTGCAACTTTGTTGGCTATTTTAAGCAATATTAGGTAGCCAATTAAATCATCAATATCATTGTCTCCTGGAAATGCCTGATCATTTTGAATCCTATTTAGCTTATCATCAATTCTTACACGGATCTGCTCTGTTGAATCCGCCTTTGAAAATATACGGATTGGCTCTAGCGCAGAGTTTCCGTATGATATATTCTTTTCAATTAACATTCCTGCTATTTCAAGGCACTCTGTAATAATCTTTTGACCAGATGGTGCCTTTGTTGCTATTAGCTGTAAGTCTGTAACCCACATCTGATAGCCTTTATCTTTTTCTGGATATCCCGCCATTATGTTTACCTCTTATTTAGTGTTGCAATAAAATGATCATCAATAGGGCTATTGGGATCTCTTGAATATTCTATCGTATCAATTATAAAATATTTTTCTACAATTGGCAATACCTGTGAAGCTGAATGATCAATCCATGTTCTGCTATGAAGAACTAATCTGTCCACTATCTGAGACAAGTCATTTAGGTATGAATCTAACTCTGAATCTTCAATATGCTGAAATACAAGACTTGCCAGTACTATATCAAATTTAAATTCTTTAACATACTCCCAGTCTGTTGTATATGATATGTTACTTAGTTTATTTTCTTGTGGAACTAAATCAATCATGCTGGGAAGATCAAAGGATATTACCTTGCCGTATGTCTCTGCAAGTGCTACCGAGTTTCTTCCAACACCACAACCAAAGTCTAGAGCAATAGATCCGTTTCCAAATAAAGACTTAACTTCATTGTACACTGGCATGTCTTTAAACGGACCAACATATCCAGTAAGAATAAGGTCTCCAGCAGTTTCTTCGTTAGCCTCTAACCATATGTCCTTGCTCATCGTTTTTTAACCAACCCAAACTTGTCTAATGCTCTCTGTATAGTCATAGCAGAAACCTTACACTCTTCGGCAATTTCAGTTACCGTTTTCTTTTGAACAACATATCTTCTATACATCCAGGTCTGGCTTTGATATAGTTTCATCGTTCTGTCAACACCTTATTGGCATAGTGAGCAATTCCAAATGAATCTGCCACATCAAAATCGTTTACCACAATATTATACTTATCATTAAAATAATTTGCAGTTCTTTGTTTACGCATATTGCGTAGTTGATTTTTATACCAGGAGTCTGCATATCCTGGGTTTGCTAATCTTATTGCAGACTTTTCATCCTTTGTCGGATTTTTGTTGCCAATGTACGCCTGCCACGAGGATGGACTAATAGTAATAACCTTAGCACCAGTAGACATAAGCTCAGCAATAACAACTCCATAGACATAAGACAATTTTATCACAGCATCGGGGGATCTGACAAGTATGGCACCCTCTACTGCTATATAGTCACTCTCCAATTCATTTAGCATAGCATGCATTTTAACCTTAGCATCATATATTTTTTCATAAATGTCGGCACCGCTAAGTTCTATTTTGCCCCATTTAATCGGGACATTATTCTCCATGAGGCAAAAAGCTATCGAGTTTGTTGAGGCATCTATACCTAAAACCCTATTAGCTTTAGTTTTTATTAGCTCAGCTAATTTCATTTATTCTATCCAATATGCTAGATCTTTTGCCGACATCTGTCTTTTTTTGACATGAAGCACACAAAAGAGTGTCATTGTATCTGCTTAGCTGAAAACCACATTTTTTACAACCACGGTCCGCACCTTGCCTAATAGCTTTTTTCTCATAATACTTTTCCATAATGCGTCTGTTTGTAGCAACTCTGCAGCATTCATCGTTATGATACTTTTGGTTATGTGTTTTAGGCTCAAACTCTATGCCGCATTCTTTATTAGAGCATATCATTATTTTGGTATCTCAAACAATTCTATTTGAACTGTTCCTGTTGGAGTTTCTTTTGAGTAGCACTCTTTCTTTACTGGACAGTATGTGCAGGGAAGTTTGTACTTAGACGCTCCCGCTGGCTTCATTGGAAGATCTCCGTCTTTAAAGTTGTCCCACACTTCCATCATCCAAGTAAATGTGTCTTCAATTATCTTAGTATTTTTTTCGTTCATTGAAATTGGAATAACTATAATCTCTTGAGTATTTTTATTCTCGTATAAAAAGAATCCTTCTTTTGCTTTTTTTAATTTCATATAAGTTAAAAGCTGAAGCATATGATTTGGTGTTGGCTTCATCTCAGATTGACGAACATCCCAAACTTCTTGTTTAGCAGTTTTAATTTCACCAATTACTGTTTCACCATCGTATTCCATAATTAGATCTATAAAGCCACGAATAGGAGGGTATTCATTAACAATTTCCTCTTCCTCTGCTTTCCATTCTGGCATAGTTTTAATTAAATTTTGTAATCTCTCGTGAGCCTGTGTTCCTTGTGCCATATTAGCAACCGCAACGGCATCGTTGTCATCAATAAACATTGCCCCGCTAAATGCCATATACCAATATCTAGGGCAAGTTCCATGGCCATACCCTAAAGAGCTAGGACTAAATGACTTCTTGGTCATGTCTCCATCAGGACGCTTTGTATTTCTGTATGCTTCATCAAGCAGTGTGGCAAACTTTTCTGGATCAAAAAACTTTCCTGTATGCTTTTTAAATTTAAGATTCTTTACTATGTCTCTGCCCATTATGAATTATACCTAACGACATACTTAAGTGCATCTACAAGTTTGTCTATGGACTCCTTTAGTGAGTAATAAACATTCTTTTTATTGTTATTTGTGGTTCCAGCTTTATCTTTTGCAATGGTTGAATAGTACGAAGCCATAACAGCAAACTTTGTTGACATTGCCTGTAACTCCATAATAAGCATAGGGGATTTAGCGGACGGAACATCTGGATTTAATAATAGCTTTACTACAATAGCCAAGGCCTTATCTAGGTGTTCATCCTTCATAAACTCGTGTAGATCATTAAACTCTGTGATCTGACTTATTAATTCAAGGGTGTTTTTATCTTCCGCCATTTTTAATCTTCCTATCCCATCTATCTATAAACAGGCCTAGCCCGTAACCAATTACAAAACAAACTAATGAGCTTAGTAGAATAGCGGTCACTTTTTTACCTGCTTGTGTTTTGGTGTGTATGGACCAACTACTGATTTTATTGTGCCGTCTTTGCGAATCTTTATAATCATACCGTTTTTAATAATAGTATCATTAAACCTACGCTTGTTCGCCATTGTTATCCTCCCAAAACTGGATCAGCTCTTCTAAAACTGCCCATTCAATAATTCCAAGTCGTACCTTAGAATCTTTTCCTATAATAATTTTTAATGCTGGGTGCATATCTCTATTTACTTTAAATGTGTCTGTGCAAATTTTTGCCCAGTTATCTTTATTTAAATTAAATGATGACCCTGCTTCTTTATAATCAACAAGAAACTGTTTCCATTGAGCATCACCCTTTTGATAGTCTCCACGTCCGCTATTCTTTTGGGCCCTAGCCCTGTCTCTTTTTACTTCTGATCTTTCAGACATCAATTAACCTTGAATGAATTCTTGTGCCCATCTGGACACTCCCAAGTCATTGTCAATAAAGATGCATTCCAAAAATATTCGTCTGCATCTTTATCGCACTGGGAGCAAGGCTTCTTCCCACCAATCTTTTCCAGTTCTGGAGGATAAATTTTTTCTGAGTATATAAACTCATTAAGATTTGGCATTAATTGCCTCACGAAGTTCATCCACAACCTTCGGATTGTCTTTAAGATATTGAACTGCTTTAGCTCTACCTTGAAGTCTTTCTCCATTTACTGTATACCATGCTCCACCCTTTTCTACAACACCACACATTTCTGCAACGTCTAGAGTTTCGCCTACACCATCTACACCAAGAGTTTCCCCTTGGTAATAAAAGTCGTACTGTCCCGATAGATTTGGGGGACCGAGTTTGTTGTAATCAATAATCCAGTTAACTGGCCTGCCAACTCTTTGTTCAATGATCTTGTCGCCAACTTTAACGCCAGCCTTAATAGCATTCGCCTCAGCCTCAGACGACCAGAGCTTAATGACCGTGGAAGAAAAGAACTTGACTGCCATGCCACCTGTGGGGATGTGACTAGCATGCATAGATCCAAACTGATTTCGCTGTTGTGAGATGAGTACAAGTAGTGTGTTTTTGTTTGCATAGTTTAACATCTTGACTGCGTGGGTCATATCCTTTGCTTCAGCGCCGATCTGCTTAGTGTCTTGCAGATCTTTCATTTCATTTCCATCTTTTTCAAAATAAATTCCTGGCAATAATGCAGATATAGAATCGACAACGATCATATCTACTCCAGCCTCCATAAGTTTTACTCCAACATCAACCATATCGTTAACTGTTTTTGCCGAAGAATAAATTAACTTAGATGAGTCTACGCCTAAAGACTCTGCCCATGCCTGATCGTAAGAAGCTTCAGAATCAATCCATGCACAAGTTTTGCCTTCTTTCTGGGCAATTGCTATCATCTGCAAACAAAAAGAAGATTTCCCAGCAGACTTATTACCCCATACAAGGACCTGTCTGCCATAACCTAGGCCCCCACGAAGAGCCATGTTTAATCCAATGCTTGGGGTCTTTTGTTTTTCAACAACAACATTTTGTGCTGACTGAACTCTTGCTCTTGTTTTTGGATCTAGTTTTGCTAGTATATCGTCTAGTGAAATTTTCATTATTGCTCTATTCTCTCTTCATCTATTGTAGCATTTAAATTAGTTTTTGTCTCTCTTAAACTAAATGTAAATGATGGGTCCTTTTCATCATAGTCAATAACTAATTCTTTTTCTGAATTTCCCGCATCTAAAAATCTTAAAGTAGGAACTGTTAATTTGCCGTACTCTTCTAGAATGGCAACCAAAACCTGATTGATACTTATAGATGTTACTAGACCTTCGATATCGTCTGTCACTTTATCTCCTTTACCATTAAAGTACCGTCGTCTAGTTTAGATAAAACTACCTGACATACCATACCCTCACGCATTTTTGCTAGGGCAATTTTATACATACTAGAGAAAACAATAGCTCTAGTTAAATTCTTATCTTTATCTGACATTACTATATGAGCCATAGTCTTCCCAGCCTTTGTCTTATATGGAGTAAAGTCTACTACGAAGTATTGATTCTCTTCAAGGTCGTATTCTTTTCGATACAGGAAGTCTACAAAAGAATCTTTAGACTGCGGATTAATATCTTGAACCTTTACATATCTTGCAATTCTATTATCTCCTACTAATATAAAATACATTTGATTAGTTTCAATTGGAGTCTGCTCATTATGAAATAGACCAATAGATCCTGTCTCATCTACCAATTCAATTCTTGCCCATCCATTTCCTCTTTTAATTGACTTTGCCATTCCAAACATTACAAAGGAACCTAAATCATCAAACTCTTCAATTGGTTTTGCTTGCGCTTTAATCCTTGGCGGTATTCCTTCAAGGTTAAACGTAGGGATACCCAAGTATTCATAGTAAGATTCTTTTTCTTTACCGCTACGTGGATTGTCTTCAAATGCCGCTCCGCCAATTGAATTTAATGCAGCAACTGCCCGACTATTAATCCCGCTTCCCTTTGCAGAAGCTTTCTGTATAAAATCGGTGTAACTATCATAAGGCCTTTTGCTTATAATTTTATTTGCAATGCTATCTGAAATAAACTTTATCTCTGCTAATCCAAACTGAATCCTATCTTCCTTTAAAGAAAAATACAATTCAGACTCATTAATGTGAGGAAGAGATACTCTCAGACCCAGTCTTTTTGCTTCAATTAAATATCCCGTTCTAGCATCTTTGTCGTTTTCGTTTTTAAGGATGGAGAACATGAATTCCAGTGGGTAATAAGTTTTGAGCCAAGCAGTATAATAAGAAAGCATAGAGTAAGCAACAGCGTGGGAACGATTGAACGAATACCCAGCATGCGCCTCAAATGTGTGCCAAAGTGTTTCTGCTTGCTTCTTAGAAATATGTTTTGAAGCACCTTCAATAAACCTATCTTTAAACTCATCAAATTCTTTTGCATCCTTTTTCTTTCCAATAATTTTACGAACTTTATCAGCTTCTGACCAAGTCATACCTCCCAAGTGTACGCAAGCCTGCATAACCTGTTCCTGATAAATAATAACCCCATATGTATTTTCTGTAAAAGGCTTCATAATTGGGTGAATAAATTGAACTGCTTCATCTCCGTGCTTACGTTTAATATAAGAGGCGCCTACAGTATTCATGGCTCCAGGTCGAACCAATGCGTTAGATGCAGCCAAGTCTTCAAACTTATCTACACCCATCTTAATTAAAAGATTAGTGTAAGGGGTTGCTTCTGCTTGGAATACACCTTTTGTATATCCCTCGCTTAAAGTTTTATAAACAGACGGGTCATCTAAAGTAAGCTTTGCAAGATCTATATCTTTACCGTGACGATCTTTAATAGACTTTACAGTATCAGAAATTACAGACAAAGTTTTTAATCCCAAAGCATCTAGCTTAATAAGACCAATGTCCGCAATTGTATCCATATCGTATGCCACAACTGGAATTCTTCCAGAAACCTCATCGTTTGCGTCTGCTCTAGATTCAACTGGAGCATATTTTCTTAAATCATCTTTAGCAACAACTACACCAGCAGCATGCACTCCAACTGACCGAATCTTGCCACGTAATCTATCAGCCAACCAAAATACCTCTGGATACTTTGTTCTAAATTCTTTTGTGTTGGGAGAACTTACAAAGTCCTCGAACGTGTCGATTGATTTTAATGCACGGTTTACTTCTGAAAGTGGAACCATAAACACACGAGCAGCATCTCTAATTCCACCCTTATCTTTGAAATAAGTGTATGTAGAAATAGAAGCAACAAACTTAAACTTCTTCTTTAAATAATCTTTAACCTCTTTACGACGACGATCTTCAAAGTCGGTATCAATATCTGGGAAGTCATTGCGCTCAGGGTTAATAAATCGGAAGAAGAGCAAGTCATATTTAATTGGGTCTACGCTTGTAATCCCTAACGAATAGCATACCAGGGAGCCAGCTGCCGAGCCTCGGCCTGGGCCAACCATAATATTATTTTCTTTTGCCCAGTTAACCATATCGGCTACAACCAAGAAATATGAGGCAAAAGACTTATCTTTAATTATAGATAACTCTTCCTGAATTCTGTCATAATAGACCTTGTCTTCTAGCAGACCTAGCCTTTTAAGGCCTTCTAGGGCCATCTCAGACAGTTTCTGGTCGGCATTGGTCTTAGGGACTGGCAGGAGGTCTAGACCCCTGTTAAAGTCGTATTCCTCAATTTTTTTGGATATATCCATAGTATTTTCATAAATATCTTTTCTAGAAATACCAACCAGATTAAAATCATTTTCTATTTCTTCTCTGGATTGAACCCACAAATTCTGTCCCTCAAAGGTCATTTTCCTATCAGGATATAAATAATTTAATCTTTCTTTTATGTCTTTAATTTCTTTAGACATTTCAAAATCTGCATCCTTGCTAGATTTAGGAGAGGTGGATAAGACTAACATTGCTTCTACAAGAACTTTGTCTTCTTCGTGGGCAAAGTGGCAGTCCCCAGTTGCTGCTGGTTTAATATTTAATTTATCTGCTAACTCTAATAGTTTTGCATTTAGCTCTGGTGGATTATGAGCTTGAACTTCTATATAAAAATCATTGCCAAAAACTTCTTTAAACTTTGTAAATACAGATTCTGCTTCTTCAAAATTATTTTTTTCAATTAGCTTAGACATTAATCCGTTCATGCACCCAGACAAGGCTATCACGCCTTCGCTATATTTAAATAAAATCTCTCTATCAATTCTAGGCTTGTGGTAAAACCCTTCGTTCCAAGCCAACTCTTGAAGTATTCCAATATTCTCTAAGCCCTTTTTATTTTTGGCTAGTAAAGTAATGTGGTTATAGTTTTGAATTGTTTTATCTGTTTTAGAGGATCTATCAAATCTGTCTGTTGGAGAAATGTAAGCTTCTACTCCAAGGATCGGTTTGATTCCATTTTCTTTGCAGGCAACTTGAAATTCTCTATGTGAGGATAAGGTTCCGTGGTCCGTGATTGCCATTGCAACCTGCCCAGATTTTTTTGCTGCTGCCACTAGGTCGGCAGGAGAATTAAGGCCATCCATTAATGAATAGTATGAATGCACATGAAGATGTGTGAATGACATTAATTCTCCGCCTTTAACCTTGTGTTACCAGTCTACGCTGCTACTTGAAGCAGAAGACTCTTCTTGCTGTCCACCTTCGCCCATATAGAAGCCTTCTTGTTCCGCATATGTAACGTGACGCACTGCTGTTTTTTCTAGGTCATACAATTCTAGCGAAGTGAAATCAAATGGGGTTTCGTCTTTTGCTAATGGAATAATTGTATAACTTGTGTCTGTCTTTGAACCATTGCGCTTAATTCTCCACATCAGGTTAGTGATGCTTCCCATCTCGCCAGCGTATTCAATTAGGGTAGGAGTAATTGTTTTACCGCTAGTACCTTGTGAAAGAATTGCAACATATGGCTCTTCTTTACCATCGTCTACTAAGACGTTGATATATAGGCGGGTCCTGGCTTTCCAGCCAGCCTTTGGATCCTTGCGATGCTGTTCATTAGCCCAGTCACGTCCTTCTGTTTCCATTGTGTCTAGAGCCTTGCGACGATAATCTTTTGGATTCGTGTGCTCTAACGCAATAAAACCGCAACCTAGCTTGTCGTTGTATGTTGGTGAATCTGGATCAAGTTCTTGCAAGAACCTAATCTTTACGCTTTCGCCGTCTTCAATCTTTAGCCAACGGCCTTTGTTTTCGTCCCCACCACTGTAGGTAGGCTTATCTAGTGCCTTGTTTAGGTCTTTTAGACCCTTTACTATACTCATATATTTCTCCTTTATAGTTGATGGTATAAATCCATCTGTATTTTTATTATATCACGAGTTCCAAGATCTGTATTCCATATCGGGTACAGAATTTTTAATGCATGCCTTAATTTCTTCGTCCGTTAAATCACCAGCATCTTTTGCATCATGTGGATATATCTTACCATATTCACACGAAGCCCACAAGAGGTCCTTGAACTTTAATTTAGTAACAATACTTTTGCCTAGGTCTCTTCCAGCCTGATCGGCATCAGTCATAACAGTTATCTTGTTAAAGTGTCTGTTTAGTAGGCTGTGCTGTTCCTTAGAAAGAAATCCTCCTAGGGTAGCCACTACATTAGGAAACCCAGCTTGATGGACACGAATTGCATCAAAGCTAGACTCTACCACTATTACGTGGTCACCAATTTTCTTGGCACGATGAATGTTGAATAACGTCTTGCTCTTAGGTAAGTTTGTACTGTTCTTAAAAGACTTACCCTCAATTGATCTTCCAACTATTCCTATTGCCATTCCGTCAGGGCTATGTACTGGAACAGTAACCATATTCATATTACTAGAATATCCAAGACCGAAATCAATTATTGATTGTTGATTTATTCCCCTAGAAAGAAAGTATTCTTTACCAGGGCTTGTTGTAATTAAATCAGTATATAGTTTTTTTAAAGTCTCTTCTGAAAACTCTTTAAACAATGGCTTGTCTTCCATTGCTTCTGAAAGCATTTCATCAAAGTTTTCTAGTGACTCTGCCTCTTTTGAAGATATAAACCTCATAGCCTGAAAATCATTTTTGTTTAGTACTCGCTTAACAAGTTCTTGTAGGGTTCCAGCTTCCCCGCAAGATGGGTTAAAGCATATGAATGCACCCTTCTCACGGCTAACGCTAAAGCTTGAAGTATGTCTGTTAGAGTGAAATGGGCAGTAGCATAGAAAGTCATTACCAGTTTCGCCAACTAACTCAAGACCTATAGATCTTAGGATAGATTTAATATGGTTTGGCGTGTAGTGCGTGGTATCGACTTCCCTTGCGTTATACCCTCTGATTGCCATGCCTTCTTCTTTCCCACATATACTCCGTGAATGCTCATTAAGAACTTCCACGTCTCGCCAGTAAATTCTACCGAAAATGCTGGATCTATGTCAAGCACTCTTACGTATCCTTTACCCCTCATATCCTGAACCAAAAGGTTTTCGTACTGAGGCCTTAAACTTATTAGCTGAGAGTTGTCATGAAACTCTACATCTATTTGAAATCTTTTAATTCTTCGATGCGTCATTTGCAAATGGGTTCTCGTAAATTTCTTTGATAATACCTCTGTTAATTTCCCAATCTAAAAAGACATTGAAATCCATTCCGTGACGATTCTTTCTGCTAACAACCTCAATCATATTGGTATCAGTGTACTTGTGAATAGCAATAGCCATATCTGCATCATACTCAATAGCCTTAGACCAAGCAACTTGGCTAAGCATAGGTGGTGCATCTTGGTCTGTAATATCATCCATAGTTGCTGCAGTGATATCAATAACTGGAATATTGTTTGTCATAGCAAGCATTTTAAATTCACGAGATACGTTCATGTTACGCTCTGTTGCACCTGAACTCCGCTTATTATCAGAAAACAATTGGTGATAATCTAAAATAACTAAGTCTGGTTTATGCTGATCTATCTTAGACTGAATAGTATTAGCGTTAACTTCTCCCATACCTTCATTAGATACCAGAATGAATCCGTTTTTATTCTCAAATCTCTTCTGACCCCATGAACGGAATGTGTCTACATTTACGTCACCTCTTGCAAAGTCTGAAGCACGAAATAATCCTGAGCCCATCATTGTATAAATACGATCACGCATATTTTCTGGAGACATTTCAAGGGATACAATCATAGGCTTAAAGCCCTGCTCCCACGCCTTACAAGCAAGGTAGGATGTAAACCATGTCTTACCACGTCCTGGCCAGCCAATAGCCACTATGAGGTGCCCTGGAGCCATACCAGTAGGATACGCTTTGTCTATAGCATCAAAGCCTGTAAGAATTCCTGGAGCCCCTCCCATAATTACTGAGCGCTCCTTGACTGCTAGGAAATGTTTTTCTGCTAACTCAATGTCTGTTACGTCTACGTCACGAACATGATTTGTAAACTTAGAAAGCTGAGACAACTTAGCCTGAAGATCTCCCAATACTCTAGAGGCTGCATCTTCTTTTAAAGCAGAGCCACTCTGAATAATAATATTTTTTAGTCTGCCAGTTAGGTATTCATTCTTTAGTTTATCTAAATAATAGCCAGTCTCTGCTTTTGTTTCTACTGGCTCAAAGTCCTTGAATCTTTCCATAAGGATTCCAGCTTCTGGAACTGCCTTGAACTTATAATAATAAGACTTTAATGAATCCCAGATATCTTTATGTGAAGTAAATATCTCATCTACATTGTCTGCAAGCAGGGTGCTGATGTCTTTATTCTTACATACTGCTGAGATTAACTCGGCTTCTGTATTCATTCATTCCCGCCTTCAACTAGTTCTTTCGTTGCCTGTAGTAGCAATTTACGATGCATTGCATCTTTTTCTCGTTCTGTTTTTAAATAGTCTAGCTTATCAAAGTTATAAAAGAAGAAACTAAGAGGGTGGCCTGACTTGGTTGTCTTGAAGTAGTATACCAAAAGTTCCTTTGCTTTGTCCATACCAACGCTATCTATAACATCTTGCATTGCCCACTTTTCACGAAATTTATTTATCCTAGGCTTTTTATTATATCTTTCAAGATAGAGGTTCTCGTATAGTCCAATTAGAACATATGGCAGTTTTTCATTTGCCACTGCTTAGCTCTTTCTCTACTTCACGAGTCTTCTCTATTAATTTATTTTCTACAAACGCATACACTCTCTCTGTAGCAGAGTCTACGTTCTCTCCACTACGGACATCATCTTCTACGCCTATGTTTATTCTAATGCTCTCGTAGTTTCCTAGATTGCGTGTGAATGACAAATCCACCTTTACTCTTGTTTCTGACATTACTCCGCCTTCCATACAGGTACAAATTTTCCGTCTTCTGTCTTAGTATACATTATTAAATTGTGTTTGAGAAGAGCCTGCAATTCTGATCTTGAAGGCAGGTCCCTAATATGACCTGCATCAATAATAAACTCATGAATGTCCAGAATGTCCGATTCGCTAAGCATATACTTAGACCAAGCACTTTCTGGATTACTAATTGGATATACTTTTTGGGGCTGCTTGATTTTGCCCTGCAAAATATATTCCTCTATAGTCACCTTATGCCTTCCTAAAATTTTGCCAACTTCTGTTATGGTGTATGCCTTCTCCATATTTTTATCTACTTGAGAATAGGAATACATCATTCTTTTTTTATCTAAATAGGACCATGCTACAACTTCGTCTTTAGCCCTAGATAGCCTTAGCACCTTATGGATTTTACCATTTAAGAAGAAATAGACGAATCTTTTGCGTAGTCTTTGTCTGTTTTCTCTAGCCATTTTCCGAAGGCACTCGTTTCTTTATTGATCATCCATCGCTTACCGCAAAGAATGCAAAACAACTCTGTGTGCAGCTTTTGAGAAAATACTCTATCTACAAAAACCCTACCTGAACATTTTTGGCATTTCATCATAGCGAGAATGTTTTTCCATCTACAACGCATGAGTAGTCTGGAGCAATGTGGATCATTTGAATGTGTGGATAATCATTTACGATGTGAGCCACAGCAAAACCTTTTTGCCAGTCGTGGTGCTGAGTATATTTCATACCTGGCCCCTTTTCGTCACACATGTGACCAATCTCATATCCACGAAGGGTTTCTCCTTCGCCATCGTTTCTTAATTCATATGTTACCATATGTGAAGCAATTCTATGTGAGTGTCCTCTGATTAAAGATACTTGTAGGTCTTCCATATCTTTTCTGACTGACCCAGTTGCCGATATCGAAATTCCGTGGTGTACGTGCACATCGCCAAAGCGACGTTTTGGTAAAGAGTCATAATAGATATAATCATAACCTAAAGAATCTAAACTCCATAGTGCCTCTGGTGTTACCTCAGAAATGTAATCTGGAAGCTTTGCATCAACGTAATTAAATACTCTAATGTCGTGGTTTCCTAGTGCTGAGAACAGCTGTGCATCTGGCAACATCTCTCTTGTTTTAGCATAAAAATCTCTTGCACCCTTTGCCTCGTGGCGCATCATCGGAACAATTAGATCTTTGCTATCATTTTTATGATAGTTTAAAAACTCAGCTGATCGTCCCTCAGTATATTTGCTGTAACATGCTTGATCGTCTGTATCGCCAAGGTAATCAACTACGTCTGGCTTAAACCATTTCATTACCTTAAACCACAGGGCAATCATCTTATCGTCTTGATACGGAAATTGCTGATCAGATGACAGCATCCATTTTAAATCGTTTGTCATTAATGTCCCTGCGTAAAGATAGGGCCACAGAATTGTGGCCTTAATATTATCTAAATTGTAGCATATTGAGCTACGGTGTCAAGAGTTTAGCTATATACTGCTACGAAATAAACTCTTCCCTTGCCAGCCTTACCTGTAGCAGGACACTTCACTCTGCATTTAGCAGAGGTTGCATCCATAGATCTTACCTGTGGCATATAAATTAAAGCATCATTGCTGCTAGTGTACACTTGACCAAAGGCAATTGCTGTTGGCTTTACCCCAAGATTGTGTTCAATTGTAAAGTCAACATATGTCCCTGGTGTAAAAGTTATTTGATCAGAAGATCCTCCAAAAAACTTTGCAACTCTGGCATCTGCGCCTGTTTTTGGAGCAAGATTTATAGTTGAGCCAGCAGATGCACCTTGTAGGGCAATAGATTCAACCTTTGCAAGTCTCTCCAGCAACTGCTGTAGTGATGCTGCATCAATTGGGTCGCCGTCATTAAATGTACTAGCCATTATAAATTTTCTCCTAAATCGTGTGCTGCAATTTCTTTATCAGACACTTCTATTACCTTAGATCTATCTAAACCATACAGCCCAAACGAGTCTGGACTAACTATATGCCTTAACTTATTCTGTGATACTAAATACATTTTACCATCTGCCAGGTTTTTTATCAAGGATCCATCTCTGAATCCAAGCTTTCCTACCAGCTTAATTCCTGATAATGCTGCTTCAGTTGCCAATACAGTAGTAAAGCTCCAAGACTCAGCGGCCCTATTAGAAATTAATTTATACCTTTTGCCGTCTTTGATCCAGTAGGTATCTTTGTCTGTTTTTACAGCAATACCTGAAGGGAAATTAGTCGGCTGTGATATCGTTAAGATGCTCTGAGTAGTCTTGAATAGCCGCACTCTTTGCCTCTTTCTCTTCCACAAGTTGGGTAATTTCTGCTCGAAAAACTGCAATCTGCGTTTCATAGTTAGAGACAATTTCTCCTATACGTTGCTGTAATGCAGTGATAATTAGTTCTGCTTTTTCTGCCACTTATATTCCTACTATTCTAGTGTTGCTGCTTCTGATTCCAGAGCAGTTCTTTTTGCCGTTAAAGCATTCATTCTAGTATTAAGCGTTGCAACAGAATCTGAATTTACTGGTGATTCAGCATTTGCTTCAATTAGATCTAGTTCTAGATTATATGCTTGATAATCAATACTCTTAATGTGTTGATCTATAAGGTTTAACTTATCTGCGTTTGTTAATAATGTCATTTTATTCCTCCTTTCATATTATAGCATTTCAAGCATATTAGTCAATGCTTGAATTTTAGCCTGAAGGTCTTCTAAGGACTCTCCAGAATCTTCTTCCGTCCCTATTAAATTAATTCTTCCCTTTAAGGATTTAATTTTAGAATTAATTAGGTACTCCTTGTGTATTTTTTCTAGATTCATCTTATAACCACGCCGAGTAAGCGCTATAGTATGTTGTTCCATTTGAACCCAGCATCTTAACCCTTCCTCTACCATATCTTGCGGAAGAGCTATATGTTATGTCTCCGTCAGTTGTACCCATTCTAAATGCCCAAATGGTTCCTCCAGCGCTGTACGGATATGATCCTGCTCCTGGATAGGATCTGGTTCCGCTTGCAAGAAGCGTTCCGCCTCCAGCAGTGGTTCTAATTTCAAACTCCATTCCAGTAATGGTACCATTACCTGATATTGAAGGATAATCACAATACCATTGCAAGTGTGTTGTGGCTGTTGTTTTTCTTGAAAACTGCATAGATGGTGCGGGAGATGTAGGGGCTACAAATACAACATTCCATATTGCTGTTGCTGTTGCATTTGCAGACCCGAATGTGTAAGAGCCACCTGCAGAATATGTAGTGCCTCCAATAGTCCATCCTCCAAATGTATACCCAGATAGTGTTCCAGCACTTGAAGCTAAAGTTATTGAAGCCCCCTGAATACCATTTTGTGTAGATGGTGTAGATGATCCACCATTAGCAGAATATGTAAGGCTATATGTTGGAACTATATTAGATGTTCCAGATGCTGTGGCGAAAGCGTTGTTGTATCCAGAAACAGATTTAGTAACTATAACTGAAGTGGTAGTATTAGAAGCTAATCCTGTTGTCGTTACTGTTCCAGTTGAAGAATTTATTGTTCCAGTTCCCGAAGATATAGAGTACGTTGCTCCCGACTGGGCAGTAACTACAGTGGCTGACCAGCCACCAGATGCACCAACTCCTGGGTTATATGAAAATGCAACGGCATCTGCGTTAGCTGAAGTAATCTGATTACTGTAGAAATAATACGTTGTTCCATTTATACCAACAACTGTGTCTCTTACTGCAAATACATAGGGGGTTCCTGCGGGATCGTTAGTTTGAATTACATATGGATTTGATGTTCGAGTTGAGGTGTTTGTATTTCCGCCTGGGGAAACAAGGTTTGCTGTATTTGTGCTAAGTGCATATAAAAGAACTGATGTTATAGATGCGGCATTAGTATAGCTACCAGTTGTCCAAGTTATGCTATCCAAATACTTGACAGTAGATGTAGAAAAAGTATTAGTTGCTCTAGTTGTTGGCGCACTGTTTTGTGAAACTGCAGTAGAGGTCATATTAAATGATACTCCAGCACTCCAAGCACTTGCTGTAGTTGATTCTCCTGCAGATGTATCACCTACGTTTGTAACCGATCTAACATACATGTATTGTGTTGCCGTAGATGATGGTCCAGTATTATCTGTTAATGGGCTTAAAGAACCAGTTTGATCTGGAGTCACTTGGCCTGTTGGGGCTGTTGCTGATCCATACCAATACATTTGATAACTTGGTCCAGATCCTCCAGAAAAAGTAGCAGTAACTGGGCCACCTTGTGGACCTGGAGTCACCGTAACCGATGTTGGAGGAGTTAAACGCAAATTAGTTAGTCCAGATGTTCTAACATAAGGAGTCCATGTTGTTCCATTTGCAGATGCAGATACATAAAAATAATAACTACTTCCCAATGATGGGTTGTTATTATTTCTATCTGGATCTCCAGGACCCCATGCCCAAGAACCAGCAGATGCAGTAATAGTACTTCCATCTACAACTTTTTGTTCATCATAACTTACTCCTGGATCTGTTGGTGCCGTGGGGCTACTACTCCAATAAATTCTATAATAAGCTGCATATGTTGCACCAGACCAAGATACGGTAATTGTATTTGAGCTACCATTATTTGATGCAGTAACTGAAGTAGGTGCAGTTGCTACTTGAGGTATTGTAACTTGAACTCTAGTTGTACTGTAAGAGCTTACATTTACATTAGATGTATTTGAAGTAGACTCTAATGCAGATCTGACCCAGAAATAATATGTTCCTCCAGGTGTTGGATTAAATCCAGGAGTGTAAGTTATTGTACTTGTGTTTTGTGTTGCAGACCCTGAATCATATCCAGTTCCATCTGATGGGTATGTAGTGTTGTCAACTCTATACCAACTCTGAAACCATGGGCCTGATCCACCTGTATAGGATATAACAAAAGATGTACCGTTCCACACAACTCCAGTTGGATTTGGTGCAGATAATGCTGGAGAAATTACAACGCTTGTAGAGCCATTTGAATAGTCTGGTATTGTTTGAAAGTATGGATAATATTCACCAGCATTAGAATACTGTTTTATATTTGTAAAGGATGGTTTATTTGTGCCATAGGACCATTCTCCTACTGGCAGCCATCCGCTATTATTTCCATCCCCGTAGATAATTTTATATTGTCTTGGGTATGAGTTTCCTCCACCTAGAGCACCAATTGATCCAGAAAATGTTACATCTGTATTTACTTGAGCAGTAGTAGGAGATGCACTAAGTAATAAATTTGCTGCTGGTCTAGAAATATACCAAAGAGCTCCTCCCACAAGATCTGCATAATATTTTCTTATTGAATTCTTTAAAACACTGACCTCTATATCAATACTCCATCTATCAGTACTTGTAGTACTGCCTGTTGGGGTATAAGTTGTTGATCCAAACAGAGATGAGCTTATTACTTCATTGTGGGTTAATGTAGCGGTATTGCCAGAAATTGAAATTTCATTAATATATGTTCCGCCGTAGCCAAATTGTGTGCTTGAACCAGTGTAAGTAGTCCATGCACTAGAAGCAGATGCTCCATAATTTGTTCCAGCCATTGAATAGTAGCTACTGGTTTGCCAGTTATACATTCTATATCTAATTCTATATGTTGTACTTCCATCAACCCCTGTAACATTAGATCTAATTTTCATCAGACCGCCTACTGGTATATAGCCCCTGTTATCTGTACCCTCATTGCTATAGTAATCTAAAATATCTAATGAGGTAACTTCAAGCGCCGAGCCTGGGGCTGTAGAATCTTCTGCAGTAAATGGGCTGTTTGGGGTAAAGCCAGATACAGGAATTACTGGAGATTGAGTATTTGAATTATTTAAAGTAAGTCTGGCAGCATAAAATTTATTTGGCTGTATAGCATAATAGCTTGCTGTACCAGATTTTGTTGTTGTGCCAGTTACGGACAGGGTATATAGATCTTGAATCTCTACCCGATTGCTTGCTGTTAGCGTTTCGGAGGCAGAATCTACAGCAAACCATTCTATATAAGAATCATAGAGGTCTGGCTTTCTGTACCACTCATCTTTATAGGTAAAGTTTGCATATAAAGTTTCTGGAACATCTACGTTAGTATTTGTTAAATCTATTGTTCCGCTAGGTCTTTGTCTTATAATGTATACAGGAGCACTTTCAGAAAAAACTGGTCCACCTGCTGAATTTGATGCTCCAACTCTGAATGTAAGAAAGTTTTTATCAAAGTAGTCTCCGTCGTCATACCCTAAATAACTTTCAGAGTTTGTCAACATATCTGCTCTTCCAGTTGAAGAAGTATTTCTTGAACTTGATGTGCCTGAAACATAGAATTGTGGATCAAATATATTGTCGTTTGAATCACCAGTAGTATTATATAGCCATTGATAAATAAATGTTATGGTGCTTCCGTTACCAGAAGTCCATGTTCCATCATACCCCCACAGATGATTACCTAAGCTGGTGCTTGGCCAACCTGTTGTAGGAGTTGTTGTGGGAGGGCCCATCTGCTGAACTGGAGGAGCTTCAACTACTGGGTTTACTGTTCCAGCAACAGAGCTATTAGTTCTAAATGTATTAAGTCTTATCTTTGGTATATCGGTACCAACAAATGGCCTATTGCTTGCGGTATCATATATCTTTTGCCAGGTATAAGTGCCAGTTTTTATATAAGCTTTTCTTATTGCCTGCCAAGTAATACCACCAGTTTTTAAATATACTTTTTTGACTCTTGACCAAGTATATTCCCCAGTTTTAATATAAGTTTTACCAGCCATCTTTAATCCCTTGTGCTTAAGATTATGTCGCCAATTAAGCCCACGTTATAGAAGTTGCCGCCACTGGTTATAGCAGTTTCTGAGCTTCCAGATTTAAATATAGTTCTACCAACGGACACTGTGCCGTCACTTTTTATCATAAGCATTGCGGCTTTTTCATCTCCGTAATAATTGTTGTGTGCTCGGCCTGACAAGTTTTTAAAAACATACGCACCAGCAGTTGCGGAATTTAAAACTATTCCAGTGCTTGTTGCTGAAATATAAGAAGACCCAGCTCTTAAAAGTGCTGATATTGGATTTTGGCTTAAGGTTAAAGCCCCTCCAGATGTAACTCCAGCAGTTGCTTTTATGGAAATAGTTGATGATGTTGTTGATGCAGAAGCAGCTGATGAGCTGGCGTAAACAGAATTTGGATCGTCATCTTCATCAAGTGTACTTGCTGCTTTATTTTCAGTTGTAATTGTAGGTATTGAAACTGTGTCTTGATCTATTTCATACCCTTGCTTAAATGTAATTGTTTGATCTGAAGAGTCAAGTATAAGTCCGCTAGAAGATAGAGATGTGTCATCAATTGTCCATCCAGCAATTTTACTAATTCCACTTTTTGACAACTCAAATTTTGGCGTAGCTACTCCGCTTGTATATGCTGCAATTCCACCAGAGTTAATTAAAATTCTATCTCCAGAACTAGCGCTTGCTCCTATAAAAAATGTTCCAGTAATATCTAAGTTGCCAGTAATGGTTCCAGAATTTGCTGTAATCTTTCCAGTAATTTCTGCATCTGTAGATATAAGTTTTCCAGTAGATGCTGCAATTGAAGATGCTCCTACTGTCAAAGAGCCTCCTGTAATTGTTATATCTGAAGCTGTAACTGCTCCAGCTGGAGTAACAGAAAATTTGGCTGATGAGTTTCCAGCAGATACTGGAGACCCTGCCCAAATTGCATACGTGCCAGATGAACTTATTCCAGTGTATGTACCAGTAGTTCCTCTTTCAAATTTAGATGAATCAATTGTCCACCCAGCAATTTGTCCATACTGTGCATAAATTCCACCATCTGAAGTATCAAGTCTTAATTGAACTGCGCCTTTTTTAATTGCAAGCCCGCCACTATTTAACAAAAATCCGTCGCTAGTTAAATTTCCAGACACATTTAATGTTCCTTGAAAAATAGAAGCCCCAGATGCTCCCATAGAAATATTGCCACCAATGGTTGTTCCGCCTGCAACTCCCAAATCTCCATCAATAGATAACTTAGTTCCATTCCAAGAAACAAAGTTGCTAGATGCTCCACCTATTTTAAATAATGCAGATTGAGCAGAATCAATGTACCAATAGTTATTTGGATTTAAAACAAGACCACGTTTGCCTGTGTCTACTCCGTATCCAAACTTAAATGTTCCAGTATCAGTTCCGCTTACTCCAGCTTCAAAGTATCCAGTGGTTGAAACATTTGTGCCAACAAATGGGGATCCGCTTACCGCAATGTTTGGAGAAAGAGCGGTATATGCAGAAGAAGTATTATTAAATTCATCATAAGAAGCAATGCCAACTTCGTAAGTAGTTCCTAAAGCTAATCCTGCAAGCCTATATGTTGTTGCATTACCTGGCGAGTCTACATAAGAATAATTTTCAAATGGCGCTGATGCTTTGTATGGCCTAAATCTAATTCTATATCCACGAAGAGTTGAATCGGATACTCCAGTCCAAGAAATATTTACAACTCCATTGAATCCAATTGTTCCAGTGCTATCTGTTCCTGCTGTTGCAGATATTGTTGAAGGAGCAGCAGGTGCATTTACGTCTGCAGCGATTGCATCAATTGGAGTAACAGATTGCTCTGCTGACCACGAAGATGTAAATCCATCATCTGTTATATATCTAATTTTAACATATCTAAGAGTGTATACGGTCTTCTTTATAATTGCTGGGCTTGCTCCGCTAAAAACTAAATCTAATTCTGTTGGATTGCCAGCCCCCCAAGAACTTCCACTTTCGTAAACCTTAGCAAAGGAAGCTCCAGGTGGCAACGTCCAGGTTGCAGTGTATCCATTTGTAATTGCAGTTAATGTAAATGTAGGAACTACTCCAAGCAAAACATTTGTTTTTTCAGATACAGTAAACGATACGCCAGAGTCACGATTATCTAATGAATCTGCTGAAACAAATAAGCCAGTAAACGATGTAAAGTACTGTCCAAATGTGTTATATAGTTCTTGCTGAGTAATTAAAATTGATTGTGATGTTCCAGATGTGCTTGGAAATTTTGTAAAGAATCCATTGTTAGATCCGTTTGTTAATCTTATAACAAACTTTTTAGCGTCCGCAGATACTGTTGCTGTTATTAATATATTATTTCCAGACCAAGATGCGGTGATTCCAGATGCTGGAGTAGGAGGAGTAACATCTAATGCTGCTGCTACTGGATCTACTGGTGTTACTGAAACTGGATCAGAGTATGCAGTATTTCCTGAAATCTTATCTATTAGCTTTATTCGAACCCATCTCTTTAAAACATCACCAACTGTTACTGTTGTTGGGTTAGTAGAAGTTACTTTAACCTCTGTCCATCCAGTAGTTGGAGCAGTATTAGAATTAGAAACAGATTCTTCAATAATTGCATGCTCAAAATTTTTGTCAGTTTGTTTAGTAAAAGAAACTATATACCCTAAAGATGATGGGGTTACTGTAATCGTTGGCTTTGTTAATTTTGTTGTATAGGAAGCTGTAGTTACTGTATAGCCATCTGACCACTTACTTCTAGTTCCGTCTGGGAAAACCCATTGAAAATTAAATGCATGTGGAGTGCCTGGTGTTAAATTTAAAATTGGTATAATAAAATAATCTTGTTCTGTGGTCTTTGAATTATTTTTATCTAAGTCTTTAGGGAAATAGCTTAATCTTTCTTCGTATGCGCCAGCCATTTAAAACTCCAGCAATAACTTGTATTCAATGTCTACGGGTCTTCCTGGCTTCTTTATTAACGGGGTAGACAATACGGATCTACTAATTATTCCATATCCTGGATCAAAGGTATCTTCATCATTAACTCTAATGCCATCAAAGTAGACTGTTGTGTTCCCGCCAGCTGCTGTTACGGCAACTCCTATTTTTGTAATAGATGCAGGATCTGGCAAGTTTGGAGAAGCAGTATAATTTGAAAAAAGGCTGTTCATTGACAGACTTTGTATTCTATCTCCTGAGCCAGTTGCGGGAGTAAAATCAACATAGTAGTATGCTGTTGGAGAACTATAAAACTTTACTCTAATGTTAGATAAGTTATTGTCTGATTTTTTGTAAGCGATAGATATAGTATCATTAATGCTATAGCCTGAGATATCATAAGAATCTAAAGAGTTAGTGTATTCTTTTGTTGTACCAGAAGTTGCATCTACTCTAATCATGCTATCATCAATTTTTGATAAAAATGTGTAGTTCCCAGAAGCATCCTGGGTATTACTCTGAATAGTTGGATTGAGTATTCCGTCAAACCAATTAAAATTATTTGTAAAAGAAGAAATAAACTGACTATCATAGTTGTTGAAAGAAGATCTACCTCCAGGATAAAGACCTATTTCTGACACTACACCAGACACATCTTGTGGAATTGTTGAGGAATAAACAACATTATATTGAAATACTGGATTGTTGCTTCCATCTACCCCAGTTTGAATTACGTCAAAACTTGATAAGAGGACGGGCAATCTATAAAATTCAAACTCTAGTTTAGTATCATTCCCATTAGCATCGACAGGAGTAGAGCCTATTCCTAATGCTAGCTCTCTGCCAGAAGAAGAATTAACCCCTGCCAGTTGACCTGCTAAAAATCTTTTACCAAATTTAGTTATCATTTTTTCTCTACTCTCATATCAATTGCTTTTAACATTTTACCACTGCTATTTTTTACTTTAAAAACTATTTTTGCAGAAGGTATTCCAGCCAAATCAAAAACCACTTCGTTAGAAACAATTTCTATATCTGATAATTTGGGCCTGTCATTACCTTCAGGGGGATCTTCAGGTTCTTCTGGATCGTCTGGATCATCTGGGTCTTTTGGTTCTTCTGGGTCATCTAGCCCATCATTAGCCTGCTTACCACCAAATCTGGCTGCAGCAACATTTGGCTGTAAATATGCTAGATAGTTTGAGTTGGCAACAACGTCTATATCTGAACCAGCAACCGTAACAATTGGGGCTGTTACTGGAGAGGAGCTTGCAGACTTCTTGGAATTTTTCATCTTTTTTATTATACCATTTACTGACTATAAATAGATCTAGCAGTTATTTTAGTATTAAGCCCTCCCTCAAAGCTGTTATTTATATTAGATACTATAAACTTCTGTGTTCCGTCGAATCCATTTGCAGGATAGTTAATTGTAACAAGATCTCCCACAGAAATCAAGGGGTTGGAGAATACTTCTAGTTCGCAAACTGACTGCTTTTTAGACCATTGCTGTTTAATCCACTCAGATAAGCTCTTAGCATCCGACTCCCTTTGTATCCAGGCCGACTCGAAAGTTGCCTGCTCTGGAGTAGTAAATTCATTTATTGTTTTATCCAGATATTCATTTTGGCCAGACTGAACAATAGTGTTTCCTAGGATAGTAAAAGAGGCAAACTGAGAGTCATCTAGCGGAACAAACGTACCCGCATTATTTACAACATAAACTTCGGCTCCAAAAGACGTTAGCCTTGATCCTAAAACTTCTACATACTGGCTTAGCCCAACGCTTGCAAAAACTGGGAATGCGGGCCTAGAGTCAAATTTAATATCTATCTTTTTTAGCTCTCTTGCAACTGTGCCAAATTCATCTACCGTTCCGCCAGAAACACCAGTGTTGTCAAAATTACTTGTAAGCTTGTCTCCATAAAGAAAATCTAGTGTTGTACTTCCAAATCTTCCGTAATACTGATCTTTAAATAAACCCTTGTCATACTGATCTTTAGTTAAGGGGATTGCATATACGTAATCAAAGAAGGTAGTTCCTGTTCTTGAGTATATAGCTATATTTGGAGTGGGAACAATAATATCGTCTGCGTCAGCTGCTGTAATCTTAAATCCATTAATAAATACGTCTATAGCAATAACCTCATTGACTGTATCATGCTTTACACGTATGTCAACCTTATAAGAAGTAGATCCTGATAAAAATGCTAATGTTTTATTTATATCCGACTGCGAATCAGTAAGAGATGTCATAATGCCATCTTTAACTTTAAATACCCCTAATGACTTATCTGATCCGCTTTTTGCTAAATTAGCTGTTGTTTCTAAAGAGACATAATATCCATCATCTCCATTAGCACTTGTAAAGAATCCAATTCCCCCAGCCGCTGATACATCCTTGACGGTGCTTTTAAAAAACATTCCTGTTCCGAAAGTGTAGTAATCTCCAGAGTAATCTATGGCCATATTTTTTACAGCCACAGAGTATAGTTGCTTGTTGGTAGAATCAGATGTTATTTTAAATAAAGACTTTTGAATTTCTTTAACCGACGAATTTGTTTCTGTTGGAACTGAATCTAAAGATGGTGGATTTGCTACAGATGCTAAAATATCAGATGACACAGAGCTTGGTGCCAGAGGGTCTGAGTTGGCTTTAAATACATTATTGTATCCTGACCACCCAATTTTAGCGTTTGCCCCAGCAGCTGTATGCGCTGCTATAGCTGTGCCCAATGCGCCTCTAGTTTTAATTCTTATTCTTCCAGTTTGTCCTATAGATTTATTAGCAGCTTTTGTTGTTGTCATATCGTTTGCAATTTTTTGCAAGTCGCTCTGCTGCTTGATGTCAATCTTTTTTATAGTATCATTGGCGCTGTAATACTGATACTCAACTGCGTCATACTCTATAATTTCAGAATCAATAACTAAATATCCAGAGTAGCTATAAATAATTTGTTTTTGTTCTTGATTAACTATGATAGGAGATAGGCTAATATACTCTCCTGCTCCTGCGGTTGCTGACAATGCGGTATTAAGCGAGTATGCTCCTAGATATGCAGATCCTGACTTCCATAAAGGCTGGGCGCTACCAAGCAATTCGCTGGCTGTTACTGGATTCCATAATACTTTTACTTGGTTAATTGCTGGTAAATCTATTTTATTTAAAGACATTATGTTAGGTAAAATGGTTCCGTCTTTTGCATACTTAAAGTTCCAGTGTGCAGTAGTTTGAGAAAATAAGTAGTCTCTTGTATAAAATTGAAGAACGTTGTTTTCATCAAAGGTCGCCACCATTTGCGAATCTCTACAGAGTTCCTGTATGGCATTCCAAACACTTTCACTGTCATCTGTCCACCAATATATAGGACTGAGTATAGATTCATCTTTTACTGTACCCACCGTTGGCTTGTAGTTTATATTATAGTTGGTAAAGCCTACATTATCTAAAAGCCTTCTTATAATTCCTATTGCCGAAGTGTCCTTGCAAACCATTCCTGGAACGATTATGTCTTGCAAAGCTTTAGCACCATCTAAGGCTGTTAAATTAATATTGCCAAATTCAGATGTATTCCAGCTATCAATATAAAATGTTCCCTGCTTTACCCTTTGGTGTGTACCCTTTGAATCACTAAATGGCGCAGCTGAATAATAAACTTTTATATATGGCTTTAGCTCGGCACCCTTATACATATACAAATATGATGAATTGAATGCTGTTCCCTTTTCGTATGAAACAATTTTTCTTGGGGATTCATAAGAAAGCAAAGAGGCCGACATTGAGTTTGCTGAAACTTTTCCAACTGGCAATATATCATCAGCGCTAGTAGATGATTCTTGGGATGTAGAAAAACTTATCATGCTATCAGTTAGGTCTGCTACCCATCTAGGAGATAGCTCAATGACTCCAACATGTGCATTAGTTACGCCTGCTGTTGTTAGCCTTAAAGATGTTATAGGCACAGGAGCTGATAATGTTGAAGGCTCCGTAGTTGTCCAAGATGTTCCGTTATAGTATAAAGTTAGAGTTCCTGCATCGTAATTTTTTGTTCCGCTAGTAGTGAATGGTTTGATTGCAGAACTTGACCCTGTTGCAAGTTGAACATTTCCTTCTTTAAATATTGTCCATGTGCCTGGAGTTGAATGTGATATCTCAAACCTAACAATAATTTTATTTGTTAATATTGTTTGTCCATTATATGTAATTGTTATATCTGCCCCTACTCCTTTTTGAGTAAGATGATATTTGTAGTACGTATCTATGCCAGGGTAATAGGTTCTGTAGTTTAGTCCGTAATCTACGTTCTTGGGATCCAGCCAAGTTTTGCTAGGAACGTCTCCAAAAACTCCATATTTAACTCCAGCTCCAACGGGCCTAAAAGCTTTTGTAACAGAAGACAATGGAAACAATTTCTTGTAAGGTTTTGACTGATCGCCTTTAGTGTACTCGGTACCTGTAACCGTAATATTATCTACCATTGAGTTCATATTATATTCAATGGTGCAGCCGACATTAGCTTCAATTGTAGTATTCTGTTCTATAATGTCTTTAACTGCTGGTAAATTAATCATTAAACTTCTTCCAGTGAAATAGATACGTCCCAAAATGCTTGTGCTGTATCCGCCGCTTTTCCCTTTACATTTCTTTTGATCATATTAAATGAGCATGAAGTAAAGCTTGCAACAAAATCTTCAGTTCTAGCTGAGTTATAGGCTATTCTTACATTAAATGTTCCTTGGCCTTTAGCGCTTAAATAAAACGTTTTTATATCTTCTGCTCCCCAGCCTGAATCTACAGTCATAGAAGAGTATGAAGGGATATTGTTCCAAGAGGTAGAAACATTCTTCTTGTCGGCTATAAATAGCTTTCTAAGGCTTCCATTAGACATTCTGGCTGTTTGCTCAATACGTTCTACGTTTATAGATACTGGGGCTCTATTATGCTCAGTTAATTTTTGCCACGTACCAACGGCATCCTGTATAAATAATGCCGAACCTACTGGTAAAGTTATAGCCATTAAACACTTCCTCCTATTCTTCTGCCGACTCCTTCTTTTGCATTAATCAAAGACAGCTCCTGCTTAAAGCTACGCATTACGTCATCTACTGTAACAGTTGTTCCATTTAATGCTATATCAATATTGTAAACATTATTGCTGCTTGGGCTATTACTAATATTAACCCCAGACATTTTAGTTCCAGAAGGTATATCATACCTTGGCATGGTAGCAGCATTTGGATAAATTATTCCTGAAAACTTAGGCTCAATAAGAATTCCTTCTTGTTGTGCACCCAATGGATTAATTCTATCATTGATCTCCATAAGTTGTCCAGCAGCAAATCGTCCGCCCAAAGAACTCTGCCTTACTGCTTCTTTAGGACCAATTCCAAATCTTTTTTGTACCTTGTACTTAACTCCATTAGGATCTTCAATTATATCGCCAACTTCTAATTGATCTCCAGCAATTACTGCTTTTCTTGCATCATTCGTCAAGTATCCGTCCTTGCCATAAGGATTTTTAAGAGTGGCATCACTTGCGTTACCATCATACATTGCTGAATAAAGGTCTCCCGCAGTAGCATACTTACCCTTCATTCCGTCTTTTACCTGATCGGTATAAATTGTAACGTATGGGGCATTAATTCCATTTTTTAAAGCATTAAGAATTTCATCTACAACTCCAGTAGCTGGTTTTTCAATTCCAAGTTTCTTGCCCAGAGTTTCTAAAGCAGACATAGTCTCTGTAAACTCTTTAGTCATTTTAAACTTGTCGCCTTCAGTTTGAAGTTTATTAATTATGTTAGATAGGTTAGTGCTATATGTAGTCAAATCTTTATTAAGATTGTCTGCTTTTGTTTGAAGAACTCCTAATTTATCTCCAGCTAAAGCTGCCTTGTCTGCAAGCTTTGTGTTCTTGGCAGTAAGTGAATCTATTTGATCTTGTAAGGGTTTAATCTCAAGCTCTGCTTTGAGGGTAATTGCCTCTTCTGCTGATTTACGATTAGATTCATTTAGTATCTGCTCTATACTCATTTGCTCTTCTGCATAGGCTGTCATGTTGCCAGTTGCAAGAGCTTGCTGTGCTCTTAGTTGAGCCTTCTGAATTTCTAGCTGAGCGTTTTCTGCTTCAGTTGCTTTACGAATTCCATTGATTTTATCTTGAGCAGCTTTTTTAATTTTATCTATCTGTTTGTTTAATGAAGCAATTGCATCTCGGCTATCTATTTGAGCTTTTGCAGATTGCCCCTTTTGAGCAGTTTGAAGATCTTTAATTTGTTGAGTTAACTTACCATACTTTGTGTATTGTGCACCCACTGCACCTGTTGTTTTTATTGTGTCATTAATGATTGAGGCAAGTTTAACTGCAGCTACAGCGGCAGTACCACTTAATGCGTTTACGTCTAAATTAGTTCCTTGAACTAAAAGTTGAAGTTTAGCAAAAGATGTGACTAGAGTATCTGTAGTGTTTAGAACTTCCGCTAGTTCTGGATTTGCTTTACCAATTTCAGCAATAATTTTTGTTGTTAAGGTAGACTGATTTTGATAAGAAGCATTAATAGCATCAATTTGTTCTCTTGTCGCTTGACCAACTGATTTTGCAACACCCTTATTCTTTTCTGCTGCCTCTGCAGTCTTTTTAACTGTTTCATCAATTGATCCAGTAATTGCCGCAAAAGTAGTTAACATTGCTGCGGCTTGCCCCTCAACGTCTGAAACTTTTAGCGCTGACTCAAATGTCTTTGTTGATTGAATTGCAGCTTGCTCTAATGTTTGAATACCTTGGAATGCTTTTGTTCCTATTGCGCTGCCCGCCATTGCGGCTTTATTAGACGCATCTACAATGGCATATATTTTAGCTGTTGCAACCGCAGCAGAATCTCCTGCTGCCATAAATTGAGCCTTTAATTGAATTGCAGTTTGACCAACATCTTTTCTATCTGTTTGATCAAATAGCTTGATGTAATCCTGCATAGTAGATTTAACTTGAACCTTAAGCTTTTTGTATTGTTCAATTGTCATATGTATTGGGACGTTAGCTTTTGTCATGCTCTCATAAATCATTTTATTTTGAGCCTTTAGATCTTTAGCATCTTCGATAGCAGTTTTTATTTGCTTATTATAATCGGTATACTTGTATCCTGCTTTGGCAGCAGCATCTGCTGTCATGCCAAATGCTGTTCTATTAATTCTTAATTCTTCTGTGTGATCTTTATGTCTTTTAATTAGGAACCCAATGGTTGCTGTAACCGCAGTAAATGCTATTCCTATAGGACTAGTTAATTTAAGTAGTGTTGCAAATCCTTTAAGAAGTGGTCCAAATATTCTTAGTATTCCTGATAGACTTCCTCCAGTTTTTGATGCTGCCTGCGCTAATCCATTTAGTGGACCTATTGGCTGCTTTAATTGAGTAGGAATTTTATCCATTTGTCTAGACATCATTCCCCCGCCTGCTGGCTTGCTTCTAGCAGAACCAAATCCCATTCCCATACTTGCAATTAGAGATGCGATTTGTATAGCGCTTCCTAGTCCTCCGCCAACTTTTTGCCCAAGCATTTGTCCGCCATATGAAACTGCTAATCCAGCTCCTATGCCTCCTAGAATTCTGCCTCCTCTGCGAGGAGCCTGTTCTTGAACTTCATCACCATTGTTTAGGTATTGAATTTTAGGAACCATTCCGCCAAGATTATAACCTGGAACCATGCCTCCACGATTCATTCCAAACATTTGTTTTCTTAGTTTAGAAGTTGACGGAGTCCATGATTTATTATCCCAGTTTGCATATTTAGTTCTTAAGATTTCTCTATCAATTTTACTTAAGCTCTTACCACCTGAGCTAAGCACATCTGATGCAGATGATTTAATAAGTACATCTACAATGTCTGGCTCTAAAGCCCTTTGCAGATGTCCCTGAGCATTTGTTACATATCCGTACGGTCTCTCTTTTTCAAGATTGCTGATTAGCTTTCCATACATTAAATTTTGTGCTTTAGGAGTAAGTCCTGAACTTCCAAATAATTTCTTTCCCATGCCAAGAGATAAAGAAGTGGCTCCCCAACTATCTCCTATTTTCCCAAACTTAGCGCCTAAGTTTTTAAATGCAGTACTCTTTAATACATTGCCTATTTGGCCTCCTGCATTATATCCTGGAATTATACCGCCACTATTTCTAAAGATTATGTCTGGATCATTTGCAACTACAGATGCTCCAGACCCTCTAATTCCAACTCCTCTGGCTGTGCCAAGCTTTTGCATTTCATCATAAAAATTAACATTTGATTCTGGAATTTTTAAATCTTTTAAATTTTTCTTTAATATGTTTCCAGCAAACTCTTCAAATGTGTCTGAATCTTTTCCAAATGCAGATCCTCTAGCTCTTAATCCACGTGTTAGTTCTTCCCAAGCTTTTCCAAAAGCACTGTCGATATCTCTTGACGGATACCCTAGCTGCCTTGCTGCCGATCTCATTGTTGAAAATGGATTTAGCGGAGTGTTATTTAATGAGCTAAGAATAGCTTTTGGATCTCCGCCTGCGTTAAGTGAAAGATTTCCTCCAGCTCCATATCTTGCTTGTGGGCCAAAAAGTGCTGGGGAAACATATTGTCCACTTGAATTTCTTGCTCCCGCTGGGGCAAAGTGACTTCTATCTAATCCGCTCCATATTGCGTTTACCTCATCCTTAGAAAGCGATTCTAATTCTTTTTGAGTATATGCTCTTCCTTGTGGACTTTTAACAGCCCATCCAGAAATATGGCTCTCTATTAAGTCAGCTCTTCTTGCACCAACGTCTTGTCCAGTTGCAGTAGACCAATAGTGTCGTGATAGAGGATTTCCTCTTACCGATACAGTTGCTCTGCTTTTTGCTCTTGAAAAAGATCCTCCAAACATTCTAGCAATATCTGCAGCAGATGGTCGTAATCCATATCCGCCTTGTTCTGAAGAAACTGGTCCACCTAAAGTTCCTTGGTTAATTGCATGTAGCAGCGGTAGGTTTCTTTGAGTTGCTTCTTTATTTACAACAAATTCTCCTGGAGTAAGCATTGCTGGTACTGTATCTGTATTGCCAGTTCCTGGAACAATGTTTCCCCTGTTTAATCTTTTTGGAACTGTTGTTTCAATGTTATATCCTGCTCCTGAAGTTCTTACGCCTAGGGCTCCTGCTACCTTATTAATAAAATCTCTAGTTTTTCCTTTTTTAAATAACTCTCTCATATTAGACTTGCCAGTTGCATCAACTACAGGCTGGTTTAAAGTAGGTACCACTGTTGGATTTAAAGTTCTTCCCATTGAGACTGCGTGAGCCTGCATAGATGTAGAGATCATTCTTTCTGTTTCTAAGTTTAATGCTATAATTTTTGCTCTGGCTTGTTCAACATTTATTTTACCTGCACGTAATTCAGAAACAATTAAGGCCGATTCTCTTGCAGCGTTATCTGTTAGCTTGGAAACAATTGGTAAAATGTCATCAAATTGATTCATAAAGTCTTTACTCAATAATCCAGTTGCAACCATTTGCTTCTTAAGCTGGTCTATTTCTGCTTTAGATTGCATTGCAAGTGTCGCCATCATTGCGTGATGCCTTGCAGCTTCTCCAGCTACAATTCCAGTTGATGCTCCATTTACTCTTGTAAGACCAGGAACATCTGGTAAATTATCGTTCATGTATATCTGAGGATTTTGACCAATTTTTTGATTTACGGGAATTGATCCTGGAACCATTCCAAATATCGTCTGCTGAAGTCTTTCAGCCTCTGTCATTCCAGACCTAGGCACCATGTGAGTACTTGCACGAGATCCCATTGGTCCAACTAGAGGGTGTGCTGGGTTTACAACTCTTCCTCCGCCTGCCATAACAAGGCTTCCAGCCATTGTGCTTACTGCTGGGCTTATAGACATTGATCCAGATTTTGCTTTTGCTTCTAGCAATGAGAATTCGTCTAATAGGTTTCTAAGTGCTTGTTGCAATACTGCTGCTGCTTTAGCATCGCTATAGAAAGATTGTTCTACTAATTTTCCAGCTTTTTCTGCTGCCATCATTTCTGGAGTTAAATATTTAAATCCTTCTCCACCTTTTAAAAATGCTTTTATGTGGAAAACGCCTTTTGCCATATTACCAAAGAAGTTTGCAAGTAAACCAGTTAACATAATCAGTGGGCCAGCAATTGCTGTAACTCCACCAAGTAGTGCTAGTATCTGCTTAACTGGTCCAGGCAAGTTCATAGCAAACTGGACTATCTTATCTACTACTGTAATTAAAGCAGTATTAATTGTTAAAAATTGTTCTCCCACTTCCGCCAGAGAAGCCTTTAATCCCTCTAATGCTCTTCTATATTTACCAGATGCGGACTCTGTTACTGCTGTTAATTCTCGATCAGCTACCTGCGCTAACCCGTCGGTAGATTCTTTCATCAAATCTAAAACTTTTAAAGTCTGGCTTCCTTCTCTTCCTAGGTTTTCAAAAAGAGCATTAAGTCTTGAAAATTGAAACTTACCAAATAGCTGCTCAATTGCCTGTTGCTTTTGTAGTGGGTTTAAGTTATCTAAAGCTCCTTGTAATGCCATTAAGGTTCCAGTAAGGTCCCCAGCATTATTATTTACTATCCCAAGTAAATCAATTCCAAGCGTTTCAAACTTGCCAACGGCTACATCTGTTGGGTTAATTAAAGATGCTAATGCTGACTTTAATGCGTTTGCTCCTTCTGAAGCATTAATTCCGCCTTCTCTCATTGCAGTTAAATATAATGCTAAATCTTTTACATCTCCACCAAGTCCTTTGACAATAGGGCCAGCTTTAGGAATTGCCTCCACTAAGTCATTAAGAGTTGTTGATGTTTGGTTTTCAACTGCGTTAAGAAAGTTAATTGATTCTGATAATTCATCTGTATTGGATTTAAATGCAGACTGAATTGCAAGCGTAGCCTTCATGGCTTCTTGTCGATCTACTTCTCCAAGTACGGCAAGTCTAGTTGTTTCTCTAACAGATCCTAAAAGGTCGTCTCCAGTTTTTCCAGTTGCCGCAATATCCGCTGCTAGACCAATAGTTTCTTTAAAAGAAACTCCCATAGCCTGTGAAATTTCTTTTGCTGTTTGAACAACATCGTCTCTTACTTTACCCAGCTCTGCTGAAGAAGTTCCCGCAACATCTCCATATACCTTTGTTAATCTTACTAATTCTTGATCCGCTTCTCTAAATGCTTTTGCTGCAGCACTGCCAAACGCAACCAGCGGGACAGTAAGTCCGACTGTTAGCTGACGGCCTGTCCATTGAGTATTTTTACCAAAATTAATAATCTGACCAGCACCATCCTGGACAACCTTATTCATGATTTGCATTTCTGTTCTTGCTATTGCTGTAGCATTTTTTACTGCGTCTAGTCCTCTAGGGACCTGAACATTGAACTGCATAAGTCCTTGTGCGTTTCTTCCAAGTGGCTGTAGGACTGAGTTTTGTAGTGCTACTTGCTGTTTTGCTAGATCTCTAATAAGACCACCAGATGTTTTAGTTTGATCTCTAAAAGCGCTAAAGTATTGATTTAACTTTAATTTTCCGCCGTCAAGATTCTTACCAAACTTTTCTACATCTGAAGTAAGGCTTACGAAGTGTGTGGAGAACTGACCTGTGCTTCTTAATGTGTCAGAGAACGATCTGTTCATGACGGCAATTTGATTTGCCATCATCTTATTAGAGCTAGCTAATTTTTCTTGAAGTTTTGATAGGCTGGCAGTAACCTTATGCACATCGGCGATAAGAGCTGAGAAGTCGGCATTAGCGACTATGCGGGTACTGATTGTTTCGTCAGCCATTTATATTCAGGTTACTCCTTAGCATATCCTAGTCCTTCTCCAATTCCGAAACCAGCTTGCGCTGCGAATCTTCCTTGAAGTGATACTACATCGTCTGCACTGGCAGTTATGCCTGCGGCTCGCAATTGTATTTCTTCGAAACTAGAAGTTTTCTTTTCTTCTTCGTATTCGCCCATATCTACTCCAGTTAAAGAAGCTTGAAACTTCTTACTGTCGTAATCTCTTTTCTTCAAAGCCTTTAAGGTATTTACAAGTTCTGGCATTGAAAGACTTTCTTCTAGTTCCTGGTAATTCTTCCAATGTCCTAGTAAAAAAACTTCCCCCTCTAAAGCGGCTAAGTCTAGTTCTGACCAGCCAGAACCGCTGCCGCTAGTAGGTTTGGGTCGTCAAGCTTGATCCCTCCGCAAACTTCTAGAATGCGATTCATTGTTGGAACATCTAAGGCGTTCTCAAATGCTTCTCTGTCTGCTACCAATTCTGGTAGTTGTTTTTCTATTGCAATTGCACATGCATCGATCAAGATGTTTAGTGTGTCATCTTCTGTTTCTGATTCTGCCGTCTTCTTAATTGCTAGCATAAACTTACGAAGCTCTGCTATTGATAGGGGCTTTAGCTTTACGGTCTGGCCGTTTTGAAGCTGTACCTCTTCTACGCTATATACTGTTGTTGCCAATTTAGGTCCTCCTAGGATCTACTCATAAACATTATACTAAAAGAAATATCCTAATACAACCACAAAAGCCCCTAATTTCTTAGGGGCCTTTGTATCGTATTTAATAAATTAAATTTATTATGCTACTAGAACACGGTCAATAATCTTGCCGTACTCTGAGCCAGCGTAGCTAGCATCTGGGAGTAAACGGAAAGTTACTGGGAATGTTGTTGGTGTTGTACGAGCAAGTGAGAATTGTGACTGTTGTACAGACAATACTCTACGAGCATAGTATACACGCTCTGAAGCTGTTGAAGATGCTGTTGGAGCTAGTCCAACTGCAATTAGCTGACGCTCTGTTGGAGCTGCACCAAGTGCACCTGCCTCAAGACCGAGAGTGTCTTTCTTTCCTGTTCCAGTTCCTGTTGTTGATAGAGTTGATGCTGGTTGTCCGAATACTGTTGCAATGTTCTCAAGAGTACCTTCTGACATTTCTGTTGCAATCATAACTTCCATTGCTGACTTGAACAGCTTAGCTGTATCGAGCAACTGATCTACAGTTACTGAGTCGAATGTTGGGTTATATGTAATTTGAAGACCATTGTTAGTAAAACCAACGTTACGGTATCCAAATAGTCCTGCTGTTTGATTAACAGAGTTTAGTGTATTAGCGTATGATACGCCTGTTGCAAATGCTGGGACGCCTACTGTTCCTGCGCTTGATGCAATTGCTACGCCTGCTTCTGCGTTTTCGATGTAATCAGCGTCGTTCACGTCAATAGTTGACAAGAACAGTGGTGATGCACCGACTAGAATATTTCTAGCATTACCTACGGATTGTGCCATAGTTATTTCCTCCTATATTTCAATATATATATATTTTTGTTCAAATCTTAAATTCAAGCTGGCTAGGCTTCTTTCCTCTTAACCTAAGTTTATAATATTATAGGTAAAAAGGCAAACCCTAGGCAAATCTGCCCAATGTGCTTGAGGCCCCATTGGTATCTGTATCTCTTGAGTATTTTATTTCTAAAATGATCTCAGAGGAGAAAAATCCCTGAAGTTCTTCAGATGGTGCCGTTGGGGAGATATCTGCTATATGTATACTGTGAAACTTAAACATATCTGAAAGTCCTGTCCACCTGTTTATGTCTCTAGCCGACTCGTCCATTCTTCTAAACTCATCTGTCATGTAATTTCTAATCTCATTTATATCTGCCACCGAAGTTGAATATACGGTAAAGAGAATCTGCTCACAGCATATCAACCAATTGTCGTCATATGACATTCCAATCTTGTCGTAAACAATATGCTTTTTGCCGCTCATAAATTGATTTAATTCTGGCGCCTGCTGAACTGGAATAATTGGTATAATATTCTCGTTTAGGTTATCGCTCCAATAGTCGTCTTCGTCAAATATGTTTCTGGTATAAAGCTCTTTCCAAAGATACTTTCTTAGCTCCAGCATTGCGTCTAACTTGTAATTAGCCATTACATTGAACCTCCGAATGCTAAGGCTAAGGCTGAGTCAGCTTGAGCCCTAATAGAATTTGCTGAAAAAGAATACTGAACTCTTTTGATATTTGATGGAACTCCCAGTGCCCTTGTAATACTTGAGTTAAATAATCTTTGAAACCCAGATCTTTTCATTGAGTCGCTTACTAATCTACCGCTAAAAAATCTTGAGTAGGCTAGTGTAAATTGATTGGTAGCTGCAGATCCTCCAGGGCGACGAACTGTAACAGACGCTCCCTTTGGCATAAACACCACTTCTCCATCCATTTCAAATACAAGGCGCTCTGCGCTTTTAGGTTTAATTACTAACGGCTTACCATTTTCCATAACAGAAGCCTTATTTGCAAACATATGACTACGTCTTCTATTTGATGAGGGGACCATTGTTTTAGATGGCAAGAAATCATAGTTAATACCAAATGATAAACCAGTTTGTGTGGTCTTGTTTAGTTTAAACAGCCTATGGGTTTTGTTACCAGCCTTTTTCCATTCGTAAACATGATGCAAAGACTTGGGCTTACTTCTAGCCAATGCGTCAATATAATTTCCAAAATCTAGATTTATCTGATCAAACATAAGCTTGCTAAATGAATTCTGAAACTTTTTATTACTTGTTAGTTTTGCTATTACTGATGCTTCATAATATACGTATGCTGATATTTGTGCCACTGTACTGTCTCTCAATGGCCCTTTTTGATTTGAGTGCATCATTCTTTCAAGTCCGCTTGCTGCTTGAACTAGTAGTCCGCTATTATCCAATTTGCTGGTTCTCCGATCTCTTGAGAGATGAGTTATAAGCAATTACTCTACCAAACGGGTCTGTCATTGGTGTAGTTCCCATTACTTCAAATACTGTTGGGGTCTCACTTGGATAGTTAATTTCATTCCAGATTGTGTTTCCTTCAACATCTTTTATGTTGGTAACTTTTTCTCTAGCTGTTAATTTTTCAGAAGTTCTTACCTGAATAACTTGATCATTTAAATACTTGTTTGAAAAAATTTGCTTATCGCTAGATCGAGTCGTTGCAGAGTTGCTGATTACACCCTTTGCGTGACATGCAATTGTTTTATAGTAATTCCACTCTTTTACGATTGCTCCAGTATCTGGATCTTGAATTTCAGACTGTCTGTAAACATCTAAATTCATAGACAAGACAGAGTCTACGATGCCACTCATTATATAATCTCAGCTTTAATTGTTAAGACATAATCGGCTAACAGGTTGTCCGCAAAAGCGTTGCCTGTGCCTGTATAAGCATCTCCTGTATACTCAAAATCCCAGTCAAATGTTGATATAGACTTGACGTATTTGTTTCTCCAAGCAGTGTCCTTAGAGAAATAATCTTTTATAAGCTCAATAGCTGCTAGCTCTACATTATCTGGAACTTCGCTCCAACCAAATCTACCAGTTACTTTATAAGGAACTCCTGAATTAAATAATCCTGAGTAATCATGAATGCTGGGTGGAACCATACCGTTTGCTGTATAGACTGTGTTATCTACTAAACTTGCTCTATTAACTCTAATACCATATCCGCTTTCAGAAATCTGAACAGGGAAATTCCAGTTGTTAATATTATTAATATTGTCTAGTAGTAGGGTGTCGTTCATTGTTAGGCTATGAAGTGCATTTATCTTAGCAGGCAGCGGAAGAGTGTCTGAATCATATCCGTAAACTACCTGAATGTCGTCATATAGGAAAAACTTTTGCCCAGTATATTCTTCAATTTGTTTTCTAGCATAACGCTCTGCTTTTAATAATTCTTTGTAAGACTTGTATCCTGGATCAGATGAGTCTGTGCTAAATCCTAAATCTTGTACGTGGTTAAAATCAACATATGGGGTTACCACAAAAACTGTGTCTGATCTAACAACAGCAGTTCCGCCTATAGAGTATTCCCATTGTAGTTTCAGGGTTCTGCTTCGGCCAGTAAGAGAGTACGGAATATTTACACTGTAAGTTCCAGGATTGCTTTCGTCTATTGCTGATGTTAATGTGCTTAATAAAGTTGTAGGGAGTACGGCAGGACTAATTGTCGCATCTAGAGTGGTATCGTATATCTTAACAATAGGCAATGAATCTGTGACTGCAATGTCACCGTTCCAAAATACTTGATGAACAATTGGTGATTGTGATTTAACTAAAATCTCTGCCATTTTATTGACTTAGACTAGCTGTAATACTCCTGGACTTCTCTAGGAGATGCTAACCTAAAGCCTTCCTCCTTATCAAAAATTTCTTGAGCGATCTCTTCAGATAAGGCTACGAATGGATGCTCTTTGGTAAAAGTGGCTCCCATAATATCAAATCTAAAGTTCTCTCTGGTCATTCTTACTAATACTGTATTTTCTGGCTGTTCTACTTTTGGATCAAACTTTGGCAATACTTCTATTGACATGTCTTCCGTCTCTTCTTCAATCTTTTTAATAGTGCTGTTATATACAGACCATGTAACGCCCTCTTCTGCAAGAGAGGCAATAATATCAACCTTGGTTTTTAGGCCTTCGGTATCGACTGCAAAATCTTCTGCGATCTTTCTTAGCTCTGATATCTTTAATGTCTCAAATGACATGCAAATCTCCTATTTCTACTTAAAGCAATTATAGCATTGTTAAATTAAAATGAAAAGCCCCTAAAATTAATTAGGGGCCTTTCCAACTAGTTAAATCCTATTATTAGGAAGCAACCTTAACGTTACGAACAACTACCCAAGCATCTGCCTGCTCGATTTGAACGCCAACACGAGTATACAATGTGTACTCGATTGAGTCCTTACGTGGCTCGAAGAAGCGGTAAACGGTTACATCACGCTTGATACCAATAACTACGTTATTTGGGAATGTCAAGTGGACGTCTCCGTGGTTTCCTGATGGAGAAGAGTATGATCCAGTCTGTGTCTCAGGAAGAAGTGGAACTTCAACAATCGGAATACCGAATGCGAATGGTGCCACATATCCTGCTGGTCCACCTAGTGGTGAAACTCCTCCACGGATTACGCTTGATGCGATATCTTGTGGAATTGTTTGGTTTGTTCCAATGCTGTTAGCATATAGGAAATCCTGAATCAGGTTTGATCCTGCTAGGAAGCGAAGGTCTGCACGACGTTGCTTGTACTTACGTGGCATTGCCTTGAGTGCTTTGTTAAACAACTCACGGCTTACGCCTGCTCCAAGAGCATCTACTACGTGTGCATTTGCCTTTGCCTTCTTTACAACGCCATCAAATGACTTGTATAGGGCATCGGTTGTTAGGGATGTATCACCATTGAGGATTACATCTTCAATGTCGTTACCTGCCTGTGTTGCCATCAAACGTGCAATATGATCTTCAAGATCTGCACCTTCGATGTTATCTTCTAGTGACTCTGTTGAAAGTTCCCAGTCCATGCGGAGCTTCTTTGTAGTCAAAGAGATTTTTGAGAAAGTTACTGCGCCATTTACGGCTGTATTGTCACCTTCGGTTGCAAGCTTCATAAGCTTCTCACCAACGGACATACGATCAATCTCAGATGTGTCAGCCTTCATACGAACTGTACGGGCGACCTTACCGATTACGGTAGCGTCGAACATGTAGTCCAGGAAGCGAGCTGATTGTTCTGCGTTTAGGAGACCAGCGTTGCCTGCCTCGCCAGCTTTATGCTGACCAGTAGCAGAACCACCTGTGACTCCTGCAAAAGTACCTGTTGCAGTTGTACCTGCAGCGATAGCTTTTTCTAAGTTTTCATTACTCATTTTATATTTCACCTACCTTATTTTAGTTAAAAATTTCGTTCACGGAACCAAGGAAAGAACCGTTCCACTTTGATTTTTTGATCATTACTTCCTGAGACCCGCCAAGGTCTGAGGACTTCTTAATTGCAGTCTCTGATTCTACTGCGTCGACACGCTTTTGTACACCATCAATCGTGCTCTTGATATTTTCAACAGCAGTTGAGAGTGCTGTGTGTTGTTCTGCCAACTCTGAAATTCGGCTATCTACGCTCTTGCTGAACGTTTCAACTGTATCTTTAATTGTTGAAACTTGTTCTGCATTTGCCTCTGTAGCTTTATTCAATGTCTCTGAGAAAAATCCCTTAAGGTCGCCAAGCATTTTAGCAAAATCAGGTTCATCAACCATAACTTCTGATACATCGGCTGCTTTTTCTAGAGTTTCGGCAGGAGCGTCTTCTACTGGTGCTTCTACAACTGCTGGTGCTTCTTCGGCAACAACTGATGCTTCCGCAACTACAGTCTCTTCGACTGCTGTGTTTTCTGTGTTTTCTGACACTTCATTACCTCCTTCTATGTCTGCCTGTTTTGCAATTTGTGTTTCAGGCGTGGACAATCTTGATTTTTTATGTAAATCAAGAATCTTTTTTATTTCTTTTGCTTTGTTAACATCGTTTGACTCTACCCATCCGATTAGTGTTGCAGGCTTTCCTGTAACTGGGGAATCGTATGATGCTTCTGTTGAAATAAATACTGAGTCTGAGTCTGCACAATAAAAAATGTTTTCTGCTTTAACTTCAGTTGCTATTCCTTTAAATATTAGTTCGCCGTTCATCTTGGAGATAGAAAGGATGTTACATAGTTCGTTTGCTGGAGAGTCGACAATTGAAAGCTCCATTAAAGAATAGTCCTTAATAAATCTTGTTGTCTTACCAGTTGACTTATTGACTTCGTTATCTGATTCAATAATCTTTCCGCCGATTGAAAATCCTGTTAGAGTTCCATCTAGAACTTTTTCCCAAGTATCTTGAGCACCCTTTGAAACGTATGCGTCAACATAGACTCCATTATAAAATTCTTGCGACTTAGCATCATAGTATGTTTCTGGCTTAAATGAAATCATTTTGCCAACTGCATTTGAGCTGTGCATCTCACGAATGTTTCCTCGGAAATTTTCAAAAGCTTTAATGCTTGCTTCCATAGTTACTACGTCACCTGTCTGATCAACGTTGTCTAGTGTTGCAAAACCTGAGACAGTACGCTTTTCACGGTTGACTTTTGTAAATGGGACCGATAAAACTATCTGATCGCCATTGGAAGACCATAAGGATTTTTCAATGTTCATATGCTTAATTTTATAACGTTATCGTATATAAGGCAAATAATGGTTGAGCAGGGTCAGTCGACTTGTCTTCCGTCTCCTTGAGCATTTCTTCCCTCTCCAGAAATATCGGGGGAATTTGCAGACCTTTCAGAATCTCTAGCTCTGGTTTTTCCTGCCTGTGCTCTAACCTCTGCCTGTGCCTGTGGCTTTAACTCTACAACTTTATCTCCACCATCAATTGGAACCATGCCCATTCTAATTCTTACTTCATTAGGAGTTACTACCTGCATCCTTAAATATCTTTCATCAATTTTAGACTGAGTGTCTTCGTCGGTCAAAGTAAGCTCATTAAATTTAAGAAGCAGGGCATCGGTCATTTCTTCAATAATTTTATTTAATTTCTTTTCTAAATTCATTTGTGCTGGGCGGCATACTTGCTCTCTAAATGTTTTATCGGCATCTCTGGCTACCGCTAAATTTACTCCCTCTGGAGTTCCAATTTTATTAATTGGCACACGGTGAGATAATAGAATTTCGTCTCTATTTGATTTACGATATACGTTAAATGAAGACTCTTGGGTTCCCGCCTCAATTGGCTCCATCTTAAATTCAACCTTTGAATCTGGTGAATCTGGAGGAAGTGGAATATATAGAGATCTATGGTTCTTGCCCCTCAGTCCAACTTGGAAGAACTCAAGCAATTTACGCTCTGACTCTGTAGAAAGCTTTGCACCCTTTACTGTAATAATGTAACGAGGCACCGCCTTATTCTCAAAGTAATCAAGGTTGTACTTACCAGCAAATTCATTTCCTGCCATTGCATTTGATGACGCTACAATATCTGGGATACCGTAGTAGTTATTTGTAGGGGTGTACTTCTTAAGATGAATAATTTCGTTAGGTCTATCTAGTCCGCCTGCAATTGGATTCTCTGTTTCTTGATCTCCAAATGTACGGAAGAATACTGCCTTGCCATAAAGCAATTGAATAAATCCATCACGCAGTCTACGAATTCTCATAGTCTTTGCTGGAATGTGACCGATATATCCAATCTTGCCAGCAGATGTTCTGCCGATTTCAATATAGCCATTTCCTGTTGCTTCAACGTCTGTGTATGCTTTAATTAATGTCTCTGTAAATGTTTCTTCTTCATTGCAATTCTCAAGCCACTCGTATAAATCTTGACGTAGTCTATTTAGCTTTCTACGAGCTCTCTCTAATGATTTATCATCTGTAATATTATCAAACGCTTCTTGCGTTTTACGTGTTTCAACAAAGTCATGGCCAAGACCAACAATATTTGAAACCTTAGCATTAATTGCTGAATAGTTGTATGGAGAAATTTCATAAATAGTTGATAGGTAATCTAGGTTATAAGGAGGCTCAACAAGATCAAACATTGCATAGCCAGTGACTGCTTGCTGCAATAGGTTTTGCTGTGTCTCTGTTCCGTCAAGACCCTGAAATCTTTTTTGTAGATCTCTATTCATCTTGCGACGAAATGCTGGGCTAAGCCCTGAAATTTTTGTTAGATCTTCTCCGCTCACCTTAAATAGGTCAGTAGTTGTTTCTTCTCTGGGAGTATTAAACTTCATCCAGTCCGCCACGTTTGAGACTACAATATCTTGTGAGTCATCATCTTCTACAAATTTTGTCATCTTAGTTTACCTAACTTTTTCATTTCATCTTTATAGTTTCCAATATCCAAAGGATCTGGAACTAGTCCCCACTCAAGTCTTTGTTTTTGTTCTGCAAACTCTTCGTCGTTGATTTTCCGCCTAGCGGAAAGAAACTTAGGCCCGCCTTCATATATGCCGTATGAGCGAACTTCTCTAGCCAAAGCATCGATGAGGGATCTATTTCCCTTTTTGGACGTGACCGAAAGATAATTACCATCATCGTCTCCAATCCATCTGCCGTCAGGCATTTCCCAAACATATATGCCTAGGGTTGATTCATCTTGCAAAATTTTTGTATTAGTCTTCTTGATGTCCATAGACCTTTATTTTACCATTACTTGCTGTCTAAGTCCAGCTTTTTGTCAAGGTGCGTGACAAATTTATATACTTTGTACCACGATCCAGTCGTTATCATAGTATTCTGGTGCTTCTTCTGTCACATTGATAGCTGGATCTACGACTGAAGTAGAAGGTCTTCCACAATATAAATCAAAATGTGTGTCTACTTCTGTAATTGAAAGGGCTCTAGGGTATAAGGCAATATTATTATATAGATTATCTGGCCCCCCAGAAGATTCATAATTAAATTTAAATACTCCCGTAATTGGAGATGCAAATACTAAAACTATGTGGTGAGGCTCTCCTGGGACCAGGAAATTGTTTACATTTGTTTGCGATGTCTTATCTACCCCATTGACGTAAAGAGCGCTTATAGAGGCCTTAGAGACCGTTTGAGAGCCATTCCAGGCATACTTAGTGCCAGAGGCTGCGTGATAAAATAATGTATTTGCGCCATTAGTCTTAGGAGTAAAAAACATCTCTACTGTACTTATATTTAATCCAGTATTAGAATCAAATCCATACCCAGACTTAGCCCTAATTCCATTATTGTAGTGTCTAATTAATGGTGAATAATTTAATGATCCGACTCTAAATTGACTATTAGATCCAATATAACTATTTGAGTTGTCTGCATACACCAAGGATTCTCTATAGAACCTGATTGAAAAATAAGAAAGTCTAGGAAGGAACTTACTAGCATCTGTAGTAGACATTGTGATTTTTATATAAAGTAGCCCACTAGAATTAAATGATCCTTTTGTGTATTGTGGGATAGAGTCTCCATTTTCACACACTACATAATTAGTTCCATCTATACTGGTTTGAACTGTAATTCCTAAGTCGTTCCGCCATTCAATTTTTGAATTTGTCAATCCACTTTCTGTTGGAATAAATAAAAAGTCTTCAATAATTAATGTTTTTGAGATAGCGGTTTCAGTCGGAATAAAGGATACATATTGACCTACTTCATCATAATAAGTATTAGAATCTATTACCTCGTCCCAAGGCTTGGATACACCGTATATGTAATCAAAGTCCACTCTGTTATTTAAATCTGAGCAAGAAAACACTGTGCCATTTTCTGGGTGCGCCACATGAATTGGCTGTATGTAATAATTGCCGTCATTGAAATGCTTTAATATCTTATCTCCTGTTAGCCCATATCTATATACCGCTGGAGCATCTACAATAAAGGAGTCAGACACATTTGAGGTTGGACCAATTTGTAAGTCTAACTGTGTATTAGTAAATTTAAATGAAGAGTCTATAGATTTAATTGCTACCTGCTTACCATCTATAAACAAGCTAATAGAATCAACCGAATAAACTCCTGCTACGTGAATAGCTTTTTTGCTATAAAATAATGCCCATCTAATTTGCTCCGTACTGGAAATTTTAAACACTACATCTCCCTTTTCATAATATAAACCTATGCCGTCTGCAACATCTGCAAACAGAGGGGTTGATGTGGAAGATTGAATATCTTGACTTACCCATAGCTCTAAGGTAAAGTCATTGTCTGAAGAGTATTTGTTTCCTAGCCCATTTGAAACAGATGAGCCATAGAAGTCTTTTGATGTTGGTAGTGTTATATAAGCAGTATTAGTTATTTTGGTTCCTGATCCGCCGCCTGCAATAATTGGCAACATGTTTGATGCGGGAGATCCCACATATGTAGCATTATTTCCACACCCTGAAATATCTGCGGCATTAGTCCCCGAAGTCTCATCCAGTGGCCAAAACCCAATTGGATAATCTTTGATAACCTTCAGTGTATACGTCATAATTCTATTATATACTAACTCTTACCTTTTGAAAAAGAATATGGGCACCATATACTTAGTTCCAGATATTGTTGGCTTTGGATCATGCAAAACTCCTTCTGAGGCAAATACAACTACGCTTCCAGCTTCTGGCTTTAATGATATGCCGTGATCTGGGAATTCTATTTCTCCGCCTTCGTAGTCATCATTTAAATACATAACCATTGAAACAGTAGATGTATGCTCTGCCCCATCGTATGCGTCTACATGCGCCCCCATATGAACACCAACATTATATTTATTTATACCAAAATAAACTGGTAAGTATCCTAGTTCTATTCCAGAACTAGCAGCATACTCTTCACCTATTGAGATTACATTTTGTGTAATCATAGAGCAAAGTTTGGCATTACTTCTATCTGCATCCGTAATGTTTTGAAACATATTTAAAAAGCATTTTTTTAGCTTCCCATAAGAAACATTACTATTTGATGCATTCCACTGTTCCCATTGTGATATTTGAGAAAAGGGACCCTGAAAGGCATCCATATCTTCAATCTCTTTTACAAAGGATATCGGGTCTGCAATAACATTTTTATAGTAATGTATTTCAGGATGTAAAATTTCTTTAATCATATTTACCTTTATATGTTGGAATGTTGCCAACTTCTTGGCCCTTCTTCCACTCCTTATAGGTTTCTTCTTGTTCTGCTCTTGTTTGCTTTAATTCAGATTCCCACTCCGCTATCTGCTCTGGAGTGTAAACAGCATCTGCATTATCCCAAAAGGATCCAACCGTGTATCTTTCTGCATTTTTAACAGTAGTCACTTCATGCTCATTGCCATGCCCACCTTTAAAGAAGGCCAATCTTCCTGGCTTTGCTTTGACCACTATATCGTGATGTTTAAAGTTTAGGTCCCCACCTTCAAAATTATCATTTAGATATAAGAATCCAGCATACTTACTTTTATAAAATGCAGATGGGCTTCCGTCTTCATGTGTATTGTCTGAATGAAAACTAGCAAATGCTCCAATAACCCATTTTTGTGCATGATAGCTTACCTCTGATAGCTCTCTACCAAAACACTCTTCTCCAGCTTTTTTAATTTTTTCCTTTAATTGAGAAAAGTAATCTGATGGCAGCCCAAACAACAATAGGTTATCGTCATGTGGCCAGTAGCCCATGGCAAATGAGCCATAAAAAGAAATTTGGTTCCACTCTAAATGTCCTGCATTTACAATTCCGTCTAGGTATCCAATAATAGACTTACATTCCTCTTCTGTTATTAAATTATCAATAATAAAGACATCGTCTTTTAAAGCTGTTATTTCCATTAGCATTCCTTCTTTTCTGCTTTAGATACAAAATCTAAATGATCTTCTATTTCTTTTTTAGTTGGCTCAACCTTTTGGCCATCTTTAAACACTAAGTTTCCTCCATAAATGTCGGCGTCTATTCTTGCCTGTTCCATTTCGGCCCAACGTTTTGCCCCATACTTAAGCTGGTTAGCAAGCCACTCTTCTGATCCTGCATACGGGTAGATCATAAAGTTTCTAATAAGATACTTGTTACCTCTAGTAGCTGTTCTAACTCCGTGATAATAAGGCTCTCCAGATGGAAATACCATGATGTCTCCAGCCTCTGGTTTATATGCAGGAACAAATTCCCCGTCTACATAAAATTCAATCTCTCCACCTTCATAGTCATCATTGATGTAAACAGTGCATGTTAAGAAAAATTGATTGCCTGGCATGTCTTTTTCGCTTTGCTTAAAATCTGTATGGTACTGCATTGTTAAATTATTTTTTAAAGCGTCTACATTTGTGTGGTATTTACAGAAAGAAGAAGAGCCAAGCTTGCAATCTTCTGGAAGATCAATTTTATACTTATCAATATAATCATCAATTGCTAAGTTATAGGCATCATATACTGTTTCTGCGGCCCAATATTGCAGATCAAACTCTTCATCTTTACCCAATTGATCTTGAACCCCACCTTTAAATTTTGTGCTGGCATAATTACCGAAAGCACTCCAAGGGGTCCATGGGTTAAAGTATTTGTCTCCAGTATTGTTTTCTGTAGATTGAATTACTTCAAATATTTTCTTATGATCTGGTAGTAAGTTTTTGTAAACTTCAATTCTAGGATATAGTGTTTTTGTTACAAGACTCGACATTATTTGCCTCTTCCCAACTTATCTATTGTCCAGAACCACGGAGAAGTGTATCTGGTGCCTTCTGTAATTATATCAACACCGTGAATATAATTTAAATCTCCAGGGAAAAAATAGGCTGCTTTTTTCTTTGGCTTAAAAGCAACTTTTTGTTTAGGGAAATGCAACCTACCACCTTCGTAGTCTTCATTTAAATAAAAGATTGTTCCTAAGTCATACCAAGGGAAGTTACCTGGCTTGCCAGCATCTGGACCTTCATGTAGCTCTTTGTCGGCATGGGGCCATTGCATTGATCCAACTGGCCATCTAACTAGACACGGTCCAGTAGGCGTTACCTCTACATCAAAATGTTCTTCTATAACTGGCTTTAATCTGTTAATGATTACTTCAAGCATTTCTACTACTTCTGGCCCTGTTTGATCTAAGGACTTCTTCGTAGCTACTCGGTCTTTCCAGACATTATGCTGGTAAATAATTGTTCCGTTTTCGTTGTATACATCTTCGCCTGGATCCCAAGTTGTATTATTTTTAGCAAACTCTAGGAGGTAATCACACTCTTCATCTGTTAAAAAATTTTCAACTTCTACTATATTCTCTGGGCCTGCGCCAAAATATCCAGATGGTGTTATAGACGTTCTGTGATCTCTTATGTCGGAAATGTTTTTATCCATTTATTATATCCTTTTCTTATTCATACTTTTTGGGAACCCAAGTTTTTTGCTTATAAACTCCATATTTTACTTTTCCTAAACTATCTTCTCTATAAATTTTTGTATGTGCTTCGTGGCTATTTGCCATTTCTTGTTCTGTAAACAAGTTAAATTCGGAAGACCAATTTTCTCTTTTGTAGGGGAAAATTTGTGCGTAAGGAGTTCCTTTTTTAATTATACCCTGAAAAGTATTTTTTATAAAAAACGGGATAAGCCCTGGGGCCCCGTACTTATCACTATCAATTATACCTCCTGTGGTCAAAAAAGGCAGCTCGAAATGATTTATAGGTTGCATTACAAGGGCGCTATAGCCCTTTGGTAAAGTGAACCCCCAGTCTGGGTACCAATGAAATCCTTGGTTGTAATATCCTTCTGGATAGTGGAATTGACCCATATGAGGCCTGCCTTCACAAAACCCCGCAAAACCTTGCTCTGGCTGAATATAAATACTATCGTTATATTTAGTAACCGCTACATCACATGGGGTTGTAAACATATATCCTGAAGAAAAAACATCATGTAATGCTGGACAAGATTTAAATCCAGGACCTTTGCTATTGTCTGGTGGTAAATCTATTACTGCGTCATTTTCATCAGTCCAATATTTGCTTGCATTTAAAAACCAATCTGGAGTAGTTTTTTTTGCTGGAGAAGGCACAGTATTTTTATCGTTATATGCCCTATTGGAATTAAAAACAATTTTCATTTATTTAGATTCTTAACATCTAGCTTAATTGATTTAACTTCATGCTCTCCTAGAGCATTACCCATGTAGTCTACGGCATCTCTGTAGTAATCCGTCCACTTACCTTCGGCATTAGCTTTTTCAGCAGCAGCCATTGCTCCCTCAAGAGTAAGAGGGATATCTCTTTTTAGAAAAGGAGCATCGTGTCCTTCTCCCAAATTAATTGTAGAATTATTTAATTGAGTAAGAGATATTGGCATTATTGCAATTATAGGATCATTTGCCTTTATTGTAATTGGTACAAATGGTCTTGTAATTTTCCATGCAACTGGGAGAGGCCCTTCAAAAAAAGATGTAGTTAAAATACTTGTGACTGCGCTGGCCCCATCTACAAAATGATTAGGAACTGGGAAAGATAAAAGGCTGTAGTCTTTATCCGTTACAAATCTAAGGTTGGTTTTAAAGTTAATTGTTGCGTGTCCTCTACCAGTTTCACAGTATTTTTCTCCTTCTAAAATTTTTACATTGTCTGGATAGGTGCTTGTTATTCCATCCCACATAAAGGTTATATTTTCAGGAAAAGACAATCCCCATCCTATTTGATTGCTAAGTGTAATTGGAAAACATCTATATGCATGCTTATGAGCAGTTTCATCCATCCAGTCTCTTTTTGCAGAAAGTGGTGTTATGTTTGCAGAAAATGAAGATCCTGAAACCTTATAGGCATTTAAATTAATCATTATTTTTTCCCCCTTCAATAACATAAAGACTTATTTTTTTTGTTTCGTGCTGGCCTACAACATTTCCATATTGGTCTAATCCGTCTCTGTACCAGTTTGTAAATCCATTTTTCGATAAACTAAATTCTTGCATTTTTTTCATGTATTCTTCGTCATGTTTTAAATTGGGCACTTCTTTATTGTGCATTGTAATTGATGACTTATTCAATTCGGACAAAGATATCGGAATTATTGATGCTACGGGTGTGCCAGCTTTAATGGTAATAACTTTATTTTTAGACAGAACCTTCCATACAACTTGAAGTCCTGCTGTATAAAAAGATGAAGATGTTATTGAAGTAAGGCATTGAACATCTTCTGCAATTTGATTTGGAACGGGCATAGTTAAAATACTAAAATTTGAATCTGTTTTAAATATTAAATTTGTTGCAAAACATATTACTGATTGCCCACGTTCAAAAAAACAATATTCTTCTCCGCTTATTACTTCTATCCCAGACTCATTTCCATTATCATTTAAAACAAATGAAATATCTTTTGGGAATGATATACCCCATCCAAGTTCATTTGATATAGTCAATGGCGGACAGTTGTATGCATATGGATGAGTTTGCATCCATTCTCTCTGTGGCTTTAATGGAGATAGTATTGCCTCTAAGCCACCTGTTCTATAGCAATCAAAGTCTATCAACTACATATCCCTTTGTTCGGCAGGCTTAAATCTTTTCCCTTCAACCAAGTGGTTGTACTCGTAGCTAGCTTCGATTTCTCGATACATTGGAGTATGAGGTGCTTCTTGATAGTCTAACATTGTTACAATTGCATATTTAGTTCCTGATTTAACTGGCATTGCTGCATGAGAATATATATAAGAAGACGGGAAAAGATATAGGTCTCCAGCTTTAGGTTTTACTGTAACGCCAAGCTTGTCAAAAAATAGCTCTCCGCCTTCATAATCATCATTGATATACCCTACTGAAGACAATACGCATACGTAAGAATATCCATGATCGGAATGGACATTAAAATGTTGGTTTTTGCCGTACTTAATAAAATTAAACGACTCCCAATAATTTAACGGAGGAATTTGAAACATTTGCATATAGTCTGCTACTGCCGACATTTGAAGACTTTTTGCTTCTCTCCAAATTTGCCTTAATTCAATTTCATCTTCAGTAAAATCTTTTGGGTCAACATGAGTTCCATTACCCAGCATTAATGATCCGCCATCGTTTTCTTTAATTTTAAAATCCCAAGCATCTCTGTAGTCTTTATTTAATGTATCGTATCCAGTCTGGGCTAGATTCCAATGCTTCTTGCCCTGTGTCTTAGATAGCACTGACTCCAGCCTTTGATCTAAATTATATTCTTTTTTAAAAACATCTCTGTATACAACAATTCCAGGATATATTGTTTCTGCATTTGGCAACATTTAATTAACCACCTTTTTGTGTTTTCTATCAACATAGTCATCGTATTCTTTTGAATGAGCATCATCATTATAGTCTAACATTGTTACAAAAGAGTACTTCACCCCAGAATCCACTGGAAGGGCCACATGAGAATAAATAAAGGAAGACGGGAAAATTATTAAGTCTCCTTCATTAGGCTCTATATGTAAATCGAACTTAGGAAAAAAAAGACCTCCGCCAGTATAGTCAGAATTAGGATATCCAACTAATGATACGGTAGATTTATAAGACCATCCATCGTCAGCATGCTCTTTAAAAAATTGATTTGGATAATACTTTACAACATTTGTCCATTCCCAAAAATCCATTTTAATGCTGTACATTTCACAAAAATCTTCTACTTGATCTTTTTGGCAACTGTATATGTCATTGTATATATCTAAATATTCTGGCTTATCGTAAATCTTTAAGTCTTGACAATTTCTATACTCTAAATCTTGATCTTCTAAAGATACCGTTGCAATATCCCACTTTAAAATATTATCGTTTACCTTATCTTCAATTCTTTGAATTAAATTTAATTCTTTAGGGAAGGCATTTGGATATTTCCAGATGCCTGGATATAGCTGTTGTTTGTTATATATCATAAATATATAATATCATTTTAAACAGTCCTAGTCAATAGGCTATGCTAGGGTTTTGCAGCCGTTGTAAGCCAGCATTGATTCTGCTGCTATTAGTCCCCATGGCTCTCTATAAAACAAAAATACCTTGGTTTCTTTTTCAACAACTTCAAGTGATTCAATATTGATAAATTCTTCTATACCATCTTTATAAAATACAATTTGATCATTTTCTTTAAGATTTGATGTTGTTGCAAACTGATATCTACCGCCTCTTTTTATTAAAATCTGCTCAACTGTAGACAAGTCGTTTTTTTCTTCATTGTTTATTCTAATAACAGTAGTATTGGTCTTTTCGTAAATATTAAAGACCGTAGACTCAACATAAGATACGTTGTTCAATGTATCTGCTCTCCAGTTCTCTACTAGTTCCAAACAGTTCCTCGTAACTTCGCCTATGCTACAAGCGTCGTCTCCTTCTGGGCTATCGTCAAAGTTTACTGTTAACAAAATATCTCCGTTAACGATTTCTTTGGCTTTTTTGTAGCCATTTTTTGTTAAGACATTGGTATCTTCTGGAATACAAAAAGTTGGCGGCGCAAAGAATCTAGGTGGAGAAAAGAATCTAGGTGGTGAGAAGAATCCTGGTGGCCCAAAGAATCCTGGTGGCGAGAAGAATCCTGGTGGAGAAAAGAATCTTGGTGGTGAGAAGAAGCCTGGTGGAGAAAAGAATCTAGGCGGTGAGAAGAATAGGGGAGGTGAGAAAAATAGGGGAGGTGAAAAGAATCTAGGAGGAGCGAAGAATAGGGGAGGGGCAAAGAATAGAGGTGGAGAAAAGAATCTAGGCGGAGCGAAGAATAGAGGTGGGCTGAAGAATAATGGTGGGCTGAAGAATAATGGTGGGGAGAAGAATAATGGTGGGGAGAAGAATCTTGGCGGGGCAAAAAAATCAGGTGGGGCAAAGAATAGAGGTGGTGAAAAGAATGTAGGAGGGGAAAAGAATGTTGTAATTTGATTTGAGGATCTTGGCAAAGACGTTCCATTTGCATTTACTGCAACTACAGAATAAGTTTGAACTGTTCCCATTGTTTCTCTAATGTTAATAGTTGTTGTTGTACCAGTAACTTCATAAGGAGAAGCTAATCCTCCTGGCTGAGCCGCCGTATCGGTAGATGTAATAATATATTTTGTTAAAGGCTTTCCACCAGAAGTTGATGCAGACCAAGAAACAACATCCTGACCTCTTAGGTCTTCTGTTGTGTGTCCTGGTCCAGTTGTACTAGAAACTGCAGTTACTGATGCTGGAGCAGCAGGTATGGTTGTAAATAAAACAGGAGAAGAGGCGGTTGATGCATCTGATTGTCCATTTGCGTTGGTTGCCTTTACAGTTGCCGTTCCTGTTGCACCTTGTGGAATACCAACAATTGTAATTGGAGAAGATGCTCCAATATCCGAAAATGTTCCTTGATCAGTTACTAAAGTAGCGGTGTAGCTTACAATTGGTAGCTGGTTTGGTGGATACTCAAAAGAGATTATAGCTGAAGCATTGTTAAAAGGCCTGTTTGTTCCAACGTCTGTTACAACAACATTTATAGGTGGTATGGGAAGTTCAAAGTCTCCAGAGAGCTGAGATTTTCTACCAACTTTTTTACCCATTTAATTGCCTTTCTTAAACAGTTAAGTCACCAAATAGAAGCCAGGTGTTGGCGTCTCGTTTTAATAGTGTTGCCATTGACCACTGGAATCTTAATTTGTTGCCTGGAGTGTAATTTAAAACTACACCTGCGCCAGCCACAACGGTTGTTTGGCCTGTTCCAGATTGCAAAATATCTAAAGTTGTTCCTACGGGGAAATTTACAACAGAGTCTGCTGGTATTGTAAAATTATTTGCAACTTGCATTCTAATGTCTACAATTGTATCTCTTTGATTTAAGTTATTAAGCGTATGCGGGAAATAATAAGTATTAATTGGGGTTAAAGATTGTACGGCTGTTTTGCTCTGAATTCCATCTTGAAATACTACAGTTCCGCCTGCAAGATTTAAAGTGCCAGCCAAATTAACTGTTCCAGCTAAGGTTGTTGTTCCTTGAAATCCAGCTCTGTCATTCACTGATAAGGACTTGACTTGCAAGTCCTCATCAGTATTGAATTTACCTTTATTGAGGGCCATGGCTTTACCTTATGCCTGGGCTTCTGTCCAAGATAGTCTTCCGAACACAGATGCTGTTGATGTTCCAATATTTTGAACAACGATTGTCAAAACATCTGGTCCGTCAGGATAAATTCCAACGTTAGAGGTTGTTCCTCCACCACCCAAGATTGAGTTTCCTAAATCACGAACATTTGATAGGTCGATTGAGTTTGCTCCAGATCCTAAGAAGAATCCTGCTGTAACTTCACCACCTGTAACTGTTGTAGATCCACCAGAGTAATCTGAGATCTGAGATAGTGATGAGTTAGCAATACCTGCTACGTTACCAACTGCGTTTGTCCAAGTAGTTGCGGAGCTTGAAACTCCATTCAAAATTGCTGTAACAAGTAGGTTTGCTGCGCCCGAAGCCGTAGTAGCAGTTACATCAAGAGCCTTTAGGGCTAGCTGCATTCTGTTAATAAGTTCACGTTGTCCAAATGCTGCGGCAATACCGTTATCAACTGAAGGAGCAAGTCTTATTGCAAAGAGCGCTCTGCTTTGTCCTGATGCTACAGAAGTTGAAGTTCTTTGTCCGTAAGTAAACACGAGGGATTTATCTTCATCAAATCCGCCGTCCATAATTACTGAAGTTCCCCAGTGTGATATAGAAGCTGCAAAGCTTGGGTAAGCTAGCTCTACCATTGTTGGTGACACTGGATCTAATGTAAATAGTTGAGCGCTTGTAGCTCCCATAGGGACTGCAATGACTCCTGTTGGGTTTGCCGATAGTGCTGCAAAGCTAGTCTTGAGTGTTAGTCCATTTATAGAGTGAATAAATGTGCCTTCTGGGTAAGCTGCGCTAATTAATCTCATACCAGCTTGTAGATTAGCCACGCTAGAAACTGTTCCTTCAGAAGAACCAACAGCTTGAGTTATGCTTAAGTTAGCTTCTCCTGCTCTACCTCTTGTAAGACCAGTAAATGATGTATCTGATTTTGCAGAGTAATTTACATACTCTACAGCAGATTCATTTTTAATTGCTAGAGTTCCAGCTTGTGGGAATCCTGCTGTTGACCTTACATTTAGAGCTAAGTCTGTTGTCAAAACAGTTTGAGTTGTTGCTGTGTATGCTGGAGTAGTTGAAGATTCATAGCGTCCTGGAAGGTTTCCGCTTCGCATATATGCTTCTGTGTTAACGTTATTGTTAGGCATCTTGTGGCAATAAACAACGTCACCCTTTGGGCCTCTTACTCCCCATCTTACGAAACCTGCACCATACCATGTGTAGTCAATATAGAACATCTGCATCTTTGAAAGATCGATATTATATTGGGATGGTCCTGTTCCATCTAGCTTGTCCATATTAAATTCGGACTGTTTAATTCTAGTTTCTTGTGTTTTCGATATAATTGCAAATGATGTCGATGCGCCTCTGTAAGCAGGGCTAATAGTCATAGATGCATCAGTTCCAATTCCAACTACCTTATAGGATTGTCCTCTAATTACAACGTAATCTCCTGGTATTAGCTGCTTTCCAAACGCAGTTGGGAAGTAAGCATCTGACTGAGTAACTGTTGCTGAGTTTTGAGTAACGCTTACTTTACCAGAAAGCTGGAAAGTTGAATTTCTTTTAACTGCAGATAAATTTTGACCGTCATACTCCCAGAATAATCCATTTTGATTGTCAAACATTCCTAGTCTGTTTTGGCATCCATACCAAGACTCTACAGATACAAAGAATGCTCCTGTAGCAAGTGAGGATGATGGGGTAGCTGGGGCTTCATAAGTAAACTTATCGTCTGAAAGAACATTTACAATTGCAAATGATCCATTGTATGCGGCTTGATCACATCCACCAACTTTTACTATTGTTCCTGGTTGCAGATTGTGTTTTTCTTTTGTTTGAACTGTTACTATAAGACCAACGCTTGAAATACTTTCAACTCCTGCGTATGGCTTTAAAATTGTACCAGATGATACCTGAAGTCCTTTACCAGATTGATATCTAAAATATCTTCTAGTCTGTCTAATACATGATGCGTAGTTTGATGAAGCATTTGTGCCAAAGAGCACTCCTCCATCATTTGGTCTATGAGCAAAAGTAGATTGAGGTCTTACGTAAATTACCATTGGGCCTGCAAGAGTTCCCGTTGGGGCCGCATCTGCATAGTAAGAAAATGTTGATGGGCCAGTAATTTGAGCAACTTCCTGATTTCCATTTGGAGGATTAGTTGATGCTGTAGATCCTAGCACAACAATTTCATTTCCAAGAGCAAGTCCGTGAGGAACTTGTGTTGTTACAGTTATCTTTCTTCCACTATATGTAAATGATGTTGGAAGGCCACCAATTGATGCTCCAGTAAAAAGATCTCCCTGGGTAATAAGAGTTTTATTAGGATCAAATATAGCTGTTATACCAGTTCTATTTACTGCGCTTGCAGCGTATGTAAATGTTGTGGTTCCACCGCCAGATTCAATCACAAAGTTTCCATTTGCAGCGGTTAAGTATGTGTCAACTACGCTAATTGGAGTTCCGTTTGCTGGGGCTGCGCCTGATGATAGGGTTACTGAAACTGTTCTTCCTAAAGCAGCGTATGTAATTGAAGAAATATTAGCAATAGGGGTTGGTCGGGCAAAAGAAAATGGCTTGTTGTTATATAGCCCTAGATTTTCCCATTTTGTTTGCTGAATACCATATTCAAAGTCGGTGTCAATGAGTGCTTTAGGCTGAGTTACTCTTAGCTTATTTGTTGTATCCAGCAAAGTTTCTGCTGGCATAAATGTTTCGTTGGCATCATCAATTGTGATTTGGATCTTATCGTTAGAAGACATCGATGCAGTGTTGTATTCTAGAACAAGTGTCGTGTTCTCTACCATTGCGGTGCTTGTGCTTGTATTGTATGCAGTACATCCTAAGCTAGGATCTGAGAAGTTATAAATAACCTGATTTGTTGTTACGTTTGTAATCAACAGCAGTCTTTCTCTCAAAATTGTCTTTGGAATTGAGATCGTTCTCGTTGAAGGTGTAAATGTGTAGCTTGTCTCTAGTAATACTTTTCTTGCCATATTCTTATTCTCCTAAGTGTATATCCACTGCCCTAAATGGATAAAGTGATTTTTTAGCTGTCTGATTATTCGGGCCCGACATGTATCTTGCTTCAAACTTGGATCCTACTGGAACTGGTTCTCCAAACTGTACGAATCCATCATTATCAAATAAATACCCCTCGGACTGAATTGGACTTAGCCAATGAGTGCTTTGGTTTCCCAATACTTGTAGTATACCATTAATTGTTATTAAAAGCTTGTATGGGTTTGTTGGGGTAAAATTTGAACCATCATATTTTAATTGGAATCTTGATTCAGACCCGTCGAATTCATCAGAAATATCGTCTATAGGTAATATATCAGATCCAACGGCATCAGAAAGAGCTGCGGTTACGTATGCCCTGTTTACAGCATGCCCATCTTCTGTAGGAGCTACTACAGATATAGGGGCTGTGCCAAAATTGACACCAGTAATAGTAGGACTTGTTAGTGTTTTATTTGTAAGCGTTTGTGTACCAGTAAGAGTTACCACCCCTGGTAAATTATTTGTTAAAGGATCAATTGTTTTGTTAGTAAGAGTTTGGGTTCCAGTTAATGTGGCTATACCAACAAGTGTGTTGCTTGCGGAACTAATTGTTTTATTAGTAAGTTCCTCAGTGCTATTTGGAAGTACTACTCCAACCAATTGGTTATTTGTGACATTAATTGTTTTATTAGTAAGAGTTTCAGTGCCAGTAAGAGATACAAAATCATCATCAGTTAGTGCAGTATTAAATTGAGCAAGTGTACCTGTCAATGTATTGCTAGCTAGACTTATACTTTTATTGGTGACTAAGTCAGTGCTATCTGGAAGGAGTACTCCAACAAATGTGTTGTTGCTTGCGCTTATTGTTTTGTTGGTTAAAGTCTGGACATTTGCTTGTCCAACAATCGCACCTGATGCACCGTGGGCTTGTGTTAGGGAAGCGTGTCCCGTGACCTCTGCTGATGCAGCTGATGCTGTAATTGCTGCTACATCTTTAACAAATTCAGTTGTTGCAATTTTATTGCTATCGTCAGTTGATGCTTGAGTTACAGCTTGAGTTGCAGATGGAAGAATAACAGTCCCAGTAAATGTTGGTGCATCTAATGTAGCTTTAAGTCCTAGATCTGTAGTTAATCCTGATATCTTAGACTGTGCAATTGCTGCTGTTGCAGAAACATCTGCATCTACAATTGTTCCATCAAGAATCATAGCTGAAGTTACTGTTCCTGTTGGAAGAGTTACTGTTCCAGTAAATGTTGGAGAAGCAAGTGGCGCTTTAGTTCCTACTAGTGTAGTTAGAGCAGCAGAAGCTGTATCATCTGCAACCATTAAATCTTGTAATTCTTTTAATGTGTCATATGCTGCTCCTGCACCATTAGTTAGATCTGATACTACAGACTTAACATATGCGGTTGTTGCAACCTGTGTTGTATTTGTTGAAGAAGCTGCTGTTGGCGCCGTTGGAATTCCAGTTAATGCTGGAGAAGCAAGTGGGGCCTTAAAATCAAGTGCTGTCTGAGTGGCAGTTGAAATGGGCTTGGCAGCATCTGTTGTGTTGTCTACGTTTGCTAAACCAACATCAGACTTAGTTATACCAGTTGGGGTATTAATTGTTGGCGAATTTAAAGTTTTGTTAGTTAAGGTTTGAGTACCAGTTAAAGTGGCTGCTCCAGTAATCGTATTGCTTGCAGTATCAATTGTTTTGTTTGTAATAATCTGAGTGCCAGTTAAAGTGGCTACAGTTGGGTCAATCTCTAAGGTTATTGTGTTATTTGTTACTGCAGAAGTAATTCCTGTTCCACCTGCAACGGTTACAGTATCTGTTAACAAACTTACTGTATCTGTTCCAGTGTCTCCAGCTATAGAAAGAGCGGTTGCAAGGGCAGCTGTTGAGGCCGCTGTTAGACGTCCCTGTGCATCTACTGTAAATGTAGGAATTGCAGTTGAAGATCCATATGAACCCGCTGTTACCGCTGTATTGTCAAGATCTATTGTAATGGTATTTGCTACGTCATCGTATGTTTTTGTAAGAGCAACTCCTGCAACAATTGCTGTATTTACTGCATCTTGTGCTAGCTCTGTGATTGCAGAAGAATCTGCCTTGAGGTTTAAAGCTGTTTGGGTAGCTGTAGATACAGGCTTATTTGCGTCTGACGTGTTATCAACATTTGCAAGCCCTACATCAGATTTTGTAATCCCAGTTGGGGTGTTAATAACTGGAGATGTTAAAGTTTTATTAGTAAGAGTTTCTGTTCCTGCAAGTGTCGCAAGATCTGCGTCAGTAACTGATGTATTGAATTGTGCAATTGTTCCTGATACTGTATTTGAGCCAAGATCAACTGTCTTATTTGTAAGAGTTTCTGTGGCATTTTTTAATAGAGTACCGTTTAAATATAGAGACTTTCCTGAAGCAAGGTCTATGTTTTCTGATGAAGTCCATGCGTCTGTAGCGTCTACCCAGTTAAGTGTCTTATCTGTTGTACCCTTTAATGTTATACCGCCACCATTAGCGGTTGCATCTGTTGGAGTTGCTGTATCTCCAAGGACAATATTCTTGTCTTCAACCACAAGATTAGTTGAGTTAAGATTTGTCGTAGTTCCATTTACAGTCAAGTCGCCAGATATTGTTAAATTAACCGCAGTGGCTGTTCCTGTTAATGCTGGTGAGGCTAGTGGAGCCTTGAGATCAAGGGCGGTCTGAGCTGCAGTTGATATTGGCTTTAGTGCGTCAGTTGTATTGTCAACATTTGAAAGACCAACATCGCTTTTTGTAATTCCAGTTGGTGTATTAATTGTTGGAGATGTAAGGGTTTTATTTGTAAGTGTCTGTGTGTTGGTTGTACCAACTACGGCGCCTGTTGCGCCATGTGCTGCTGTAAGATCTGTGTGTGCTGTAATATCTGAAGTAAGTGCTACTGTTCCAGAACTATTTGGGATTGTGATTGTTCTATTAGCTGTTGGTTGTGTAGCCGTTAATGTTGTTGTAAAGTTATAGGCATCGTCATTCCAAAGAATAACTGAGTTTTCTGGGATAATTAAGTCGCCGTTCGCATCAAGTTCTGCTGGTCCTCCAGGATTTCCTTGATCGGATACGAGTATATAGTTTCCAAGGCTGTTAGTTAGTCCAGAAGGAGTAACGTTTGCATATCCAGAAGTAGCATTCCATGCTGAGCCGTTACCAATTTTAAATTTAAGGGTATCTGTTTCAATACCAATTTCACCTGCTCGTAATGTTGGGTTTACTGAAGTCCAATTTGCTGCTGTGTCTCTGCGTAATTGAATTCTAATTGCCATTATGCACCACCTCCGTCAATATAATCACCTAGAAAATTTGAACTATTACTTCCTGAATTTGCAAAAATTCTAGAGTCATCGACATACTCTCCATAATTTACGTCTTCTACTATACCACTTGATACGTTGTGGGTGTGCTCCAAAATTTCTTTTGGTCCCGCAACATCATACCAAGCTTGTCCATTGTAGCCTTTAAATGTATTTTCTGATGTATCAAAATAAAGTTGCCCTAAATCTGGATTAGCTGGTGGTCCTGATAATACTGAAACTCCTGTAGAAACATTTTCCCAAGCCGTACCAGAATAAAACTTTAGCTTTCCAGTTACACTATTATAGTAAATAGCTCCAGCTATTCCTACAGATGGATCTGCAGTAAGCGCTGGTGGTGCTATAGGCGTTAAGAATTTTTTTGTCATACTTTATCCGACAATAACTACTCTGTATGCTCCAGCTGTTGGCTGTGCTGCAAATGTTAGAGTTGCTGTTGAAGTAGATGTTAGGTCAACATCACATTCAACTTGATTATATGGTGCGGCTGTTGCAAAAACTTGTACCGTGACATCTCTAGTGCCTAAATTATGAGCGGCTATAAATGTAAATGGAGCGGCTTCTGTTGTTGTTATATTTGATGTATATTTTCTAGCAATTGAGTGATAGTTGGTTCCATCATTTGTAAGTCCCCAGGTTCCTGCAGACTGTAATGAACCAGCTGACTCTCTCCATAGGATTTCTGTGTCTGCAGATGTTCCACGCTCTACACGAATACCAGCATCTGCTACTGGGGCACCAGTAAAGTCGGTATTAAGATTAATCTTATTATCAACAATATTTACCTGAGTAGTGTTTACTGAGTTAATTGTTCCAGTTACGTTTAAGTTACCGCCAACTGTAAGGTTATTAGTAATTGTTACATCATCTGGCAAGCCGATTGTAATTGCGGCTGTTTCTCCACCTGAACCAGATACTGTTACTTCATTTGCTGTTCCAGCAACTGTTGCAATGTATGCTCCAGTTGTATCTGTACCCAACTCAACAGAGTTTGGCTGAATTGTAGCTGCAAAACTTACGTTACCAAGATTTGTTACTGTTCCAGTACCTGTTACATCTCCTGTAAGAGTAATATTAAAATCATTTGTATCAAAATCAAGCTTACCGTTTGTGTCATCATATGAAACAGAAATTCCAGACTCTGTATTTGGCGCTGTGACCATACCACCAACAATGTCTTGGACTCTTTCTGCATTTAATACTACGTTGCCTGATGTTACTGTAAAGTCTGTTGAGTCAAAACTTGCAACACCCTTGTTTGATGAAGTAGCATCTTCTGCTGATACGGTAATTGTGTTTTCTGTTACAGCAACATCAATTCCTTCTCCACCAGATACTTGTAATCCTTCTGTTAGTAATGAAATACCAGTTGTTCCAGTATCTCCATTAACTGTAAGTATTGTTGCTACACTTACTACACCTGCCGCAGTTAAGCGACCTTGGGCATCTACTGTAAATGTTGGAATTTGTGTTGTTGAACCATATGAACCAGCTGTTACAGCTGTGTTGTCCAAATCAATTGTTGTTGTTCCTGCTGGATCGCCATATGTTGATGTTAAACCAACTCCGCCAACGATAGATGAACCAATAACATCTTGAATAACTTCTGTGGAGCCAGACATTGGCATCCATGGACCATTAGGTGATGCTAGTCCATTGTAGTAGTACATCGTGTTGTTCGATGTGTCATAGTAAATCTGTCCAGTTACAGGAGCTGAAGGTGCTGAGCTTAATCCCTGAATTCTGGCATTCTGAAGTTCATTCTTATTCAGATTAATATCGGTTACAAATAATCTTGCCATATGCTATATCTCCCTTAAGACAGGTATGCTGTCCCGCCGAATGGTTGAGCCATTGTCAGCGTAATTTTGTTAATACTATTATAATCTATTCCTGTTTCTAATATGTCCCCAGCACTATTTTTTACAGTAACATTTGGGTTATACCCCATATTATGTGTTATTTCAAGGTAGTGATAGGATCCAGCATTAATAACTTGGGAAATCGAGAATGGATAAGTCAGTGTGCTTGTGCTTAGTAGATAGTTTGTGGCTCCAGCCCATGATGCATCGTTTGGCTTTGGACCATAAAATCTAGTCGTTTGCTTGTCGTAATAAAAATCTCCTTCAAATCCTAGAATATCAGCAGGGGCACCATTGCCATTTAGAATCGTTTTACCACGAGGACCTTGTGGTCCAGGGGTATTCAAAACAAGCTTGTTTACCTGTTCTGTTACTATGACTGTTGGATTACTATTATTGTTGGTAATTGGCATTAAATGGTTACCGATCTACTCAAAGTGATGAAGCCTTCAAGCAACTTTGTTTTATTCAAATTGCTATCTGTCAACATAACATCGTATGAGGATTTAGGATAAAATAATTTGTTTGTTTGGGTAGGGGTCATCTTAATTGTGATTTTGCCAAGGGCTTCGTCTATCAGTATTCCGCCTGCTGGGGATGTAAGGCTAAAAGCTAATTTACTTCCGCCTTTAGTGTCACGAACCTGCATTTTTACAGAGCAGTTAGTAAGAGCAATTGCAACACCGTTATTGTCTTTATATTCAACGGTAAATGTAAAAGTAGTGTTTTGATCTATTTCAAAATTCTTCTGGCTTGCCATTTGCTAAATCTCCTAAATAGGAAAACTCCTATGCTTATTTTAGCACAGGAGTCATCCTAATTACTTGTTAAAATTACTTCTTGGTAAATCCAAAAGCTGGCTCGTTTGGATTAAGTGCCTTCAAAATAACTGGTAGACAAGCTGCGATACCACCCTTAATTAAATCTCCTGGGTCAGTATTTCCAGTCATGTAAAGAGCAATGGCGGCACCTAAAAAGTGACGACCATAGCTTGCTAACGCTGCTAGAATTTTTTCTTGCATTGTTACCTTTCCATCATTGTTAAGATCTTGCTTTGGCATAAGATCCTCCTTATTTCTGGGCATTGTGCCCAGGAATTTTGGGTTTTACCCCAATCTTTATTATATACCCTTTAGGCAGAAATGTCTACAAGCTCACAATTTCCGTCTGAACTGCATGCCAGGGTGGCATTGGTAGATGTTCCATCTTCTGTTTCATAAAAAGATAAGTCTTCCCAACGAATTTCTTTAGGCATCTTGGCGACAAGGTTTTCGTATTCTTCTTTTGTTACTTCTTGATATGGAGCTTGCTTATAAGAGTGATCTGAATGCGGCAAGAATGAGATACCAGAAACTTCATCAAAGTTCTTATATACCCAAGCTCCTACTTCCATCCATTCATCCTCTTTAACTGAAACTGTAATTGATGGCTTATGTTCACACCAAGCACGTTGGTAAACTAGCCAAATATTTAAATGCTCGATAGCTGTTAGGTCATTTCTAACGATTGCACCCTCTGGTGCTTTTACTGGAAATGAAAATACGTAAGTCTCGTTTGGCTTCATTACGTCATCCTCTACTGGAATTCCGACTTCCTTCAAAAAAGTAGAAATTGGATCTCCCTTAGAACCACGAACTGTGCGAATATAATATGGGGAATGCCATGCATGCATTCCTGAAGACACCCCGACCAATTGAGATACTGTTCCTGATGGCTTTACGCATGTAATAGCGGCAGACTCTGGAATCCCAATTTTTTCAGCCTCATCTTTATTCTTTGCTCTTGCTGATTCTCTAAGAGTCATTAAAAATGCTTCTAGCGAAACCAGGTCTTCTTTGCCTGACATGAACTTATGTCCAAATTGTCCAGTAAGAGATACTCCTAGCAGACGTTCTTCTTCTGTATTGTCTTTCCAAATTTTGCGGAGATATTTAAAGTCTGTAAGCGTTGACTGCCATGTCCCAAGAATAGTAGCAAGCTCAACTTTACGTTCGATATCTTTCTTTGTATCATTTTCACGCAGTACGACTTCTGAAAGGTTACAAAACTGGTAAGGACGTAGGATAATCTCTGAACAGGGGTTAGTTCCATAGTGTATATCTGGATCTCTTCTTCCATATTTGGCTGCTTGGGCTTGAGCTGCGGCCACATTGTATATACCTCGTTCTCCTGACTTTGAATCATATAGAGATTTCCATTCTGCAATAAACTGCTCCATCTCTGGTTTGCGTGAATACGCAACAGAGTTATTAGATAGTGAACGCTGGGTATTATTCTCCCACCAGTTGCCAGATTTTGCTGCGGCCATTTCAATATCATTAATATTAGAAAGAGAAATCATAGCTGAGCGACGAACTCCTCCAACTACAACAACTTCACCAATCTTACACATAATGTCATGTGCTTCAATAGGCTTTAGATTGCGTCCTGCTGCTGATTTAAATTTTGCAACAGTAAAATCAAATAGGTTAACTAATGGTTGTGGGCCAGATGATCTACCACCCATTGTTTTAAGTCTTGCTCCTGCGGGACGTACCTTAGATACATCAATTGCTGGAATTTGTCCTGACCAAAGTAACGCAAGAAGTTCACGGTATGCTTTTGCCCAACCTTGTTTAGAATCTTCAACCACAATAACTGTTGTTGATTTTTCAAATGTTTCTGGAACGGCAGGAAGCTTATTAATATACTTATACTCAACAGAGAATCCTACACCTGTACCACACATAAGAATATACATGGTTTCATCAAATGATCTTGGGTTATCTACTGGAACAAATGAGCAATTGTATCCAGCAACATGATCTCTATCTAATGCAGCACCTGCAGTCATGACCGATCTCATTGATGGCATAACATTTCTGTTAAAGACTGCAGACTTTAACTCTTCAATTAATTTTGATTCTGGTTCATACGAGTGTTCTTTAAAAAGATGGTTTAACATAAAGTCAAAATATCTATCTACTGTTTCCCCCCAAGTCTCACGACGATTTTCTTCTGGAATCCATCTTGCATAACGAGACAATGCAATAAAATTTTCGTATGGGTTTTCAATAGTTTTTGACATTTTTAAGTAACACCTTTTCTCCGCCTTGCGGTTGCATGATTTTTAGTTGAAGTCTAATTCTACCAAATATTAATTCAAAGGGGAAGGGCTACAGAAACTTTTTGTCTAAATGATCAAATGCATTCTTGGTCAACTTAATCCAATTGTATTGTTCATGTATTCTAGGAGACTGGGCAAAGTAGTATCCTGAATATGCTTTAAAATTAATAACTGAATCGTACATCAAGTCTTCTAAATGTTTTGCATTTGGCTTAAACATTTTACCAATATGTGGATCTCCTACTGCTTTTGGAAGAGTCTCATCTGTAAGGTTAGACTTTAGGGCTAATGGACCAATAAACTCTTTGTATTCCGCCCACGGATAAGTTGTTATAGTGGGCATTCCTGATGCAAGAGCCTGGAGCGGTATGAATCCAAAACCTTCTCCCCAAGTTGGATACACAAGAACGTGGTGGCTGTGATAAAGCATTACTAGCTGATCAATGTCATACTCTTCCGTAATAATTTTTACGTTGCTATAAACATCTGACGGCGAAACAAGTTGTTCTTTATCGTTGTAAACTCTAATTGAAGTAGTTAAGTGTGCTTTAATTGTTAAATGATATTTTGGATTATTGCCAAACATTTTAACAAAAGTATCTAAAACTAATTGCCCATCTTTTCTGGGAGAAGGCTCCCCAATATGCAAAAATTTAAACACATCTTTAACAACTCTTTTACGTGGCGCCCAAACATCTTGGATACCGTGTGGATAAACCATTATGTCTTTGTTGACGCCATTTTCTTTAAATATTTTTGAGTTCCATGTTGAAGTTGCCCAAACTTCGTCACACAAATTAAATCTATCTACCCATTCTGGCCGCATGCCAGTTGATTCCCAGGGAGTATATCCTATTTGATATTGGTTTTTATGCAGCTTATATAAATGAGGTTGAGTAAAGTTTATTTGTATTGGAGCTTTTGAATTTGACCACTTTACAGTATGTCCTAATTCTTGTAATGATTTAACTATATGTTGAGATGCATATCCAAAGCCAACTGCTGGATTTAATCCTGATTTTGGTGTATAAAAAGATATATCCATGTTTTCTTTCTGGTTGACTGGCTTGACAGGCTTATCCTATCAATGCTACTATTATAGTTCGTTATCTCTAGAGGAGGAAATGCCAATGGAGAAAATCAAAGAGCGTTTGAGCGATGTTGCTCATAACTGGTCTTACATAGTAATGATAACATTATTTATGTTTACAGTCCAGCCTGGGCCAACAACAAGTCAAGCGTTAACAACATTACCTGTAGAGGTAATAAAAACCGAAAAACAACTAAAAAGAGAAATACTAGATAAGTTCAGTAATGATACTTATAAGCATTCAGAAATGCTTGCAGCCTCAGATTTAAAAGATTTATTATGGGCTGTAGGATTTGAAGGAATTGCTTTAAAAACAGCTTGGGCTGTTGCTCGTGTAGAGTCTAACGGGAGACCGCTAGCTTTAAATGACGACACCAGGACTGGAGATAAATCTTACGGGATTTTTCAGATCAATATGTTGGGAAACCTAGGTATGGATCGTAAAGAAAAATTCGAATTAGTTTCAAATAAGGAATTATTTGATCCAGTAACAAACGCAGAGATAACGTATTATATGACCAAAGGCGGAAAAGATTGGTCATCTTGGCCAAACTCAATCGGTAAAGCCAGGAACCTCATATCAGAGTTTCCAAAAGATTAAAAGGAGATGGGTTGCAAAAGATTCAAATTGTTTCTAAGTACCTAACTCTAGCAGAGGAAGGCCTTGTTCCTAGGATTAATTGTCCAATGGATCAGGGCCTTCTTATGCCTAACCTATCAAACGAAGATGAGATATACTTATATTGCCTTTCATGTGATTACAAGAAAACTATTGGAACGGAATATTATGGAAAACTTAAAGAGCACGTCGATAGAAACTGACGGAGGTCAGATAGTAGAAACTGACCAAATGGGTCGAGAGAAATTCTGGGAAGATCTAGGCAGGCCTAATGACTGAGGATAATCAGCCACAAAATTTAGAAGACAACCTTCCAATGGTTAATTATATTATGCTACATAGAATATATGATTTACTCACTATAATATCTAATAAATTAGTGGGTAGCGAAGATACACGAAAAATGATACAATATCATGAACAGGGGTTCCTACTTGGGCCCACCCCTTCTTATTCAGTTGAGGAAAATAAAGATGGCGAATAAAAACGCAATTGTAGAAATTATGGTAGAACAACTTAATATTCAACAGCGTCAGTCGGCAGTAATGCAGAAGCAAGACCTTGTGGAGCTAGAAAAGCACCTTCTGTCAGTTCAAGAAGGATACCGACAAATGTGTGGCGGAATGGTAGATGCTTTAATTGCTCGTGGGGCTATTTCTGTAGATCAATAAATCTTGAATTAGTATACTCTTAGGAGTATACTAATTTTATGTCACCACATGAATTTTCTAAGCAGATGAAAAACCCTTACTTTCAATCAAAGTACTATAGGGAAGAATCCCCTGCTGGGCTAGCGGAAGCCAGAATAGAAGCACGTATAGAAAAAATTTTCTATAAGATATTCTTTTGGAAAAAAAGGAAAGATGCTAAATTTTAACAACAACTTAAATATTGAAAAGCTTCACGAAAAAGAAATATGGGTTTATAGAAATTTTTTAAGCAAGGAAGAAGTATCTGGTCTTTATGAGGTATGCAAAAGCTTAAAGGAAGATGCTTGGCACGGTGAAGGCGGATCTGAAAATACAATTAACTTTTACAATGGAAGAGTCACCGAAGTAATTCCAGAACTGCGATTTGTAAGAGAAAGAATTGCATCCATTGTGCAAGGATATAACGTAACGCCTTCAGAAACGTTTGTAAGAATGTTTGAAAAAGACACAATGCATGAACACGAAGATAGTTGTGGCGAAGAAGGAACTAATGACAGAGATGACAATGGTACTTGTGCTATTACAAAATACGGGTGTGTTGTTTACATGAATGATGATTTTGAAGGCGGAGAATTGTATTACCCCGACCTTGATCTGTCATACACTCCATCAGCTGGAGATCTAGTAATCCATGGCTCAAGAATTACACATGGGGTTGCTGAAGTTAAATCTGGGATAAGATACGTCTATCCAAGCTTTTTATACTAAAGGGATTAATAATGAATAATCTTCAGGCTATTGATGTTATTGAGTCTTATTTAAACAAATGCCTTAATGTTAAAGACGGTAGGTGCAATTTAACTTGGAAACATGAAGACTGTAAAGTCCTCATGGATATCTTGTATGAATTAACTGAAAATGATAAATATAAAGAAACGTCTTGGGAATTTGACCAAAAGCAAACAACTATTTGGGATTAAGTATTGACTTTGAATATATATCATTTTATACTTCATATGTACTGGTTGTAGCATCCCACAGATTAAGCTCCCAGTATAACGTGTAGCAATACACTAGGAAACCCCATTTGGATCCGCCTCCGAATGGGGGTTTTTCTTTGTATCCCTAGAGAGATTCGAACTCCCGACACACAGGGTAGAAACCTGTTGCTCTTCCGCTGAGCTATAGAGATATAAATTAAATTATATCTTATTCCGTAGTAATATACAATGGGCATTGAGGGGTCTAGCACGTAATTAAAATATGGTAGAATTGATGTATGTTCTCAGATAATCCAAATATAATTAAGTACGCTGACGAAGTGTATCTGTATAAAAACTTTATATCTAAAGAAGATGTTGCATACATCAATTCCTTGATGGAACCACATAGAAAAAAAGAAAAAGCATTTTCTACGGACGTTAACACCATAGATTGGTATAACGACAAAGAGGGTCCTCAGATGCCAGAGCTTACAAGAATCTGGGACCAAGTATCTGAATTTTTAGCTCCAGAGTTTGTAATACACCCACAGCAAAATCTTGCTGTAATGGAACCAGGAGATAAGGGAATGTTTGTCCACAATGATAATCCTGGCGAAGGAATGGACGACTTACTAACCCAGGAAGACAGATGGCACACATGCTGTGTTTTATCCTATGGTGTTTGTGTATACTTTGGAGAGTTCGAAGGCGGAGAATTATTTTATCCACACATTCAGTCAGATGGAAAACTTGCAACAGAAGAACATATAGATGACTACCTAGTAGTACCAGTTCAACCAGGGGATCTTGCAATCCACTGGGCTCAATCTCCTTACGAGCACGGAACAAAAGAAGTAACTTCTGGTATCAGATATGTTTACAGTAACTTTTCGCTAAGAGCAGAAAAAAATCCAGGAACTTTCCCAGCATGGGGAACTCAAGAAGACTTAGATAGAAAAGCTAACGGAACGTGGATGAATGTTATCTGCGACAAGCATAAACACTAAGCCATAAAGTATCCTGGCGCCTCTACAACATAATCTATATACGAATACTTTACTCCAGATTTAACTTTTAAAATTTCTATGTCAGTAGGCTTAAATATAAGCAGATCATTTTTTTGCGGGGAGTAAGTTATTCCTAGATCACTAAAAACTATTTCTCCTCCTTCAAAATCTCCTGCATAGTAAGCAAGCAAGTAGGGTATATTTTTAAAATGAGACATTTCCTGAATTACAGATTCGTCAGTAGGTCTACTTCTAATAAAGTTATCATGACTAAATATCCAGTATTGGGGGCTAACAAAATTTATAATATCGCTGTGAAATTGCTTATCAATAAAACCTAAACTTAGCCTATCATTCCACATAGGATTTTCATGGTCTTCTGGCTCATAATTACCGTGAGTTTTCCAGTCTTCTTCTGCCATGCCTGCAAGAATCTCTTCCATCTCGTTGATATTTTCATAAAAATCTTTATAAAGGTAAATATCTTCGCCCAGCAATATTCCAGACTTACCCTTAAACCTTAAATCTTTATCTAACATTTTCTCTAACATAATCCCTCTTTCTGTTTGCTGGACCACCAGGGCTCGAACCTGGGACCTAGAAGTTAACAGCTTCCCGCTCTGCCAGCTGAGCTATGGTCCAATATTTTATAAGTATACTAAATAAAGCCCGAAATGAAAAGTGCGAAAAAAAAGTGCGTCGGCGAGAGAAGACCCATATTCCAATCTGCGGTAATTTCTAGAATATCCTTTATAAGCCTCTTAAGAGGGTTCTAAGGCCCTAACAGGTCGTATTTGGTGGATACACCCCATAGACCCTTAAAAGGGCGGCAGAGAAAAACCTAGCGATTTCCTACAATAGCCAAGATATAATATATACACCCATAAGTACCCAAGATACATAGATTATAGATTTATAAAGTTTAGAATACTTTATCACAATTTATTTTGCTTTCTAATATAAGTCCTAATACGATGACAATTAGAACAGACTATCTCACATTTAGCTATTTCTTCATCAATCTTCTTTTTGGATAGAGTCTTGATCAATTCCATAACATTTGCATGTTTCTGACCTCTTACGTGGTCAAAGTCCATAACATAATATGGGTAGATCAATTTGCAATCCATACAAGCAGTTGAATTCTTAAGATCTCTAATATACTGAGCCAAATAAGACTTCTGTTTGGCTATAGAGAGCTTTTCGGACTTCATCCTAGGTAATACCTACAAGAGTGTCTCATATAGCTTAATTGTAGCAAAGAAAATTCTTAGCTACCCCGCTTTTTTAATATTAATCCTTATTAGGATGATATTCTCCACCTGAATAAACAATACCTGCTCTAGGGGTTAAAGATTCCACTCCATGTTCTGTGCCATATTTAATAAAAACAATATCCCCAGGTTCAACTAAATATTCGTGAGCTTTACCATCCTGATATAAAGTCCACATAGTAGCACCTACTGCTTGCCAATGAATTGTATCAGTAGTATCAGTGTGTCTCATAATTCCACTGTTATTTGCAATCGCTCTATAGTTTTCAGATATAACAAACGTTAAGCATGCTTGCGAAGTTTGATGATCTAAAGCATTTGAAGATGAATCTTCTTTTTCATAGACTTTGCCCATAGCCTTAAGAAATTCTGCTACTCCATTAAAATTAGATATATCGTGATCTACTCCACAGTGCAGGATATAAAATCCTTCATAATCAGATCTATAGTTTCCAGCTGTTTTTGAAAATTCAATATAGTCTAGCATATTCTGCCAGCTAGGTGTTTGCACCAAAGCCTTTTTAAATATCTTATGGTTAACTGCAGGATTTGCTATTGCAGCTTTAAAATCTTCAACTAATTGTTCCATAGTTTAATTATACCCCATATTCTAGTCAACTGCATTATATATGTATACTCCAAGTTTAAGTAAAAGGCTTCTTTTTAAATGACATCCATCATCTGATTCTTCCCAACTAAGTCTATCTACGCCAAGTGCATCAACTATATCAATAACCTTTTGCCCAGAATTTTTTAAAGCCTCGTAAAAAATAGTTTGCTGCTTAAATCTTCTATCAAATGTGTGCCAATCATCTTTGTTATAATTGAACTCGTAAGTCAACTGGTCTATAGCTTGAGGTGTTGGTAGCATAAATACAATATTCAGCCCATCAAAGAATTTAAGTGAAGTATTTACGTACTTTTCTACTACCTGCTCAGCATTCTTATGCTTAGGTAAATGCCTTCTGATATCGCATTCTCCAAAGTTAAGAAGAATCGTTGTGTCGTGCTGTATATTTGATCTATCTACTAAAGTTTCATAATCTAGGGTGTATGCACTTCTACCGCTAAACACTATAGAGTTTGAAAACATGTCTAATTTATACAACCTTGATGCCTCTGATAAAGCAACACCCAAAGCACTAGCATGAGAATCCCCTACTACGGTTATGTTCTTCATTATTTACTCCCGCAAGATTTAATATGATTGCTTAGTGTCATATGGGCAAATCCAGATCTTACTTCTATTTCCCGCCCACATTTATCGCAAGTTACTAGTCGGTTAGATGCCATTGTTTTATTATATACTCTATCTATATTCTAGTCAACTAAGATATATATCTAAGTATTGAAGTATGTGGATCCATTTGTATAATAAAAGTATTTAATTGTGTACTAGCAAGTAACATAGAAAAGTGTATAGCTACAGATAAAATTTTAGATGTTGATGATATTTTTTTCGTTGATGTTAGTATTGCATTCATATGCTAAACTCTTCCTATATATGTTATATGTGTTATATTTTGTATTTTTTGTATTTCTTGTATTTTCTGACCCCCCGACCCCCCTATGGAATTATAACATTATATATTTTCGTATGTCAAGACCTTTGTGTTTTTACTATTAGAAAGTTTATTTCTGACCATATCAGCAAGATTTGCTTTCTGGGTATCGTATCTTAAATTAGTCAACTGGTTATTATTCTTAACATCATCATAATGACAGACTACCTGACCTTTACCAGGTGCACCTACAAATGCCTGCATAACTAATACATGTCCACGAATATTTTTTCTGTTTGACTCTGCGTCATAGAGTTCATACTGGATGTATCCAACTCCATCATTTCTTCCGTTTAAATAGCGATATTCAGATAGATCAGCTCTTTTACCAGTAGCTTTTCTAGGTTTGCCATATCTTTGTTTTTTAGTTCTTACCCGCCCCAAGTTTGATACTTCATACTTGTCTGGTTTAAACGAACCGTTGCGTTGTATAATTTCTGGTACTTCTTTCCATATTTCATTCATCTTAAAATTATATAATATTTGTAGATTCTGGTCAACTACTATTTCAGATTTAGCAAAATGTTAATATATTTTTATGATGTATGATCCAGGGTTTAGAAATGTCCGTTTTGTCTATATAGTGAGGACAGAGACTACCGACTTTGAGCGTGAGTGTGATGCTAATCACAAAAATACTTTTAGAATACTGACCAGTAACCCCCCTATTTGTCAGTCCCCCCTGCTAGGATTATAGTATAAAGAAAATCAAGAAAGGTTCTTGATAAAGAAAGGAAAACAAAATGTTTTCACTAAAATACACAGTAGGCTTAGGCTCTACTACCCTCCTAGTTCCTAGCGAGGAATACGCTAACGAGTATCTAGACCTAGTTTCACAGACTAGAGTTATAGATACAGTAACTCTAACCGAGTTACCTAACTACAAGCCTAGCACTCGCAAGGTTTATGCTACTACTAGAAGTTGGGAGTAATCTAATGAACGATTATCTTGATTATATGGACGAAATCTACGAGGAACTCGTAGAGGAGTTCGGACACGAAATTGAGTCCGTGTGTGACCATAATCACACTAACGCCTAACGGCGTGTCGCTATACAATGTCGGCGTTATGCGCTACAATTCCTACTATAACTACTAACGAAAGAAGAACAGATAATGACAATAACATACTCACTATGGGACGGCGCTCAACTACTAGGCGTTGATTTCAAGGCTACTAGCGCCGATGAAATGAATAAGGTTGTAGCAGACCTACAAAAGGTTTCTAAGGGTGTCGTAGCACACCTACGAAAGGTTGAAATGTAATGATGACTAAATGGGATACTATTCAGGCAGATGTAGCAGACGCTTATGTCTATCTAGAAGAAGAAGAAGCCTATAACAAGGCACTAGCAGAGGGCTTAGACTTACGCCTTAGCGAATACGAAGAAGATGAAATGTCTAAATCACTAACACTAGATTGGGAGTCATACGAATAATGATACCTACAGGATTTGAGTTATCTATAACTAACGAATACGGATTTGAGTTTGATAGTTTCTTAGGGGCTATCTACTTACCTTGGCACACTATTATTCTAACTACCTTGGCGGTAATTGCTTATAAGGTTTATAAAAGAAAGCGGGCTAAGTAATGACTACTAATCGCTTACTAACTACCGCCGTCCAATTACTACTAGCGGGCGTAACTATTCCGCTACTAATCGCCGTAATCAAAGATATAAAAAATGGGGGACTAAATGACTAAGTCACAATTTGAGAAAGATTTAGATATCAAAGATAGTTTTATAGATTTGCTAAATGATGTTTATCCTAGCGTAAAAATCGGTTACTCAACTTTTACACCCGCCGAAATCTTAGAGTGTTGCGATCCCGTTGCGTTTTCTATCGGGCTAATTGAGCACCAAGATTATTTAGCAGAATTAGAAGATGAGACGTAACTCACACTAAAGATACGGCGTGTCGGCTTGACAAAATCGAGCTGGCCCGCAACTACTGCGGAGTCGGGCGTGTCGTTACGAGATTGTTATAAAATTCCCTGAATTCTGCGGCGTGTCGATTTGACAGACAAATCGGACATTTTGATGTGATGCTTATCACACGGCTTGAGCGTCTCACTATTTGGATTTACTGGCTAGTAATGTGAAAATGTCAGTGGGTTCGTGTATAATTCCATACATAACAACAAACGAAAGAAGGTCTGCCAATGGCTACCAAACTATACACAATCGAAAGCCTACTTGTAGG